CTTCTGGGAAGATACCATCAATTTCATTTTGATAATACTTCAAGACTTTTGTTGTGGCATTCCAGGATATAACCCTTCCACGTGCAGTAACGTTTGTACCACCAACAACTCTAGTTTGAGTGATAATTTCGTCAGGGACATAGTTACCTTGGAATGTTGGATTGAATATAACTGCTTTAGTAGCAGAAACTGTAAGATCTGATATCAACTCAGTTGTACCAAACTTAAGGGGATTGGATATTAATCCAATACGACGGTAGTCATTATCAACTGGGAAGTCACCAGCACCCTCATCATATGAGAGTTTAGCGTTAATCATAACTCGGAATGCACCAAGTTCGATAACAGTGTCGCTACCATGACCACCTGGAGGTGGGATGATTACATCGACTTGACCACCTTGACCAGTACCAATACCAGTAATATTGTCAACAGAAATTTTACCAAAGGTATATCCAGTACCACCACTAGTAACAGTAGCAGAAATAATTTTACCTCCATCGACAACAATAGAGACCCTACCGCCAGTACCGTCACCGTTAATAGAAACATTATCGTAAGTACCGTTATTGTAACCTGTACCTGCAGCATTAATAACTACAGTATCAACTTCACCCTCAACAGCATTTGTCTTCACTGCATCATTAGTGAATACAGGCATATAATCGTTCGAGAAGAACTTAAGAACAGATGCAACAGGGATAGTGTACATATACTTCCATCTATAACCATCACCAGTAGTAACAATAGAGGTAGAAGTACCAGTAGGTTCAACCGTAGAAGGTTTTCCGTTAGGATCGCTAGGAGAAGTACCGTTATAGATGCACTTATAAACTTGATACTGAGAATTTACAACGTAAAAGTCAGAGTCATATAGTTTAGTAGCACCAGAAGCAGCAGTCTTACTTGGAGAATAGTCATGTCTATACATGTCATAGGTAAAACCTAATCCACCAGTAGTTTGTTCTGGGGAAACCCAGTCAATTCTACGAACCACCTGAACGGTATCAGAAGCAAGGACTCTCTTCAAAGATATCATGTCATCATAAGAACCCGAAAATTCGGCAAATGAATCTACCGCTTGCGGCGGCGAGTTTTCATTATCCCAAGATTGCGGTCTTCCAATGAACAAATACAGACGATCCCTTGTTGCACCAGCAACAGTGTCGGATTGAGTCGCATCTGGACCTTCAAGAGCCTTAATGAATTTTTGCGCTGAAAAAATTCTAAATTGATCAGTTAATAGAGCTGCCATTTCCTAGTGACTATTGTCCTCTTGTTTATTTATGCCTATTTGGAACGAAGTGTTGCTTGATACTCAATTCTCTTAATTCTATAAGTTGCACCACCGTTACCAACGAGGTTCTCACCACCTAGAATTGCATATGCTTTAGCAGTTACTCCGCTACCTGGGGCAGCAATAGTTACTGTTGGATGTAAGGCATAAGAATTATCAACAGTCTGTTCAATACCATATCCACCATTTGTTATGGTTATAGAAGCAACTTGGTCACCTTGAGTACTCATGACCGCTGTCGCAGTTGCTTGGATATCTCCCGTATTCTCAATTGTTACGGAAGGAGTAGAGCTATAGTTCGTTCCAGAATTCTGTATATAATAATCAACTATAGTTCCTTTTTCTGAGAATTTATAAAGGTATCCTGCGATACCTACATTAACGTCACCTGTATTATATGGAATAACGTCTTTAATTTGAATACTAACTTCTGTAGGATCCCAAGAAACAACTGTTCCTCTAACTCCAGAAACAGAACCAGTTACGATTTCGTTAACACTGAAGTTCTGTCCATTAGCATTATTTGCATCCAAATACATCTTAACCAGTGCAGTATGCTCTACACCGTCTGCAAGAGCACCTGCAGTGCCTACAGTTGCATACTTGAATGGAATACTACCATCCTTAATGTTGTCACCAACTTGGAATAAAGTAGTGTTCTGACCACCCTGAGTTTCTTCAATACCATATAAGGAATCGTATATACCACCATCAAGTGCAATTTGGTTTTCAAATTCAGTACTTGTGTTAATAAGATCAGGAATACCATCTCCTGCTGAAGTTGGTAAAATATCTTGGAATGATCTGTCTGCAATAGTTGTAATTGGTTCTGTTAATGCTGTAATAGTACTTCCTGTTGTGGTAAGAACTGTATGTGGTAAAACTCCAGAACCAGAAGCAGCAGCAACACCAGCATCAAACTGAACGATTGCATCTTCTGTAGAAGGTATACCACCATCAATGAATGCTAATTCATCAATTTCAAATGTTACTAATAGTTCCCTAGTAGCAGAGTTCCAATCATAAACTTTAGCAATTTTATTGTTAGCGTTTTCAACCTTTCTAATAACTTGGTCACCAACACTAAATTGATACGTTGAATTACCTTGACTATCATTCTGTCCAGAGTCAAGAATAAGACGTTGATCATAATTAAAGTTAACACCTCTAGTTAAACCACTAAACTTACCTGCGGCTTTAGAAGTATATGTAATAGTCTCTGTGTTAAGAATAACTGAACCAGATCCAGGATATGCATCAGTAGAATCAACATATATTATTGCATCATTTGCAGTTACATCCTTAACCAAACCAGTTAAGTAGATAGCACCAGAGTTAAATGCCTGTCTTGCTCTAGTCTTACGTTTTAGGTTTACAAGTTTTGTAAGAATTACTTTTGGTTCAGTAGTATATCCATTACCAGGTTCGGTAACAGTAATACCAGTAATAGAACCTTGACTTACTGTTGCAATAGCTTTAGCACCACCGCCACCACCACCAGTAATTAAAACATAAGGAGGTTCTTGATAATATTCACCAGTATTAGAAACAGTAATAGAAGTAATTCTACCTAAAGTATCAATTTCAGCAGCACCTTGAGCATCTTGTCCACCACCACCTTCAAAGATAAGTGTTGGAGGTGTGGCATATTCTCTACCTGCATTAATAAGAGATAAACCAGTTATTGTTTGAACAGTAGGACTTCCTAAAGCACCAGTTCCTTGTCCACCAAGAATTCTTGCAGAAGCAGGACCAAAATAATTATCTCCCATTCTAGTCATCTTAATATAAGAGACTTGACCAGGATTATCAGCACTTAAAACAACATTACCTTCTGCAACAGTTGGGAAAACTGCAGGTAAAGTTGGAACTGTATCACCTTCAAATAAAGGTGCTCCATAGAATCTAGGACCAATAGCATATGGATATATTGGATTACCTGAAGAATCCTCTGTCATCCAATAGCAATAAGTTCCATTAGGATATTCTGGAGTTACAGCATACTTTCCATTATATTGATCAAGAGTTCCTACATCAGCAAGATACTTCCAATTACTTGTAGTTCCTGAAGTATGAGTTGGAGCAGAACCACCTGAAGATATAGCAGCAGTTGCTTCATATATCTTAGAAGCATTTGTTACTGTATCATATTGAGCATATGTTGATGCACTAGCCCATGCAGCAGATTCATCATCAATCCAATCTCCAATTAAATCACCTAAGATATATCCATCTTGAACAGTTCTTACACCATGTCCAGCAGTTGTATATGCAAAGATATAGAGAGCAGTTGGAGCAGTCGGAGGAATAGTAAATGTAACTCCTCTTGTTGTTGCACCATTAAATCCTGAAAGATATGCTGTATATGATACATCAGATCCATCAATCTGATAGGTTACACCTATATCACCATAAAGTACAGAAGTATCACCAATTACAACAGGGTTACCACTATGCCAACCATCTTCTTGTGTAGAAATTAATAATTGCTGACTATCACAACTAGAATCATTACAATTAAATACGTAAGTTTTACCTCTTTCAAAACTTAAAAAGGATGGAGTAGATCCACTAAAGAGATACTTACCACTAGCAATAGTAACTGTATAATTTACTGTTGAAGCAGTAGTAACTATGGGACGACTACCAGCTAATTCTGGTGTAGTTCTAAGTCTATAATCAGGTTTTTGTCTAATTACTGTCCCAGATGCATCATATCCCCAAGGTCCATAAATTGGATATCCATCATAGGACATACCCAAAATCTTAGAGTGACCATCTACATGTCTTGAATAGTCAGGACCAGTAGCATAAAAGTCTGTAGTATAGTAAGTATTAGTAAGAGCTGGAAGAGTGTCAGCAGCAGTATCAAGTTTTATATAACCAGCATCTCCAGTAAATCCAGCAGAGTATGCATGGTTCTTACAGTAATAATAAATGCTTCCAGTTTCATCCGAATTCATTACGAATATCGGTTGCAATTCATTTTCATAATCAGCAGCAGGTGCGTCACTTACTCCACTACTCTTATAGTAAATTGTTCCAGGAGTTGAGTTATTAGGACCATCTGGAGTTGTACTAAATTGTATCTGATGACCTGCATTACTTGAATCTGACTGATCAAGTTTAATTAACCAATTTGCTTTAACTTTAATATTTTCTGGTGAAAAATAATATGCATTCTGTATAAACGGACCAAATTCTGATGCGTTCTCACCAAATTCAAAATAATAAGCACCATTAGTGAAAGTAGTAGGAACTGCACTTACTTTAAATGTAAATCCATTAGCACCTAAACAACTATCATTATTAGCGAAAGCATGATCTGGTGTTAGATCTCTAAGATATACTCTAGTAACGTTATTACTTCCATCTCTAACAACTTTAGAAACTTCTCCTCTTGCATTTCCACCAACTTCATCTACAAGTCTACCAACTTCAACATTACCAAGAGTCTCATCAACCTCTGTGACTTGCAACATAATGTTGTCAGTCTCAACTTTAACTTTCCATGTAAAGTGTCTTAACTTACCCCATTCAAAAACACCATTTGTCGTGGCAAATTCATTAATAGTTTTACTAGAATGATAATACTGTACATTACTTTCTACAACAGTATCATAAGCACTCTTAGATTTTACATTACCATTCTTGACTGCATCAATTTGATGTCCTGGAGGAGCATTACCGTCTACACCCCATTCAGGAGTATGGAGTAAACCTCCATTTGCTAATATACCAGTTACCTTATCTTGCTGTAATTCTCTTGTTCCTGGGTTAGGAACGTCTTTACCACCTCTATAAACAAACTGTTGATTGAATGTTCTATCTACTAATGGACCGCCACCTGGTGCTGCTTCTGCTTGTGTCCAAGTAGGTTTAGGATGATTATCAGCAACAATAGCCAATCTATCATTTAATACTGGAGGAGTTCCAGATGATTGGAATGTTGTAGTTAAAGGTGAATTAGGATGATCTTGGAAGACTCTCTTAACATCAAAAGAAGTAACAATATTAGGAGTCTCTTGTAAAGGTGTGATTTGAAGACGTAGAGGATCATATCCTAGACCTCTATCTAACACACGAACGTGTGTAATTCTACCAGAATCATCATCAATAATAGGATATAATACTGCTGCTCTATCTGGTGTTCCACAACCATTAACAGTCAAACGTGGTGGGTCAGATACAGAGTATCCAGTACCACCATTTTTAACTTCTACCGCACGAACACCAAATACTTCATCAAAAATTGGTTCAATAACGGCACCAGATCCAGGGACAGTTCTCGCCATTTATATTACGTTATAACGTTGATCGTGCCGTTCATAGCGGCATGTAATGTGCATTGATAATAAAGGGTATTAGGAGCACCCATAGGAACTGTCCAATAAAGAACACTCGTTCCACTACCAGATTGACCATCTGTATAAGGAGTTCCTGTCAAACCTTGTGTGCTTTGAATTCTGAAAGGATGAGCACCACCCAAAACAGTGTTATCAAAAGCATAAGTCATACCTCTCATAACATAAAGAGTTGGGTCATTAGTTGCAGAAGCAAAACCAGGTCCAGCAAAAGTAAAGTCTGTGCTTCCGTTGGAATTTAATTCCCACCAAATAAGAGGACTATTTGATACAGTCCAAGCAGTTCCATTATGGAATAAAGACTGTCCCTGAACAATACTACTTACACTTGTATCTGTTAATGAAGCAAAGGTAGAATATATTGTTCCATCAAAGTTAACTGTAACGGTGTCTCCAGAAACAGCAGTGGTAATGTTAGTACCACCTGCAACAGTCAACGTATCACTTGTGCTATTTGCCGTTGTAGATCCTGTGTCACCAGCAACAGTTGCAAATAAGTTTTGTAAACTAGCACCAGCAGCATCATCACCAGGAACAAACTTACTTCCACTAGCACTCCACTTTAAAACTTGTCCATCTGTAGGTGCAGCAGTTGTAATATCAATATCAGTTAAAAGATCAACACTAGAATACTGTGTTAAGATCTTTGCTCTAACATCACCAGCACCACCTGCAGTAATATTAATGTTTACATATGGGTTATCATCACCATCTACAGTAAAGAAATATCCAGTATATGTTGCAGCAGCAGGGGCAGCACCAATATTAGCAAACTCATTCTTATATTTTACTTTCGTTGGCATATCAATAATGCCATCAGTACCATTAAATGTGTTGGTAACACTACCATTTGATATAGTTACGTTTCCAGTTCCGTTAGGAGCAATGACAATATTTCCATTAGAAGATGAAATAATTGAATTGCCTGAAACATCTAATGCAGAAGTTAACGCACTATAATCTGACGGTAAAAAATTCGTGCCATTATAACGCAAGACCTGACCGTTAGCAGGGTTTGTGACACTAACAGTTAATGTAGTGCCGTTACCTAATGCAGTATACAGTTCATTAAAATTATCATTAATCTTGTCACCACCAGCACGGAGGGTATCACCTGTATTATCATTAGCTGCGGTTCCAAGACCTAGTGATTGTTTAGCCATTTCTCGCTATAATTTTTAGTTATTTATGGTGTTTCTGGATCTACTAACTCTTCGCCGTATTGACTTAAGTCAGGAGCAGTCCAATCATCAGGAACAGAAGTTTCAACTGCAATGGTTGGATCCTGATATCCAGTTCCAGCAGCACTCATCTCAACACTAGCAACACCAACCAGTGCTTTAACATTACCTTCAAAACCAGAGATAGAATCAAGTCTAACTGTAGGTCTAGAAGTATATCCAGAACCACCTGATGTGATCTGAACATCTCTAATAAATCCTTTTTGAACTATTGCAGTTCCAGCACCATCCTTACCGAAGACGGATCCAAGATAGTCGTATGTAATTAGAGAGTTGGAAGATTCAATAACAGCAACTTCTCTATCTGCAGTTTCACCTTGTATATCTATGAAGTCACCAGGTTCAATTGGTGGTACCACTTCAGCAGCGTCAACGTCTGCCTCAGAACCAACATATGAGAATGCAACGAATGTTGATCCTACACGAGGAATCTCAGAGAAGATTATTCTAGAACCAACCAATTCAAAACCAACGCCTGGTTCCTGTATAACACCATTGAGTGAAACAATAATATTATTTTCAGGTCTGATGACAGAAGATTGAACACCATCCGTAAGCGTTAGTGAGTAGAATACATCATTACGCTTAAGGTTGAATGATTGACGTAAAGAGTCAAATTCAAATGATATATCATCTAACTGTCTCATTTTACCTACGTAGAATCCTGTGAAGGATGCACCTAGATCTGGTGCTTCAGTAAACTGAATCTGGTTAGAGAACGCTGTATATGCGTTAGTTCCACCTGGAGGTTGTAGAATACCATTAAGGAATATCAACATATGACCTGCGGGATCAGGTAGATATGATGTTCCATTACTAATCGTTAATGGGAATGTAGTTGTTGTTCCATCAAATCCCTTGAATGCTCTCTTAACACGTCCCTTAAGATCTGCCTGTCCAACGATTGCTCCCTTGTAAGAGTTTGGACCTTTAATGGAATCCTTAGCATCAAATGATCCTGCGACATTTGTGAGATATATTCTCTTATTAAGAGCAATATCACGAATATCTTGAACTAATCCAGCACCTGCACCTGCAGTAGTTGTGACAGTAGTTACGGTTGCATATCCTTGTGGGAATGATAATCCACTTCCATAATCACCAACTATATCAGTTGCAACAATCGTTCCTGCGACTGGAGTTATATAGATGAAGTTATTTGCTACATCAACTTCAGTAATAACTGCGTATGTACCTGTCTGTTGGATACCACCAACAACCTTATAGAGTCTATTACCCTCTACAAATACATTCAGACTGTTAAGAATACTAATACCGTATCTTACATATCCAGTAGATTTAACTGTATCACCAACCTTAATATCAAGACCAGCAATCTTACTTACATCCAGATATATTCTAGAAGATTCTGGATAAACAACTGCAGTTCTTTCAAATGTTCCTGTTAAACTTTCAGTATCAACTGTAAGTGTTCCACCTGTATTAGCAGTAACAGCAGCTTCGTTCTTCAGGAATCCTGTTGGAGTTGCTGTCTTAGTGCTTGTATATCCTTTGAATGGAATATCATTAGTAAATTCACCCTTAAGATCAATAATATGAAGTCTATTTTCAATAGCACTAATCTGAGCAGTTGTTGAGTTTTCATCACCTACAACGTTATCAGTAATCGCCCATGGACCTGCGGTTACCTTAACATCAAGATACTTGTAATTATCATCTGAATAGAAACCGTATACAACACCAGTAATAGAAGAATTACCTTGTTTCTTAACAACTTCACCCATAGTGTAAGGACCATCAGTGATATCACCATCAATACGGAATCTCTGGTAAACTTGTACTACCTTACCTGAATTTTCTGTAACTCTTTCTAGTTCAGCATGTGCGTCACTTTGTATTCCGTAAATATGATCAGCATTTCTTAATCCGCCACCTAAACCAACAGGTATAGTTCTAGTTCCATACTTCTTAGTAGGAATAGAAATTGCATTATTTAAACTTATAGTTGCGTAGTAAGCAGAACTGTCTAACTGATTACGGATAATATTCAAGTTATTTCTGACCAATCTTTCAATTGAAACATACTCATAATCTCCAGCAGCAGTAGCATCATAGTACTCATAGAATGTTGCACTAGGAGAAGGTGACTGATTAGACCCATTAAGAGCTCTAGACATATATGTCTGTAACTGATCTAATGTGTAATTCTTAATGTTGTATTCTGTATCAGCATAGAATAACTTACCAGAAGCAGATTGATAAGGATCAAGAACACCCTTAAAGAGTTTTAGACCCCATCCATATACACCAGAACTTCCATCTCCAGTGAAACTTGCCTGTCCAGTAGCATTTCTTACAAAGATTTGTGTGCGGATCTGAGCAAAACCGAAGGAGAATGTGCAAGTAATGTATCCTCTATACCATCCATCACCATAAGGAATTGCACCAAAGGCATCAACAGTAACTCCATTTCCAGGAGTGAAGATAGATCCGACAGTTCCATCAGTAGTATTAAGATCAAAGAATGCTAATTGCTCAGCTGCTCCACCAGTATCAAGACCAAACTGAAGACGAACTCTACTAAATTCTCCTTTCTTCAAGAATACAGAGAATGTATATTGCTGAGATTCTTGTGTTCCAGTAGCACCTTCGTCAAATTTCTGACCTGTAGTATCCCACTTAATAGTTCCATCATCAAATGTATCATAAGCACTAATAGTAAAGTTCTTATAAGTAAAATGCTCTCCAGCAACAGCACTACAAACTAACTTATCTGCAGTTAAAGTAGTATCAGGAGAAGTAAGATTATCAAGAACCTTAGTAATTCCTGTATCTGTCCAACCAGCAGCATTGAAGTTTTCAGGACTTGGGAAGATGTTAGTACCAGCAATCTGACCCTGAACATTAGAGGTTATTAATCTAGCACTAGCAATTGCTTTAACGTTAGTAGGTGTTGTATACCAATCATATGGAGAACTTACACCATTAGCAGAGATAGTAGCCCATGCATCAGAATCTACACCAGTTAGAGTATTTGTTGGAACCCAATGATGAACATCAAAATCATCAACATATAGAATTTCTTGCTCACCATCCCATTCAAGAACAGTTGCCTTACCACCATTACTAGAGATTACAGTTTCACCAACAACAAATTCTCCGAGTGAACCTTCAACGTTAATTGTATAACCAACTTGTGTCTTAGAAAGATCGGTAGTAACAATGTCATGGCAGACATTATTAACCATTTCATCAACAAATGTATTGTATGCTGTAGTCCAAGCACCAGCACCAAACTGAGCATTAACAAGTGAATTTAATTCTTGCTTATAGTAGTTTTGGTTAAAGAGAATGTTCTTACCAGCACTTCTACCAGCAACACCAGCAGGAGCAAGCATTTCAACTACAACATCAACAAGATCACGGAAATCGTAAATTACATCATTAATATTTGTTGGAGTTAATACATCTCTGTATGCAGTTTCATCTGTATGAATAGCAGCATATTGTTGACCTGTTACAGTAGCACCATTATCATAAAGAAGATTGTTAAGTGCCTTCTCACCCATCTGCTTGATTTGCTCCATAGCATAGATCGTTCCTAACAACTGATCTTCAATATGATCAAGTTGTAAAGTAGCAGTTATATACTTCTCAATAGCAGCAATTGTGCTATTATTACCACCTGTTTGTAAGTCAGAAATAATTCCTTCAATAACATATCTAATATCTCTCTGACATGTTACTTCGTTAGGATATGTTAGAGCAACGTAAGAAACGTTATTTAATGTATAAGTGAAGTATGTTGATGTAAGACCAGTGATTTCTTCAGCAATATACTTTCTGTTAAAGTGAAGTCTATCAGCACCGATTGCATAATCAGAACCAGTAGGAGCAATAATATCATTAACTGTTGTAATTAAAGTATCAATTGCACTTTGAACATTTGCACAATTTCCAGGAACTGAAACGCAGTTAGCAGTAGAAGAAACGTATGTATGAGCAGCAAGGTTACTAATAGCACCTTGTCCACCGTTAACATTAACAGTAATTGTAGTTGCAGTAACTGCAGTGATTGCAAGATTAGCGTTGTATGCATAGTCTGCACCACTGGTTGTACTTGCACCAGAGGATCTTGGATATGTCTTATTAACAACTCCACTACCAGTGTTACATGAGAATGTAAGTCCATTCTCAGCAATTGTTATCATTCTTCCAATAGGAAGTGTATGTGAACCAATAGTTAATACTAAATCACCGCCAGTTGGATCATATGTTGCACCAGTTACACTAAACTGTGTTCCAGTAGCATCATTGGTAATACCCCAATCACCAACTACGATATTATCTGTATTATCATCTGTTAGATCACCAGTTATTGCTTGTTTTAGATAAAGTGCTAAACGCTCATGAACATAAACTGACTGAGCAATTTGTAAACGAATATGTTGTAGTTCACCACCAGTTCCAATGTAGAAATTAGCAGCAGTAATAGTATCTAAGTTACCACCATGTTCTAAATCATTTGCTATACCATCTACAACTAATCCAAGGTCTTGCTTACAACGAGTAGTACCATCTGTAGATGTTCCACCAGCATTTCTAGGCATATCCTGAGCAAGATCAGGATAACGTTGTAGCATATCATATGCTGCCTTATCTACAATAGCACCTCTATTTCTGCGAATTAGATTAGCAGCATCACGATAACGATAGTGTGTATCAAGATCAATCTGATTAGAGTAAACTAAATCTGTAGATGCATTATGATAAGAAAGATCAAATGGAGTCTCCATATAAGAGTCAATAAGTCCACCAAGGAACTTAGTTGGAGGTGTTACCTTAGTAACTGTTCCCAAATGATCAACAGGAGTTGCTAATGCGCCATTCTCTAAAGTATCAGTTAAAATATCAATTAGGTTAGCTGACGTTGATACAACATCTGCACAATCAGTATTACTGTAATTAGACTTCTTAACACCACCTGTTGTTGCAGATATAAACGTATGTGCATACTGATCTTTTGCTGCAGCAGCACCAACATTAATAGTAAAGGTATTAGTATCTTTCTTAATAATTGGTAGAATTTGCTTGAACTTAGGATCAGTTGTGCGAGGATACTTAGCTTGTTTCTCGTTATTATCCTTAGTGCAAGTAAAGGTTAATGCTTCCTTATCAATATAAACTGAATCACCAGCAATTGTAATACCATTAGTTCCTGCAGATACAAATGTATGAGTGTAGTTACCACCAGTGCTTATTGAATTAGTAACACCAGATGAGAATACGTGATTATAATTACCACCACTATTGCATATAGATCTTGTAACAGCAGTAGAAGTTGCTTTAACAAATTCGTGTGTATAGTTACCACCAGTAATTACTGCATTTGCACTAGAAGAAACGAAGATGTGATTTGTAGTATTAGATGAAGGAATTGTAGAAAGAACCTGAACTGTAATAGATGACTCATCAGCTTCAAGGATTTCAATAGGAGCATCGTAAGAACGATCCTTCTTCTGTGTAACTCCACCAGTAGTTGCAGATACAAATGTGTGAGCATCAGTGTTAGTAGAAGGTGCTGTATCTAAAACTTGGATATTGAATGTGTTTGTAGTTACACCAGAAATCTTAACCCACTTACCGCTAATTGGGTCAGTAGATCTTGGATAAGATTTTTGAGCAGCAGTACCTGAAGCACCACCAAAAGCACAACTGAATGTAATTGAATTATCTGCCATCTTAATCCAATCACCATTACCCATTCCATGACCAGCAACAGTAAGTGTCATAACACCTGTGCCAGTATTATAAGCACCGTCAGTTACGGTGTGGGTTAAAATAGTAGATCTTGGATATGAATGATTTGTTGCATAAGAATCATGAGCACACTTGAATATTAAAGATTCTGTTGCAAATTTAACGCTATTACCAACAGCAAGATTATGATGACCAATGGTAAGTTTCATCTTACCTGTTACTGGATTATAATCAACGTCAGTTGGTGTGAAATTCAATGTTGGTGTAGTTCCAACATTAACATCATATGTATTAGTTGTTACATTAGAAATTGTTAACCATCTACCACTTACAGGGTCTGTTGCACGTGGATAAGTGTGTAATGAGGAATCATCACCCATTGCACATCTAAATGATAATGAGTTATCAGCAATCTGAACCTTATCACCATCTCTCCAACCATGTGCTGCTTTAGTAAGACTTAATACACCTGTAGTTGGTGTATATGTTGCTGCAGTTGGTTGATGCTGATAAGTTGATAATCCAACCCATGTATGAGCATCAGTATTGGTTACATCCTTACCATTTAAAGCATTAACAGTGATTGTAGTACCTGTGACAGCCTCAATAGGAATTGCACGTCCCATCATAGGATCGCCTTCAATAATACCAGCAGATGTAGCAGATACAAATGTATGAGCATCTACGTTAGTAGAAGGAATACTATCAAGAACTTTAACATCAAATGTAGTTGCAGTTACGTTCTGAATGAATAACCATCTATTACTTACTGGGTCAGTTGAACGTGGATATGTCTTATTAACTTGACCACCGCCACCAAATCCACAACTGAATGTCAATGAATCGTCAAGAAGTTGAATTGGTGTACCAGGAACCATTCCATGAGCAGAACTTGTAGTAATACTCAAAATACCTGTATTAGGGTTGTAAGTAGTTCCAGCGGCTGCTGTATGTGTTGCAGCTTGATGTCTTGGATAAGTCTTAGTAACTGCACCGCCACCACCAAATGTGCAACTCATTTGTAATGAGTCAGAAGCAAGTCTAATTGTTGAATTCGCCTTGCTCATACCGTTTGTTGTAGCAGAAACGAATGTATGAACTGTTATGTTACTAGATGGAATAACATCCAATACCTGAACATCAAATGTATTAGTTGTTACATTTGAAATTGGCATCCACTTATTGTGCATTGGGTCAGTAGCACGTGGATATGTATGGTTACCTGCTCCATGTGTGCAAGTAAATGTTAATGCATCTTGAGCAAACTTAACTTGTTCACCATTAGAGAATCCATGACCAGCAAGCGTTAATGTCATTACACCTGTAGATGGCACATATGCTGCACCAGTTACTGTGTGAGTTGTAGGAGCAGGTAAACTATGTGAACCAATGGTAAGTTCTAATGCACCAGATGCAGGAGTATAAGCACCTGTTGTTGGAACGAAATTCTTATTAGGTGTTGGACCAACATTAACTGTAATAGTATTATCACGCTTAACTATTCCCTTCGGAGTTGCAGATACAAATGTATGGTCATATCTGTCGTCTGTAGAATTAGCAGCACCAACATTAACAGTAAATGTATTTGTAGTTACAGCACTGATTCTGAGCCATCTACGAACATATGGATCAGTCTCTCTAGGATAACTATGAAGAGTTTGATTACTATCTTTCTTACAAGCAAATGTTAGAGAATTATTCTCAATTCTGATTTGATCATCAACTGCAAATCCATGTGCAGGAACAGTGATAACCATTGCACCTGTAGAAGAATTATAAGAAGCAGTTGTTGCTGTATGCTCAGATCCATCGTTGTAGATTGGAATAGAAGTACTAGCAACAGGATCATCACCTCTAGGATAAGAGTGAACAGTTGCATAACCATCCTGAGAACATGTGAAGGATATAGCATCTTTAGCCATCCTTATCGTCTCACCAGATCTTACAATTCCATTAGGAGTGCAGAACTTGAATGTATGAGCAGTTGTGTTAGAAGAAACTCCAACATTAATACCAAATGTATTGGTTGTTACATTAATAATCTTGATCCACTTATTGAAATATGGATCTGTAATTCTTGGGTAAGCATGTCTAGTACCATGACTATCTTGAGCACATGTGAATACCAATGCACCCTTCTCAACCATTACTCTATCACCAACATAGAATCCATGATTAGGAATAATTGCACCAGTAGCAGAATCAACATACTTATGAGTGTAGTTACCACCAGAACTGATTCCATTAACTCCTGCTGCAGTCCATGTATGAGCAGTTGTGTTAGAAGAAATACCAACATTAACAGTAATTGTTGTTCCTGTTACAGCAGTAACTGGAATTGAAGTTCCTTGGAATGGATCTCTCTTCTTAAGGAATGAACCAGTTACAGCATTATTAAATGTATGAACTGATGTATGAGTTGAAGGAACACTATCTAAAACTTGAACATCTATTGTATTTGTAGCAGCAGCTTCAATAACCATCCACTTACCACTCATAGGATCGCCAGGACGTGGATATGAGTGAATGCTATTGTTACCATCTTCAGCACACTTGAATGAGATTCCATTATCAGCAATCTTCATTACATCATTTGCTTTCTTAACACCATTTGTGACAGCAGAAACAAATGTATGAGTATAGTCTCCAAGTTCAGATGCACCTACAGGGATATCAAATGTGTTTGTAGCTGCAGCAACGATTGCCACCCATTGACCGCTTATTGGGTCTGTAGCACGTGGATAAGCATGGTTAGTAGCATTGGAATCCATTGTGCAACTAAAGGTAATTGCACCGTCATCTAACTTAACCATATCACCGACCTTAAATCCGTGAGATGACTTGGTAAGTCTCATAATACCAGTGTCAGCATCATAAGTTGCTGCTGTTGGTGTAGTTGTGCTTGGACCTGACATGCCATGACTGTTAATAGTCATTTGCATGATACCTGTATTTGGATTATAGGTAGCACCAGTTGGAGCAGCTAATGGATCTGTAATTGCTCTAGGATAAGTATGACTTGTTTGATCGCTATCTTCTGCACAAGTAAATGTTAATGAATTATCTGCAATTCTTATACTATCATTAACAGCAATGCTATGAGATCCAATAGTAAGCTCCATAACACCAGTTGCAGGAGTATAAGTTGCACCTGTTGCTGTGTAAGATACGATAGGTGTTGTTCCAACATTAACTGTGATTGAAGTTCCTGTTGTATCTGTAATTTCAAGATCAGCATTGAATGCTGGATCACCGTCTCTTGGATAAGCATGAACAGAACGATGTTCATCCATTGAACATGTAAAGAACAATGAATTCTTAGCAATCTTAACCTTATCACCAATATCAAAGTTATGAGTACCAATAGTCATTACCAAATCACCTGAAGCAGGATCATAGGCAGCACTATCAACATCAATATTATTACCAATGGTAATAGTCATTACACCGCCAGCTGGATCATATGATGCATTAGAAGCAGTATATTTACGACCAGTTCTTAGGTTATGCTTACCAATATTCATTGTCAAGAAACCAGTTTCTGCATTATAAGTTCCTGCAGATGGTGTGTAATTTACTGTTGGAGACTTACCAACATTAATATCAAATGTATTTGTTTGGACGTTAGAAATTTCTAACCAACCTTGAGCAGCAGGATCATCAGGTCTTGGATAACTCTGATTAACTGTATTACTATCAGAGGTGCAACTCATTACAATAGAGTTGTGATCTAACTTAATTCTTGTGCCATTTGCAAGACCATGACCTGACTTAGTAAGTGTTAATACACCTGTTGAAGCAACATATGCAGCATTAGTTGCAGTAATTTGTGTTTCAGCATTCAAACCATGACTTGCAACAGTCAAGATCATATCACCTGTAACAGCATTATATGTTGCTGCTGTTGGTGTCAATGCTGTTGGTGAAGTACCATCAGACTCAGTAATGCTAGTGTCAAACTTCTGTTTAAGACCATGATCACCTTGAACTTCCCAAGGTGTATTTGTCAAGATATACTTGACTATTTGCTCTAATTTATCGTAAGTATAAACAACTTCATCAACTTCGTTAGTGACAAATTTCAGTGTAACGGGAGTAGTTGTTCTATCAATGTAGTAAGAAGATGCATCCCAAATCTTATTATTACCACCATTACGGAGGTCATAAATGATAGCAGTCAATACATCACGAACATCATCTTCACAATCAACTTCACTACCCTTAATTGTATGATGAGGATGTCTTCTCTTAAGAATGAATACTACTTCTTGAGCAAGGAATTCTTTATTGAGCTCAATTAAATCTGCAGCATTATAATATCTGTTTGTTTTATTAACATATCCACTAGGAGCATTTGCAGAAGAACGATGAGTTGCACGAATTGCATCATTATTGAAGTATTCTCCATTTGTAAAGCTCTCACCACCAGACCAGTCTTCAACCCATGTCTGAGCATCAGCACCATCATAATGGAGTAATAGAACAGTATTTGAATCACCTTGATGAATACCAACTAGAGGAGTGAAGTTAGCAGTATAACGGTTAGTATTTGATACTCTTACTTCATCAACATGACCATTGAATCCATTTGCACCAGCAACATCAGCACCGATTCTAATTGGTTTAGTAGCTCCATAGTTATTGTTATCGGTATAATCAGAACCAACCTTAGTTCCATCTACATAGAGTTTCGTGGTTGTGCCACCCTTAACAACAGCAATATGATGCCAAGTATTTGCAGCAAGAGTTCCACCACTAGCAACTACTGAACCATTAACATAAAATTCTAAAGCAGCATTATTCATCTGAAGCATCGGTGATACTTCAGTTGCTGCAGTTCTAAAGTCAATTATAACTTTGGTTCCAGAGACGTTAGCAGGACGAACATATGCTTCAATAGTAAATGAACCAGTTGCAAGTCCAAATTCTGTAGATGTAACAATATTAGTGTAATCACCTGTGCCATCACATAATAGTGATGCAGTACCAAATTTCTTCTGAGCAGTATCTAACTGAGCATTTCCAGTAAATGTAACTGCATGATAATCTTCACCAGTAGCCTTAGTTCTACCTATCTTACCAATATAAACTGTTTGACGTGCTTGGTTATATCCTATAACTTCTGCCTTAGTATCACGAGTTCTTATAATTTGTCCAGCACTAAAGAATCCATCACCTTGAGGGAGTGTATAAGTTAGTTTTCTTACCTTTCCACTTTCTCCAGCAGTAAACTCACCAATGTTATTACCATATTCAAGTTTATAGTTACGTATGAATTCGTTTTCTGCAAATGCACCAGTTGCATTATCATATGGAACTACATAATTGTTAATTCTTTCATTGGCAGGGAATTCTGCGTTAAATGCTGTGCTAGAAAGACCATCAGTAATATTAGTATCAGTAAACTTAACGATACTTACCTGAGACTTAGAAATATCATCTAAGACTTGGTTTGGATAAGTCTGAGAGGCAATTCTGTTGAATAATAGACCAAAGAAGGATGAACCTGCAGATATATTAACCTGACTAATTGCTTCATTAGTAATAGGATCTGTGTATACAGCAGTAGCAGTAACTTTTGCTACTACCCCAGATTTAGCACCGATAATATAATCATTTAACTGAATATCAAATAAACCAGGAGTTGATTGGTAAGTACCAGCAGTCTTACTTAATGTTAGAGCAGTAGTAACACTAATATCTGTTCCATAAACAGGAAGATCTTCTTGCTGAGAAACAGCAGCAGTTCCATCTTGTGCTCTTGTAACATTTAAAGTTGTAGAGTCAGAACCCTGTGTGATACTGTTAACTAGGAAAATTTCAGATCCAAACTGATACTTCTTAGTTGCAGTGAATGTTCCAACAGGAACTACAGCATCTGCAGCACTATTATCTGTCTTATATGCAACAACTTCAAAATCAGTTGTAGATGGACCAATTGTGTAACGAAGTTGTGCCAAAGGTGTTTCTTGACCAGTTGCCAAGTTGATTTGCTCAACTTTTGCAGTATCTGAAGTTAAGTTAGTAACTGTCTCACCGTACTGGAACAATCCAATGTTAGAAACATCACTTTGAGTCGCAATATTAGCATTAAATCCAGTAGCACCAACAGTTACGTTTTCACCTATTATAAAGGTTCCTTCTGTAATGAAACCATCAATTACGTTACCAACAACAGAAGTTACGGTTAATCTAGCACCAGAAACTGTTCCAACTAAAGCATTACCAACACTAGGGAAGATACCGCTAATATTAGTAAATGTGTTAGTCTTAGTTGCTTGTTGAGAAATTGTTATGTTTACATACTTAACACTTGCTGGTGGTTGAGGTGGTTCACTGAATACAACAGAATCACCTTGAATACTGAATGATGTTCCTGGGTTTTGAACAACACCATTCAAAACAATCATTAACTGATTGGCATTAGCAACAACGTTAGTTTGATTAACTTGTAGAGGGAATGATATTCTTTCACCATCAAATAAGGAAGAAATATCATCTAATCTTTGTACAACAGAAGTTAGAATGTTCTCAGAAGACGTTAATCTCTTCTGACGGAACAGAACTTCAGTATTATTAAATTCTGAGTAAATTGGTTCAACTAGAGCAAAACTCTGTATATTGGGAACAATTGCTTCTCTTGCAAGTTCAACAGACTTTGTAAGTTGGAAATCAGTCTCTTTGTTTGGAATTGAACCATAATCTGAAAGGTTCAACTCACCAAATACCTTAAATGATGCAGGATGAACGTTCTTAATTAAAATCTCTTTCCAATCACTAATAGAAACAGCAGACTTAACAGCATAGGAGAAGTCCTGATAATAGTAACTATCTTGAATCTTCTGAATAATTTCGGAAGGTTTACCAACGTCATCAATGAATTGACCAGTAGTCTTAGTGATAGATCCAATTTCTAGAACACCTTTAGCGATGTTTAGATCACTAATAGTACCTGAAGACTTAGAGATAACACCAGTTAATTTCTGAGTCTCTGCAAATGTTCCTGTATAATCAACAATCTTAAGAACTCTAGGTCCAACTTGCCAACCTTCATTAGTTGAAACGTATCCAGTTGCAGTTGCAGAAGCAAGTGAATCACCTTGATAAACAAGTTCTCCTTCTAAGAAGGTAGAAGTGATAACATTAGCAGAAGCACCACCACCAAATGATTCTGTCAATACCTGTTGACGACCTGTTCCAGCATTGGTGAATGTTAAAGCATCACCCAATTCAGCGTTTGCAGCAGTAATCGCTACTTTTAATTGATCATTTTCTAATGAATTTGCTGTTCCAGTAATAGCATAATAAGTTGTTGTTCCGTTAAGACGACCAGTAGCACCAGCAGCAAGTGGGAATTCAGCACCAGATCCAGTATCAACTACATTTAATGTTATAGCAGATCCATTTGCAATACCATGAGGGAAGGCAAATTGTAGTAATCCTAAGTCAATGTTAATAACATAGTTAAAGGAAGATCTTAAGGAAACAGTTGGTGTAGATGAATATCCAGCACCAGGATCCTTAACAATCACCTGATCTAATCTACCGTTCCTAATTGTTGCCTCAGCTAGAGCACCAGATCCACCACCACCTGTAATTACAACAGCAGGTGCTTGTGAATATCCAGAACCTGGGTCAGTAATTGTAATACTGTCTAGAATGGATGTTGATGTGAGTTGTGCGTTAATTGGGAACGTAATTTCAGGACGTAAAGTATAGTCATGAGGATAATCATATCCAAAGTTATTATTCTTAAGTTTCTTGATTTTTCCAACGCTTGTCCCCTGAGTAAAGATAGATGCTTCTGTTCCATTTGAAGGAATAATAACATTCAATACAGCACCAGATCCAGTTAATCCAGATCCTAATATACCAGATATAGCTTCAATATCAATTGTTCCAGAAGTATATCCTTTACCTGGAGAAGTAACAACAACATTATTAATTTGACCTGGAATTACAGTTCCCTCATCATCAGTTCCATCAGCAACTGTAATGCTAACTAATCCACCTTCGCCATCACCTGCAATAGGAACTCCAGTGTATTCTCCTACAGCATATTCAGTACCTGGTGTTTCAATTTGAACTCTTTCAATAACCCTTGTGGAGGTAATACCTGTAACAATAGGAAGTTTAGTGTAAAAACCACCTGGATTAACAATACGAATATTTGATATAGCACCAACTGCTTTAACAGAACTTGTACTATAAGATGTTTGTGTAATATCAGCAGCACCTTCTGGTTCATTCAATAGAACAAACTTAAATGTATCTGCACCTGTTGTAATGGTTGCACCAGAGATAGAACTAATGGTAAAGGTTCCCTTATAAGGAGAATCAGTAACATCCAGATAACTACCTGAAATAACAGGAGAATCAGCATCTGTAGTTCTAGATGGATCAAAATAGTAAGAAATATTAGTTACAACATTTTCGTCAACCTTCAGTTTAACTGTAGGAGTAGTAATACCTTGACCTGTTACACCTGGAGTTCCAACTCTTTCAATAGAGTTAAAGGAATACTCTAGTTTGTATAGGTTATCCTTAGCAAATGATAAGTTACCACCAACAAGTGAAGAATGACTTAGGTCAAACAAATATTGGTGACCATAATACATCTTCAAAACAGGAGACTTAACAAATATGCTTACATTAGCCGCTGTTGTAGCAGGATCAGTGACAGCAATAGAATTAAGTTTATAAGTGAATTCTAGAGGACTTACAACAGTATCAACTGGGAATGATCCATCATATTCATCATAAGTTGTAGCACCAACTTGCTGAGATGGGTTACCATCAACAAAAATCATTTCTCCTTTCTTGAGATAATGACTTGTTCCTGTAATTACATAAACTTCATCACTATTAGCAACAGCACTTACTTGAAGAACCTTAGTTAAGTTTGCAACTAAAGTGATCTTAAGAACACCAGTTAATCCAGTAATTTGTGCAGTAGTATATGCAGCATTGAATGAAATATTACCACTAGCAATTGTAATAACAGATCCTACAATATAAGCTGATCCACCAGCAACTTCATCAATTCTGATTGAATAATCCGCATCAGCATAAGGTTTGAACTTGCTAAGTTCATCCATATTGTTAGAACCACCTTCAGGATGATTGAAGTCGTTTAAATCAATATCAAAGGTTCCAGGTGTGGTATTGTTTATCTGAGCGAAACTATAAGACGTAATTTCGTTAATATCATTAGGAATAGGTCCAACAATACCATAAGTGCTCTGCTCACTAAATTGAACAGTACTTAATGTACCAGTATTAAGATCATTAGACCAAGCATTATTATTGATAGCAAGATATACCTGTTTATTGTCAGCATCCTGTTTAATGATATAACCGCTATTAATAAAGGTGCTTCCATCATAAAGTTGTAATTTTGCGTTATTAGTAAAGGTAAATGACTGGTTTAACGTAAGTTTCTGAACATTGTCAATCTTTACTGTATTTGTAACTTTAAAGTAGTATCTGTCTTTAACTACAGCAGATACAGATAACTTCTGAGAACCTGGAGAAGGAACTGTAGCAGTTCTAGAACTCCAAATATCTTGAGTGTATGTTAATGTTTCAGTATCCTGAGACATCGTTGTAGTAGCATCATCAAAGTCAAGAGACTGGAATCCTGCTTCTGCTAATCCAAGTCCTGTTGATGCCATAGTAAGTGTAGAACCAACTACAGGAGATACATTAGCTCTAATAAATCCTAACTTAGTATTGGTTCTTTCAGTAAATGTTCCAACTCTTACAGCATCAGCATTCTTATCAATCTTAATACCCCAACCAACATAATCAATGTAATCATACTTGTTTAAGTGAGTTGTGAACCAAGCATCATCTACCCAATCAAATGCAAATCCAAATGTGTTATTTGAAGGTGGTACACCTGTAACATCAGTAGGAACTGTAGGAGTTACTCCTTTATTTCTTAATCTTATGTTATCAATATAGAATTGACCTTGCTTATTCTGATTAAAGTCTGCAGCACCAGATCCCCAACCAACTTGCTGACCAAAGTAAAGATCCTTATTCTCAAGTTGTGTGCTAGATTGTGTTCCACTAATTACCTCAACACCATTAACATATACTTTAAATGCAGTACCAATCTTAGTTATCGCAACGAATTGCCAAGAATTGTTATAATACATTGTAGTCTGAGTAGACTCAATTGGAGTTGCTGTGTTTAATGCAGTACTGCTATTCGTAACAGCAAATTGCAACTTACCTGACGAAATATCATATCCCAACCATAAACCACCAGTGGCATCTTGAGCACCACCAATAGCACAAAGAGTTTGACCTGTCTGAGATAATGTTTGAGATGTAGTAGAATCTTTATAAATTTGGAATTCTAAAGTCCAATCACCACTTAACTTAGTCTTTAATTGAGTCCCAGTTACTTTTAGATGAGAATTGATCCATGTGCTATTAGATCCTGCAGGATTATATCCCAAGATCTTAGCAACATTATCTGCATATGTAATTGAGTTAGTAGTAGAAGTAGATGTAAGTGTATAATGACCTGTTACATCTGTCTGTTCATTACCTGCAAAATCGTATACAAACTCATTTCTATTCCAAGAAGTCTGACCAAATACATGAACATCAGCAGACTCATCAATAGCCATTCCATAAGCAGTAATACCTTCAATATTATTAACATTGAATACATTAGTAGAATGCTCTTTTAAGAGACCATTATAACCAATCTTAAGTGTTTCTACAGTCTTCTCACCATTAGAGGTTGCACTCTTATTAATAATAACATTAAGATCACCAAATAAATCAATTTCACTCTTAGAAGCAGCAGTAATTGTTCCAGCAGAGATAAGATAACGATAATTCCAGATTAAATCTCCAGTAAGATCAACTTTACCTACCCAGAAACTATCTTTAGTTGTATTATTACTCTTAAGTCTTAAAGTTGCTGTTAGATAAACTTCATCAAATTCATCAATAGCACAACTTGAATCTAAGAAAGAATAAAGAGTATTACTATAATTTTTAACATAATCAACAGTAATTGCAGTAGTACCAACTGTTGCTTTACCAAATCCAACGTCAACTGCAGTTGCTGCTTGAGTTGCTGCAATTTCTAAAGAGAAATAGATATTTGAACCTTTAACGATTAATCCAGTAATCTTTTCAGAACTAGATGTAGAAGCAACCTTTCTCTTAAGTGCGAAATTACCAGTAGTATCAATTAGAGCAATATAAGCATCATATGGGTTTGCAGAGTTAGTATTAGTATAACCACCAATAACAAACCTAGTATCTGAATACTTGGTAATAGCAGTTACATTATCAGAACGAGTAGAACCAGAAATACCAGCATATGCCTTCTGGAATGTAAGTGTTGCACTTAATCCGTTTGTTGCCTGTGTATACTTCGCTAAGATTACATCAGGGTTATATGCTGCTAAAAGAGCAGCATTTGGTTTGTTATTACCAACAGCCCAAACATCATTACCCTCAACATAAAGTTTTTGGAATTCTGTATATGTTTGTCCATCTGTGCTTTCTAGAGTCTTTTGCCACTCCTTAACACCAGTTGCAGACAACTTAGCAACAAATCCAACTGTATTACCAGTAGCATCTAATGTTTTACCACAAATAAAGACTTCTTTCTTAGTATTAACAACAGCATCATTTACCTTAACATAATCCTGATTTTCAATCTTAGAAACGTAGTAATCTGCCTTTTTAAAGATTTGTGGATGAGATAAGATGACACGAGGATTTGAAGTATAACCTGAACCAGAATTAAGTATATTAACAGTCTCAATAGATCCAACAGTAGTTACAACTGCTTCTAGAGAACCAGCACTACCACTAGTACTATCAATCGTAATTACTGGAGGAATATCAGAACTATATCCAGAACCAGTCGTATTTACAACAATTTCTTCAATACCTTTAAGTTGACGAACAACGAAAGTCTTGTTCGTATTGTTCATTATTGGAGTATATGTTAAGAAGACACTATCTCCAACTGACAAGTTATGTGGAGTAGATGTCTTTAAAACACCGTAATTAGTTCCACCTACATTCTCAAAATTATAAGAAGCTACAGTTTCACCTTTAATACGTGATATACGAGCAGAAACACCAGTTCCATCAGTATCAGTATTATCAAATATTAAACGGTCATTAACCTGATAGTTTTTACCAGAGTTCTCAACAGTAAACCCAGTTACAGAAGCATCCTCAAATTTAGTGATAGTTTCAACTTCAATATCAACTTTAGAGTCAAATGTTACTGTTGGGAAGTAATCAAATAACTGTAAAGGTGATTCCTCAAACATTTGATCTGGATCATCAGTTTCTGCCTGATCAATAACACCACTTCTGTCTTCGTCTTCTATTTCAAATAATAGTATATCTCCAGCTTCAGTTGTAAGAGCATTTGTAGAAACGTTAGGTGCTCTATCTACATCAATGTCAACATTCTCATATGGGTCTCTATAACGGACAACACCAGTAGGAATGTTCTGCTGAATAGCAGATGTACTTAAATTCCAAGCATCAACAACAGAATTGAAACTTGGACCAATAACATACGGGAAAACTGGATTACCTGCCTCAGTAGCGTCAATAGTGACGAAATAGCAGTATCTACCATTAGGATATTCAGGAGTCTTACAGAAACGACCATTATACTGATCAAGACCACCTAAACCAAAGACATATTCATAGTCTTCAACAAAATTACCAGCAGCTTCTGAAGTTAGTAAAGGACCAGCCTCTCTAACTGGAAGTGGGTTTGTTGTAGCATTATAAACAAGTGCAGTCTTTAATCTATAAGATGTAAGGAGTCTATTAATAGTAGAAGTTTGATCTGTAGGATCAGAGTATCCATAAGGACCATAAATTGGATTACCATCAAACGCCCAACCAATAATAGGTGAGTGAGTAATCTGACTTTCTTGCTCAGTAATAGTTCCTGCAGTTTGCTCTTGTAAACTATCACCAAGGATATATCTTAATCTTTGTGGGTTTGAAATATGACCATATTCACCACCATATTGGTTATTAAATCCTTCAAAGACACCACCCTTCGCTGAATCTAATGTAGCAGTTGCTTGAAGGTTATATGTCCACTTAAATACGTTTGGAGAGAATACAGCACCTAAACCAATTGAATTCAGGTTAATAACAGTGGTTCCTTGTACATATCCAATACCTCTGTTAACAATGGTAATACCAGTAACCCTACCAGCATTTTCACCATCAAGGTCAATAGTTGCTCTAGCAACAGCACCAAATCCAGCACCTTGTATATCAATTTCAGGAGCAGTTGTATATCCAGATCCAGCAGAAATGATAGCAATAGAGATAATACGTCCGTTACTTATAACTGGTTGTGCAACAGCACCAGAACCAGAGCTTAATGTTACGGATGGATTAGATGTATATGAATTACCACCCGTGTCTACTCCAATTGATTTGATTGGACCTCTAACAGATGCGGTAGCGGTAGCACCAGTTCCGCCTCCACCAACAATAGTAATTGAAGGTTGTGAGGTATATCCGCTACCTCCAGAATTGATTAGAACACGTGAAACAACACCTTTGGTGATAATTGCTGTAGCAGCAGCACCAGACCCGCCTCCACCTACTATAGACACCAATGGAGATGATGTATAACCAGATCCACCAGTAGATACTGTAATTTCACTTACAGAACCATTAACAACTACAGATGCAGTTGCTCCGCTTCCACCACCATCTGATATAGTGATTTTTGGAGGATATGCGGCATCATACCCAGATCCAGCGTTTGTGATGTCAATACTTGTGACAGCACCAAATGTTTTTGATAAAGTTGACTTATATGACCATACTGAAACACCATTAACCCAAGTTCCAATTGGACCTGCCGCAATATTATTCTTTGTTGAAATTGTTGTTGGACTTATAGGGAATCTTGTTAATTTTCTCTGATTTCCTGGAAGAAGTGCAGATCCTGGGAAAGGACCAATGTTATAGTTTGGAATACCTGTAGAGGCAACGTATACATACGTGTCATTAAAGAATGAGTTCTGAATGTTGGTAGTATAAGGACCAATAGCATTTAAAACAGCAGCATTCTCAGATTTACCTTTATTAAGGTCAATAGATACCAGAATATTTCCCTGCGGAATAACAGTAGCAGGTTGAGGAAGGTTGTACTGGAAAACAGTCGCACTATCCCTAGATGTTACCAAAAATGTTCCATTATAGATGATTGGGTTCGCACCATATATCGTAACCTGATCACCAACTAACAATCCATGATTATTCGCGCAAGTAACGGTAGCAGATTGATCATTTACCCCGCCATAAGTGATAGTACTTACGGAAATAAGTTTTTTAACGTTATACAACCAAGTTGTAAGTTCAGGAGAAGTTCCTGTTCCACCTAACTTAGAAACTGTTAATTTATCACCTGGTAGGTAATAAGATCCAGTGTCAGTAAGGGTTGTCTGTTGAGCATCAACGATACCAACAATATTCATCACTACTTCTTGAGCAGTTCCCTTATTAACGTAAACTTTGAAGTTTGATTTTACTTCAGTTGCGGAATCCCAGTCTTCAACTACAGAATTAACTGATCTAGTACACTCAATGAACTGGTTAAGTGATTTTTCCTTGTATTGGATAAGTTCTGCAGTATCAGTTGAACTACCAATTAGAAATTCACCGTTTCTCTCTGGCCAACCAATTGTAGAGTCAACAGTGATAATAGAAGCAGTTTTATCTAAAGGTTCTGCTAATTTTGTCTTATATGGAACAATAAACGTTCCAGCAATAGTTTCTTCAGAAAGAACTAATTCATAGATCTCAAGTTTTGAAGTTTTAATTGAAATATAGTTTTCTACTAAAGCACTCGCTGCTTTAACATTAGTATCTGCAATATCTGCATCTTGTGTTAAAAGACCGTCTCTTATATTTTCAGGATCTCCACTAACCAGTGTAGCACGTAAAATCGTATCAATAGACCATGTAGCATCAGATGGTTTAATGATTTGATCTTTTGGATAAGAAATACTTACCTGCTCACCATAAAGCAGTTTAAACAAGTATCCAATACTATAAGACGTTCCTTTAGAACCATAGAAGTCCTTAATGGTCTTAATCGCTGTTCTAACGTCAATAGTCTTATAATCAAGAGTAGGAACGTCAGGAAGGTATTGTTCTGTGTATTTGTCTAGTAATCTCTTAACAAATAACTGATCTAAGCACTTAATGTTGTCATTTGTGACATGAGCAGCTGCTGTAGTCATATTTGTGAAAACAGCATTACCATCCTCTGTATAAGAGGTTATTCCACTAGCAGCACGAGCGCATTTATTAAATGATGCTTTAGTATATCCTGTTCCAGCTTGATTTATAGTAAATCCAGTAATTTCATTCAGACCAGTAGTTGCAGAAGCTTCTGCAGCAGGTGGAGACTGAATAACGACATCTGGAGGAGAAGTTTGACTATATCCAGTTCCAAAAGTGCTGACGTTAATATCTGTGATCTTACCATTGAATATAGAGGCAGTTGCCTTAGCTCCAGTGCCTCCTGCATACGCTCCTGTAGCGTCTGTACGGTTATCAACGATATAAACTGATGGAATGTCTGTATAACCACTTCCGCCGCTTAGAAGGTCAATATCAATGACTCTACCGTCACTATCAACCTTAGTTTCTAAAATTTGAGCACCTACAGGGTCAATTATAGCAATTCTTGGAGTTTCAGTGTAACCTGATCCAGCATTAGCGATAGTTATGCCAGTAACAACACCATTAGTCAAAGTTGCAGTTAATGCTGCTCTAACTGGGTTTGTTCCTGTTGGTTCATCAACATAAACAGTAGGAATAGTAGTATATCCTTGACCACCATCGGTAATAGGAACTGTGCCTGTAATCTTACCACTGGTTATAGTCGGAGTGCCTAATTTTGCGCCTCCAGGCTGCTTGAAAGTGATTCTAGGTGTGAATGTATATCCAGAACCAGAATTAGTTACTTCTAGGGAAGAAACAGCACCATCAGTACCAACAGTTGCTTTTAATGTTGCTGCAGTAGATCCAGTAGCAGTTGGAGTCTGTATTTGAACAGTAGGTGGGTTTGTAGCACTATATCCCGCACCACCATCAAGTAGAGTTACAGATTTAATACCATTTACAAGAGAAGTTGCAGATGCACCACTTCCAGTAGCAGAATTGATAGAAACCTTTGGTGGATAAGCAAATCTATATTTTGTTCCATTAGTATTAACAGAAATATTAGAAAGTGTCCCAGTATCGCTAATACGAGCATATCCTACAGCACCAGATCCAAATGAAGGAATTGGTGCCTCAATAGCGTACAATGATAAGTATCTTCCATTCAGAGGTGCTGTTAGGAAGATAAATTGGTCACCATCAATGAAAAAGTCTACTTTAGGGACTAAAAGACGGTTATCATAAACTGCAAGAACATATTCATCTACAACGGGTTCATATCTTGTTCCACTCTTAGTAATAGTGAATTGTCTCTTCTGTTCACCAAAACCATTTGATAGGTTATCTAAAGCAACGATTGTATTCTCGTTAAAACCGTTCAAATAGGTAATATAGGTTGATGAAGAGTCATCAGAAGGAACTCTAGCTCTAGGAGCAGTAGTAAATACGATATTTGTACCACTGACTGCATAGTCAGTACCAGGTATAAGTACTTTACCGTAATTACTTACAATTAAATGCTGTGCTGACGGAGCAGCAATAGGATTATCCTGAGATGTTAATGGGAACGTTCTTGTTGTCCCATCAAAGCTCAATAAAGGACTTGCAAGATTAATCCACTTTAATTTGACCTGATCGTAAGAAATACCAGGACTTAGGGCAATATCGGGAGCAGCAGTGACAGTTTCATAGTAAACTACCTCATCACCAATGAGAATAGTACCATTTGTATCAAGAAACTTATCAACACTCTCTACAATTATTGTATCGCTCGTTGCAGTTATATCTTCTACTACCTTAGTCGCACCATCAAGAATTCCAATGTCTAACTTATCAATATCAAGATAACCTAGGAAATTATTAAGGATGTTCTGACCCATCCCTGTTTTTTCCTGAGACAAGTAGTAATACTCAAGAAATTTGTTAAAGAGGGGATAATCCTGCTCAATAAAGTCGGGTGTCTGTGAGACAACCGCCTGTGATACCTTATTAATATTCGTCATCTATTTTACAGACAAGATGATGTGTTTAGAGTTGTACCCGTCGTACTTGCGACTGTTACCGTAGTAGGTGTTTGGTCGAAAATCGTTGGTGTCAAACTATTTAGTGGTATAGTTGGAGGTGGAGTAGTTCCCACTGCAGCAACTGTTATTTCAGGAGATACGATATTGATAATAGTGCCTGGAGTAGAAGCAGGTATACTATTAGAGTTCGCAGGAATAAACTGACAAGGTATTTGTAGACTTGCAGGAAGTAAAGATCCGTCACTTACAGAACCAGCACCCGTTGTAGTATCAGTGATAGTAACTGCTGTTAGACTTATATTTGTTCCAGCACCAATTACATTAATTGGTCCGAATTTGATCTCTCCAGTATCATAATTAACTGTACCAGCATTAGTGTTTGTATAAACCTTCCTTGTTCCTGTGTTATAGAAGGTTTTTAGTTTTCCAAACCCATCATCTTCAAATTGCTGGTCAACACCAGGTCTATCTGATGTTCTAAAGGTTCCAGACAAAAGAATGGGTTCTTTATCGTCATCTGTTCCAGCAGAATCGGTCAATTTACTAGGAGCACTGTTGTATAGTGCAGAACCAGTTGAAATTGTATAAGTATTCGTCTGATTGGTTGTTGGAACGATGTATCTTAGTATTGTAGTCTGAACAGATACGTCACTTACGCATCTATCCGCTAAAGTAATTGCTTTTTCAAATGCTTGTGATCTAAACGTAGAGTTAAAGTTATTGATCTGTGTTTGGGTAGCCCAACTCGTAATAGCGTTTGAAACGTTAGTTTTAATAGTTGATGTATCAGATCCGCAACCTGTATCATACTGAATGAACAGTTTTGGATAAATGTATACATTTTCAGGGTCAATAACGACTGGATCAATAGATGCCATCGCATATGCCCTTAATTTTGCCGCAATATCCTTCTTTGTAGCATCATTTAGCAATGATCCCGTCTTAGTTTGTATCGCAACATACACTTTTCCGTAAATTGGCGGATTTAGTGAATCTCCACCATATGCAACGACGGATTGTGCGTTATCATACACTTTTTTCGTAATAAGAGCATAATCTTGCGATGTAACTGCTCTATATTGAGAAGAATAGTATCTTGGAGCGTTATATTTAATAGACTCCATGCTCTCAGCAGCTTCACCATACTGAGATTTCTCTTTCATGGTCATTGTGACCGCAGAAGAGGTATAACTTGTGTCTAGGTTATCAGTAAACTTACCAATTATTCCAAATACATTAACATCATTAGCATCAGAACCACTTGTTACCAAGTATTCTAAATCAATGACCTCTCCGTCTTGTACAGCACGTCCAATACTACCATCACCAAACTTTATCTCATAACGCATATCTTCACCTTCTGCAAGGAAGTATATACGTGATGTAGCGAGTAAACTGGTTACAGTATCAACCTGATTATACAAATCAGACGTTGTAGAGGATTCGTTTGCCTTTACCCTTACGGAAAGAGTAGAAATATCACAATCTTCCGAAGGAACCTTGTAAATTTGTGATGCAAAGGTATTAACTACGTAAGAAAAGTTAACAATGGTGCCTTCTTTGATTTGAAGGTTGTCCATTGTGGCAATTCCTGTAGTAGGATCAACTTCAGCAGTAACAGATGAGGTAGTATTCCAAATATAACCACCACCAGTCGCTACTGGTCCTTTTGCTAGTGTTACAGTGCTAGGATATGACCCAGAAGTCTGTGTTGTTTGAATTACAAGTTTTAAACACGCTCTAGAGGCAATAATTGACTTTGGAACGTAATTTAGGAGTTTTGCAATGTTTACAACGTTGTCACGAACAGTCGCTGAGGGTAGAAATGCCTCATTCATTGACATATTCGCATTAAAAGCGGAATAATAGGTATTATACGCTAAAACATCAATCAGATATGAAAGAGCAGCTCCTTCAAAGTCGTAATCTGTAAATTCTTCTCTGGTTCTCAGATAAGACTTAATGGAAGACTTGATATCTGTAAAATCTAATGCTGTTAAATTATTGGGTTGCATTATTCAGGTCTCTGTAACACGAAAGAAACGGACTCCACAATAGGTTGACCTACAATTCTATATTCAACAGTTACATCAAACGTGTTTTGATCATCGTTTGGTACCACTGCTACAGTATTGATAGTTATCCTAGTCTCATACTGACCAAGAGTATTTATGATCTCATCTCTGATTGAGTCAGCCGTAAACCCATCTAGAGGTTCAAATAACAGTTGAAATACATTGCAACCTATTTCTGGCTGGAATAATTTCTCTCCCATTTGAGTTAATGTTAAATTCTTAATTGCTTGTTTGATAGAATTATCGTTCTTTACAGTTGAAGCGTCCTTTGTAAAGGGATTTTTAAGCATTCCAATTGCCACGTCCCTATATGCACGTGATAAATTGATCTGTTTACCATCTACTTCTTTTAATGCCATCCCTATACGCTATAAAATGTATATTTCAAGAATAATTCCTCTTTAGGACCTATTGCTTTGATCACTTTTACATAATATCTATTACCAACAAGGTATTTTTCGCAATTTGGGAAGTTAGAGTGGTTTATAAACCCTCCTAACGGTGTCCTAATGATTTCATCATCAATTATTAGGTGCGACATACCCAATTCAGTGCCTATTTGAATATCCATCATAGAAAATATGCCCTGTCCTGCAACTGGACTCTTTCCGATGTATAAACCGTCTGGCAATGCCTTGTATGTCACCTATTTACATAACAACTAATTATTATTTATCTTACTAGCGGCATCCTTTAAATGAGAGAGTCTTTCCCATAGTACATTAGAAAGTGGATCAGTCTTACGACGAATCCACAAAGACTCTACTATTTTATCAAATTCTTTATCGGTAACCCAAAGAGGCATAGGAATAACCTTGGGTTTATTGATTCTGGACTCACTCCATGCCTCTTCTATATGATCAGGTTCCTTTGTCATTAAATCTTACTCCTTCACAATCTGCTTTGGAACAATAGTATCTAGCCTCCTTATCAGTTTGTGTAGTAAGATATTCACAATTTCCCGCCCATTCGTCCATTGCTTCCTTAACAATGGACTTTATTTCGTCTCTAATATACTTTTTTTGCTTTTCACGTCTTTCTTTTATCTTTTTTAGGTTAAACATTTACCTTCCTTGTCCTCTATATCGTTTTTTTGCCTTATTCCGTGATGTTGCCGCAACTTTTGTGTGCTTTCCTTCTCCTTGACGAGTCTTTTTGGGTCTTGCTTCAATATATTCACCCCCAGTTAGACTTTTTTTAACAGCCATAGTATCAAAACCTCTTGTATAGTGTGGATCGCGGCGCGACGACGCTAATTATAGCATCTTTTGCTCTAAATTGCTCAATCTTTCGTCAAATTTCTTAAGAATCTCAGCTTGTACTAGCTGATTGTTCTGAATATACTCCTCTAATGTGGATAAACGCTCGCCCACGGTAGAAAGACACATGTTTATGGCTTCATGTGCCTCTATATTATCCTGAACTGGGTCAATCTTTTTGTTTGACATCATATTCTATGATAATTTTCTCGGAAGAACGTCCTGTACTATTCAATGTAGTGGTTCTTTGCATCTCACCACCTAGGTAGGCAGTGATTTGAAGCAGTTCGGAGATCAATTCTCCTCTATCCATGCCTTCAAACTGGTCTTCTTGGGAGGTCATGAGAACCCCCTCTGATGTTTCCAGTCAGAATACATCCCACCAAAGAGCATTCCTTCATGGGATTTAAGTTCAGATCCGTCTAATATTGCTATTTGACGCTCAGTTAGGTTTCCTTTCATCATTTTCTTGTATTCCATAGGGAATTTTGGTATTTCTTCACTAGGATTCCAGTTCATTAGAGTGACGTGGTTCCTACCTGAGTTTGATAAGCAGAAGCAACTGATCCTTTCATAAAGTATTTTTGTAATACTTCTACTTGATCGTGATATCTTGCGATCTTATCAATCTCTACACCAATAGCTTCTGTAATATCAGAGTGCTCTCCGATCCCCATTGGGTGCTCCAAGTAAACTTCAACGTTTGCCTTGTGTTTCTGTATCTCGCCATTTGCATGAGCAAGTACTGCTTTAATTAATTGTTCTCTCATGTGTAACATCCTTATAAGTTTTCCTCCTCTCCTAGTTGTATTGTAACATCTGAGGTTGGGTATGCAACGCATGTTAGCACAAATCCTTCACTCATCTGGTCATCATCTAGAAAAGACTGTTCCTCTTGGTTAACGGAACCTTCTACTATTCTACCACAACAAGTGCTACATGCACCAGCCCTACATGAATAAGGAGCGTCTACCCCTTCCTCTTCTGCCTTATCCAGTATGTATTCATCTGGTCCGCAGTCAAAGGTAGTAGATGCTCCTTCTGTATCAATTAACGTTACTGAATATGCCATAATAGTTTACCCAACTGTTGTATATAGCACACCTTAATGATAAAAATACTACGCTATTGAGAACGAGTATCAGTAACAATTATTCTTCTGATTTCTTTAACGTAAAATTATCTTCACCAACGTCATATTGCAATTCTGTACTTGTATCCCAACCCAGTTCTTCACAAACATCATACGGGATAGTAAGTATTAAATCGCCATAATCATCCTCGTCTAATGTAGTTGTGAATCTCTTGCTCATGTTGTCATAACCGATTTAATTGACTGTGAGGATTCGCTGGTATACGCTTCTTCCAGTCCTCCCACAACTTATATAGAGTTTCACAATCTTTGTTATCCCTCTGCTCAGAGTTTAATTGAGCACACTCATACATCCTAGGGTCTAGATGTCCTTCATATCTTATCAATCTCTCTAACGCCCACACTCTATCATCTTGATGGGTCTGTGAAAACTTAGGAGTCATCTTTTTTTCCTTGGGAATTTTTTTTATTATTTTTTATATATCACTAGCGTTTGGGAACCTTTGTAGGTTAGGGTCTCTATCTTTTTTAATATAGGGGCCGCACCAAGACCGAGAACCCCCGATATGACTGCGATTTGGGGGTCTTTCTTTATACTTTATTGAGCAATCAACTGTCTTGGTTGTTACTTAGTGCATGTAATTACACTAACTCGTTGAATACTTCCTGTGGTAATTCAGTTGCATTAGTACCATTTAACCACTTATTTATGTGCCTAGATGTTGTTACTGACCAGAACTTTTCAGTCCTAATGTAACCTTTCTCTTGCAAATATGCTGCAACTGGTGTTTTATAACTGAAGAAGATTGTGTCTCCATTGTTAAGAACAACTTCGTTCTGATTAGCGGCAATTGGATTAAGTTTCATTGGAATTAATTCCTTGATTATGTTTATACTATAGCATACATTAATTTGTTTGTCAAGTTATCATTAAGTTTTCCTAATTGCCATCCTTAATTGTTAAGAACCATCCAATTGATTTGATATAATCAAAGCATGATAATCGTGGGGTATTAGGATACCTTTCATTACGCAATTCTCTAACAGTATCTACATACAATTCAAGATCAGTTATTGTACTAAATTCGCCTTCAATCTCCTCTCTATTGTTATAAAGAATGTAGATCATATTGGCACCTCATTGTTTATAGGCACGTGATACAATAATCCTTCTAATAGTAAATAATTGCACATACGGTTAGTATCAACGTTTTCCACATGTTGTTCCGTATCTAACAAGAATTGACAGTAATCTATCATGTCATTGTTGTTAAGTTGTGGAAAACTCTCATGGAGTTGTTGATACTTTCCTGGAAGAATCATTGCGAGAATGTGTAAAGATCTCTAAGTTGTATTATAGTCCAATATGACATTTTTGTCAATTATTGCAATGTGTTTAGTAATATTGACGAATCGGTAATACGTGTGCTAAGACTACAATTAACGGAGACAATTAATCTCTCTATAAAACACACAAACCTATTTAAATTACCATTTAATTGTTTTCAACAATTCAGTCTAAGTTTTCCACAGAGGTGTTAATAACTGTCCATAATCTATGCTTTCTAATGTATTCCCATTGCATAATGATTAACTCCTTAAATGTTATAAACACGTAGTTAATCTGTTCTGCGGAACTAACACTTTTCTTCATTAATCTTCCTATCATTGAATATAATGTTTTTGAAATCTGTTGGATAAACTAATAAATTAGTCTCTCTATATCCAGTCATATAATTATCATCTTTCCATCTATTTGTTGTCATGGTAATGTATTCATTAGAGATGAAATTGACCCATCCATTATCATCATTTAGTGTAATGGATTCGCCTCTGATAAAGTTATACTTTTCAATACACATTACCAACCATTCTTTTCTGCTTCTCTTCTATCTAGGTAGTCTAAGTATTCATCACCTGTCATAGATTCTTCCCAACAAGATGTACTATATCTTGATGAATAATTTTCCGTTGTTGTCAAATAGTGACGAATCTGCTCGGATTTGTTCATCTGTATCTTTGTCATAAATGGTGACCGTTTGTGAAAGTTTGTCTGGAGATTGTTGAAGTAATTGTATTAACAATTCTTCGTAAGTCATGGTTGGTTTGTTATCTTCCATGTGCTGTAATGTGTCAATGGCAGTTGTTATCATGTTCCAAGGAATTAGTTGAAAATGTATACTCATGGCACCCTAAATTCCAGGCGCTCGCTAACCACAAACATGATTAATTACTCCACGATAATGTTAGTTACTATTTCAAATACTTCGGGTTCTATACCTTTAGACCTAGCAAGTGCTTCTAGGTAAATGTTAGTAACCTGATCTAATTCATCTGGTGTGAATACATCATAGAGGTCAATAGTTCTTGGCATTGTTGTTAATTTAGAAAGAATGATTAAGGTAGAAAAAATGAGAACCTATTGGCATAGATCCTCAAATTTCTGATAAGTTAGTGACTCTAATTCGTCTTGAGTTAGTGTAGGAAACTCTTCAGCAAGTTCCTCATAGATGTTCTCAAGAATGATTTCATTTTGCAAGCAAGACATAATTAACCTCCATTAGTATAGGAACCGAGAACACAAGCACCATATCTAACCTCAGCATATCCGTATTCTTCGGATAAATCTAGGCATAAACCCCAACAGTCGTCAAGGTTAATAAATGAGGTGTTCTCAAATGGTGCGGATGGGCAATGAACTGAGTATCTCATTGAATCACACTCCTAGATCTAGTAGTAGATCCTTTAGATAATCCTCGGCGCAGTCCTCTGCATCTGAGATATTATCAAAAGTACCGAGATCTATTTGATCTCCGATAATGCAACCATTGTCTGTATAGACCATAGTTCTGACCTCAAAGCGGTCATTTCCGTAATGGTAGATCGCTAGATTTGGATCTAGGTCGTTTTCTCTACGATATACATCAAATAGATTAGTGGTAACACCACGAGTCCACTCAAAACCTAGATAGTCATCACATAGGTTAATGGACTGGGAAAATAGAGATTTAGTTGAAATTGACATAATTTTGAAATTGAATGTTTGTGCTGTTTGGACTTGGTTTCTTTCCTCATCCTTTATGCTTTAAGCATAGCATAGATTTAGGGAAAAATCAAGCGGTCTTGTGGCAGTTTCTATACTGTCTCTAAAATGATGTCCCTTACTCGCTCTCTGTCTAAACTGTCGCCATAACCCCAAGTAAAATTATTATTAGGGTTATTTGCTGCTTTCAACAGTCTATGCTTATAAACGTAGAAAGCATCATAAATTCTCTGTTCTGTTAATCCCTCTATAGGGTATAACACGTCAGGGTGACTAGGTAGGTAGAATGACGCAACATAGTCAACAAATTCTTTAAGACTGTTCATTTAAGCAACCTCCCTGATATATCCATTTTCAGTGACCATAAATTTGTCAAGTGTTGGGATGTCTAGTTCAGGATCATCAAATTCTATTTTGGCACATCCTGTAACACCCCACTCGCTCAACTCCTGAACAAACTCTTCCCAGTTAGCACATACACAGGCAACATTTTGGAAATTCTCAACCTGTAGTATTCTGTTGATAATGGTTTGAGTTTTGTTCATAAGGTCTCTTTGTTTGTTATACTCATTATACACATAAAAAACCCCCTAATGGGGGTTTAGTGTGACAGTACTTCAATCGTCATCTATCTCGTCTTCTGGTAGGTCATCTGCCTCCAGTTCAAACTCAAAGAAGTAGTAGTCAAGTGAAATTCCTAGATCTCGGCAGTCCTTCAGAACCTCTTTGTATAGTTTCTTAGATCTGAAGTCAATCACGTGATGATCGGTTTTGACTCTGGTGACGGTCATTTGGATGTCCTCATTAGGTTGGTTCCTTCTAGTAGTATATCATCCATTATAGTCAATCGGGATAGCATCTTCAAGATCTTTAACATTATCGGCGAGTTCGTCCCATAGGTTATCTTCTGGACATCCTGAATTTTCCATTTCTATGATATGCTCCTTTAGTTCAACCTTGCTCATTTTGGAATAATAGTCTATAAGAGAGTCATACACATACTGCTCAAGTGCTTGGTAATCCATGCGCTCAAGGACAATATCTGTATACTGCTCAATGATCGCATCTAGTTGTGCTGCGTTCTTAGGTAGATTTGACATTTAGAGTGCCTCCTTGAATGTAAGTGAATTTGCGTGCTCAACCTTGTTAATAACGCATGATTTATGAATGGCAAAGAGTTTTTGTAGATCCACTCCTTCCCAGTCATCCCACTCTGATACATAATCAGAATTATCAAAATCGCCAGTTCCATCTAGGTATTGTGGACAGGATCTAAACTCAAAATCCTCATCAACCCAGAATATGCGTCCAAATGTTTCAGAATGGTGCATTATGATACCTCCTGAGCATGATCCCATGCTTTAATGAAATTGTGAAACCATGCAGTGTGCTCAGGATGAAAATCCTGCTCATCTGCTGATACCATAGGTAGTCTATGCTTGACCACATAGTCTGCATATACTTCCTGTAGGAAATCAATTTGATCCATAGGTTGTGCTCTGATTGCTTCAAGATAAGACATTTTGATTTCCTCCTAGCGTAGATAAAGATAACCACCTGCCCAGTCAGCACGTGCTAGACACTCTTGACGTTGGTTGATGATCCTGAGATCATACCTTACGTGCTTTGCTGGTGCTTTCCAAGATGCTGGTTTGTAGACCTCACCAGTTTTCTTGTCAACAAATGCGTGGACACCTCCATCAACCTGAATAATCTTGATGTACTTTTTACCTATCTTAGTTTCAAACTTTACAGGGCATGATGAATCTGGATAGCGACTTGCGTAGTTTGCTTCAAGTGCGTCTACCAAATCCAAAACCCACAACTCCACTTTTGCGTCAAGTGATAGTGTTGGAAGATCAGGAAAGGAAGTGGTCATAAAGTCCTCTTTTGTTTACTCTTATAATATACACAAAAAATGCCCCTAATGGGGCATTTAGTGGACACTTTGTCGTACTGTCCCTTATCACTTGACATAATCAGGATGAGACAGAATACTGGTGCATAATTCCTCGTATTCTTTGACCTGCTCTAACGTCAGGTCATAAACGTGGTCATCTACCAGTTGTTCAAGGACAGTCAAATCATCTTGACATACTTGAATGAGATCAAGGCATAATTCCTGCCTTCTGCGAATTTCTTCTGGTGTTCTCATACTTTTATACAGGTTGGGGTCATCTGGTGTAATGATAAGTGCCATTTTATGCTGTCTCCACTAACCATAGGTTTTTCTCAAATGATTTACCACAGTGGTTGCAACCAAGTGCTGACCATGCAAAGTGATAAACCTTATGGATGGATTCACACTTGGGACACTTTAACAGTTTACCATCCTTGCCTGACCTTGTATACTTGTCAACTGGTTTCCAGTTCATAGTTCCTCACCTCGCTTGTTAAACGATTTCTTAAGAAATGGGACATATAACTGTCCATCATCCTTAAGCATGTAGAGCATCTTGTTAAACCACTCGTTGTTTAGGTGATGCTCTTCAAAAGTCAAACGACAGTCTTTCATGTAGCGTTGTGACCAGTCTTGATGTAATTTCATTTACTCAACCTCCTCAACTGTGTAGACCTCGTAGTCCTCATCATCCAAAAACTGCCAGTCAACATCACTAGAAAGAAATTCTGCTTCTGCTTCGTTCTCTGCTTCCACGTATGCAACATAATTGGTAACACGTGAAGCAACGATTCTGAATTCCTTCATTAGTATTCCTCCTGAGCAGTGAATGGTAGAAACTTGTCGTATTCAAACTTGTATCCTACAACTCTAGCATCCTGATACTCGTCAGTGGACTCGTCCAGTTGAGAGTGCCAAGAGTTCAAATATGCTTGAATCTCTTCGCATAAGTGAACTGGGTTGATCGGATCGTTCTCATCATCTAGTTGGATGCGAACTTGAAATACTGCGGATTTCATTTCTTTTCCTCCTTGCGTGGTTGATAAGATCCGATACCAGTCAAGAAATAGTACTTGATGATCGGAGTAGGGTTGCAAAGCAACTTGTAACACTCTTCAGTCATTTGGTAATGCACTTGAATAAGATCATGGTTTGGGGTGTTGAGAGAGTGGGTCTAACTTCAATGGGTTTCACCCAAGAGACCAAATTTACCTACTGGGAATCGCTTACACCTGAACCCCTACTCCTCATATCTTAGTAGGATAACCCCACAAATGAGTTTTGGGCAGTAGAACCACGTATCCCTCAACATTTATATAATAGCAAAGCAAGGGGACAGTGGGGGAAAATGTGTTCACTTTGCAAACTGTCCTAAGATGTGTAGGCAGTTGGTGGTCTTCCCTCTACAAATATGTCGGTAACCACTCGCTCTAATCTTTGAGCGATCTTGGCACCATACTTACCAGTCAAGGGAACAGTAACACTACCATAACCTTTACGGTATAAAGTGAACTGCGCTGCTGGTATGATACCATCTTCTACATCCTTCCTATCTTCAGGATGAACTCTGATAACTCTACCTATGGTTTGTGCCATTTCAATAATAGGTAAATTCCTCAATAATACAGTATGAGTCAATCCTGGTACATTTATACCCTCTGACAATATGCTGTAATGGAATACCACAAATCTGCGGTTGCTGTTACCCCAGTCTGACAAGGTATCAAAAAATGATTCTCTTCCTACCTTCTTGCCATTAACGTAGGCACCATGCTTAGATGTGATGTGCATCACGTCATAATTCTGCTTTTTGAACCAGTCAAGAATATCAGTCTTAGTGAGCATGTTCCATAGTATCCTAGTGCTCGGTGCTGCTACTAATACCTTGGCATTAGAATCAAACTGCTTAATGATGTCCTTTAGGTTACTAGCGTCAACCTCGTGAGCGTTAATCTTATCACGAGTCCGATCAGTCTCAAATGGTGTGACCTTCGGTGGAAGTATAGCACCACTGTTAATCAGTTCACGTGCTTCAACCTGCTCTAACACTTCACCCCATACAGTAGTATTATTCATACCACGTTCTTTGCTGGTGCCTCTACCTATACGAGGTGTAGCAGTAAAGTAAAATCTTCTCTTCGCATATTCAGCAGTATTCAAAATGCCCTCAAAAAACTTCTTTCCGCATCCGTTGTGCGCTTCATCAAAATATATGGTATCAATCTGTATAGCACTCTTGACAATACGTGGTAAGGAGTGGTAAGTGGTAAATATTATACTGTTACCAGTCCTATCACTTACCCACTGCGCTACCTCCTCCGCATTAGTCGTGCTGTCAAAATGTGTTTCTCCGCTATGCACGTGTAATACATTTATATCATCATCTAATAGACCAGTGAACTCACTGCTCAACTGGTTTGCTAATAATATACGAGGTGCCACCACCACGATCACTCTGTCATCATGCCTAGTCTTTAATCTCCTGATGCAGTCCTGTATCATTATATAAGTCTTGCCACCACCAGTAGGAACAATAACCTGACCACATACTGCTGTGTTCATCTTATCGTATGCACGTTGCTGATGTGGTCTCAGTGTTGTCACTCGGTTCTCTTCTGAATAATTTCATTGTACATGAAAAATCCCCTCGTTAGAGGGGACATGTGACACTTTGAAATGCGGATTACTTCTTGAAGGAATTGAATCTATCTCTCACGTAGTTGAAACCCTTAGTGACGTATGGTAGTGACTGTTGATAAACCCACTTGCAGTCGTTCCATAATTCCTGAACCTCATACTGGTGAATCTCATATCTGACTTTAGCGTCATCTCTGTAGTCTTCCCAAGTTAGGTTTGGTTTCTCTGGACGGACTCTGGCAGGTGCGGTTGATTCGGTCACAGTAATTACCTCAGTCTTAGGTGTTCTATTTAGTGGAGTAGTCTTTGCCTTCCTAGACCTTCTTTTTCTAGTTGTTTTAGATGTTGAAGGGGTAGTCAAGGTCGTTGCTGTCATTTTAAAATGATGATTTTTTGAACATTTAGGCAACGGTGTGCTGCCTCCTCACATTATACAGACTGAATCAAGTCACTCAACCCGTTTGTTACGGGTTTGTCACAAATTTGTACCACTTTGTTATCCGACACACGTGTCTCTATCAAATTTCTATAGTCCTCGTTCAGTTCGCATCCTAGGTAGTATCTGCCTAACTGTTTCGCTACCATACCAGTTGTGCCTGATCCCATAAATGGATCTAATACCACATCACCCTTCTCACTACCTGCCTTGATACATGGTTCAATCAGGTCAGGTGGAAACACTGCAAAATGTGATCCCTTGTATGGTTTGTTAGTTACTGACCAGACAGATCGTTTATTTTTTGTTGGATATGATTTTGTAAGACCTGTATGCGGTTGCAGTCCTGTTCCCTCGTTGTGATACTTTCCTTTTGATCTGTCTCTGGTTCCCCAGTCCTTTGCAGGTTCCTTGATTGCTTCGTTGTCATAGAAATACTTCTTATTTTTACTGAATAGAAAAATATACTCATGTGCCTTAGTGCATCTGTCCTTGACTGACTCTGGCATGGGATTAGGTTTGTGCCATATAATATCCTGCCTCAAATACCATCCATCTGCACGTAGAGCAAATGCCAACATCCAAGGGATGCCGATTAAATCCTTTTCTTTGAGTCCTTCTAATTTGTTTCCTCTACGTGGACACTCGTCTGGTAAATCCTGCTTAGTCTTACTGACTGACTGCTTGTTTAGTGCCTGACCTTTTCCAGGTCTATAATTATAATATGAATCACCAATATTAACCCATAAGGTGCCATCATCTGTAAGACAGTCTCTAACCTTCCTGAACACTTGTACTAACTGGTCAATATACTCTTCTGGTGACTGCTCCTGCCCTATCTGCTCATCCTTACCACCATAGTCTCTTAATCCGTAGTATGGTGGTGAGGTGACACACATTCGTGCTTTGTCTATAAATGCTGGCAGTGTTTCTCTACAGTCTCCATATAAAATAGTATCCTTCATAGTAGAGACCTGATAGGATGATTAATTCTATTCTCTGCTGTCTGGTAGTAGTCTCTATTATTCTCCATACCAATGAAGTTTCTACCAGTGTCAACTGCTGCCACTCCAGTCGTGCCTGATCCCATAGTATTATCCAATACTGTATCACCCTCGTTAGTATAGGTCTTAATCAAATATTCCATCAACTTGACTGGTTTCTGTGTTGGGTGCTGTCCCTTCTCTTGTTTAAATTTCAATACTGTCTTAGGGTAGCGTGATCCTTCAGGATTATCTCTATGCTTAGACTGCTGCTGACCATAGACCTCACCTATCTTAGCAGTATCAGAACTGAACCCACTGTAAGGAGTAGAATACCACATTTGAGGATTATATGTTGGTTTAATTCTATAAAATACCAATATATTCTCATGTGCCTTTAGTGGCATGATCTTAGAGTTCATAGGATTAGTTCCCTGCGGTTTCTCCCATATCCACTCATACCTGAAATTACTGATATTGGATGATGCCAAGACAGTAGTAAATGGTTGTGCTGCTGTGAATACCATAGCGGCATCCTTCTTACATACTCTATTGTATTGCTCCCATAGTTTGTCAAGTGGTAACACACTATCCCATTTACAAGCAGTAGTACCATACGGTAAATCTACCAGTAACATATCAATACTATCATCAAGCAAATTAGGTAACAGTTTTAAGCAGTCACCATATAATAAATCTACCATACCTCCACAGACTTAACCCAGTCACATTCTAGCAGATCTTTAACTTTAGTGCAAATGAAGTCGTCATTCTCTATGCTCTTGCCTCCCTGCTGATGAGCAAACAAGCACTCATCTGACTCAAGGTGTGCAAGGAAATCTCCCTTAGTGAACCAGACCAATCTGCTGCTGTTGTCTGGGTTGATGCCAAAGAAAACTAATCTCTCCCAGTCCTTGTCCTTAGATACGTGGTTGATGATGAATGAGTCCTTCTTGACTCCTCCTTTTCTGTCACGTGTAGCAAGAGAGAACTTGATCTCTGTTAGTATCTCGTCAACAACTCTATCATGTCCTGCTGTAGATGTCTTTGCCCTCTTGACTCCTGATCCCTGTAACTCAAAATACTTAGTCACGAACCTTTCACCAAACTCACCCTTCTGCTTAGGACTCATGTGGACATATCCTTCAAATGGGGTGGACTGCCAAGGGTCTTGCACGTTAGTGCCGATATAGTTGGTTAGACTGCCGTCTTCAAAGATCTCAGTAAACATGGTTGTTTCTGTTGCGTGTATAGGAATATTGTACATAAAAAAAAGACCACCGTCAAGGTGGTCTCAAATAACTTAACTTATCGTAGCATTTCAGAACATATCCTCCTGCATGAAGCGTCATGTGAACTGTCTGAGCAATCTATGAGACACTCAAAATAATCGTCCATAAGATCGTCTGCACTTGGTTGTGTCGTGTAATTACTAGAATGTTGCCATTCTATTAATCGGTTTTGAGAAAGGATATTGTGCATAGGTTAGATCTCCAAATGGACTGTTTACGCCAACATGATATAGAGAAGTAGGGATCATTTTAACACCTCCGATAACTCTGCTACTATTTAGGCATTTTGGTGCTGATCCACTGACAATCTACACATATCTAAATTGAGTTCAAATACTCATCTAGTGTCATTTCCTCCTCGTCTTCCTCCTCATACTCAGTAGTATCTTTACCTAAGTTAGGACGGTCACGATATGCTTTATAACCTGCTACTCCTCCTGCTCCTAGTAGAAACACCCACCAGAATTCCACAACTAAAACAACACCCACGAGTCCTAGCAATACTGAAGGAACTGCTAAACCTGACCAGAGAGAACCTCTAGGTTGATAGTATGGTGGTGCTAACTCATCCTGTGTTCTTTGCTGGTCAGTTCTGCCTTGATACAACACCCTTAAAGCAGAAAGACCATACTGTGATTCAGCAAGTAGTCTTGCCTCATCCTCGTACATACAGTCATGGACATGAACAGTTTTGTTGTAACCGTTGTCACGTCCTAATAGAACTTCGTAAGTGTTGTAGTTCATGGTTAATAGTCAGGTTTCCAAGTTTTGCAGTTGACTTCATCCTCATCAACATAGCATTTGACACCTCCTAGGATGTCAGAGACCCACTCATCCTCTTGCTCTTGACATAAGTCAAATTGAGAATCGTAGTCCACTTTGATGGGTTTAGACATTGTAACCAAATCCTCCATTTTGTGCTTGTCTGGTGAGTTCTTCTTCTTCACGTAGTTTGCGAAGAGAAGTTTTCAATTTGATTAACTCCTCATCCTTATACAGGAAGGGATCTTTCTCTGCTGCTTTAAGTGCCTTCTTGATCCCATAAATTTGGGTTTTGGTTGAGAAGAATTTCAACTCGTGTAACCTCCTTAAATTGCTAGCGGATGTTAGTTCTTTCTTCGGTTGCGAACCGAGAGGCACATCCATCTCCTCGTATGTGATAAGGTGAGAGAAACAAAAAGAGGGGGCGGTGCATTACTCTTTCGTCATGTGTCTGCTTCTTGTAGTAATCATATAAGAAGTGTACCATTGCTGGTATTCCGTATTCAAAATGATTGAACCCTACTTGTCAGACTAGAAAGAAACCTCCTTTGTTTCCCATATTTATATGGTATACCACTCAGAGCATTCTGTGTGGAAGTATGTGCCACTATCTCAACTGACCAGTTTTTCTAGTTTTTCTACCAGTGCTTTCCTATTGGTCTTTAGAAAGACCTCATTAAACCAGTTAGTATATCCTCCCTTTGCTCCTTGATTTTGTCTGTGCTTGAATCCATTCTGTGATGCTATGGTCAACCAGTAGCAGAAGAAGGGAACACCCTGAGCAAATCCATCCATTTTACCACGATCTTTGATGACCACTTGCTTGTCATACTTCTCGTAGGTCTTGTCGTTCTCTCTCTTTATCCACCCTGCTGCATTCAACTTAGCACCAGCGTTAGGGGCAGTTGCTATCAATAACTGCTCGCCATCCTCATCCTTTAATCTGCCTGTAAGGTTTAAGCATAAGTCAGTCACGTGGTCATCAAAGACACCGTACTGTCTATGAAACAAAAATAATGCTGTGATGAAGGTCTGGTCAAAGTCTGATATGATACCAGTCTTAGATAACAGTTCATCAACTGCCACGATAGTCTCAGAGTAATCTCTAACAGCATGAAGAGTCTGAGTTCTCTTGTAGTCACTTATAGTAACTGAGTCGTCAGATGGTTCTGACCATAAACCCTTCTCACCATATACTTCAGGTGCATTATACTTGCAAGTATATGATAGTGCTGTTACAAACTGACCATCTTGAAACTTCTTAGTCTGTAACTCTATGCCAAGAGACTTAAGACATCCAGTAACCACTTCTGCTGCTATCTCTGCTGCTGTTGGGTTATCAAACGCCCAGTAAATACTCCTAAGATCCTTTAGTGTTTTACCTTTATACTTAATCGCTAGTACTACTTCTGGTGTAGTATCAGATAAACCTCTATCCCACACCTTCGCTCTTGTATTGGCATCAAGTCTCCAACTTGATCCTTCCTCATATATCGTTCCATCTTCCCATTCATCTTGTGCTGTTATCTCTCCAACTGCTACAATATGATGAGTGGGGAATACTTTTCTTAGGTGATCTATCACACCTTTCTTCTTAAGTCTGTTCTCCGTATTACGCTGAGTTATCCACTCAGGGAGATCTAAAAATTCTTTCGTAGGTAGTAAACCTATTTCTACATTTGGGATTCCTGGTAACACATACCATACCCCAACTTCCAACTGAAGCGTCATAATTTTTCCTCTAATTTTGTGAGTTTGAAACTAACTTCCGATTGGTGTATCTTCCATCAATTTCGTTATACAGATTATATATCCATTATAATATGGATAATAACCCTTGATCTAGTCTTCTTAAGGAAAACTTAATATAATCCTCATCTATCTCATATCCAATATAATCCCATCCAAGGTTGAGTGCTGCTAGTCCAGTAGTACCAGTTCCCATGAAAGGATCTAATACTATACCAGAAGTAATACCAGTCATCTTAATACAGTCCTCAACTAATTTAACTGGGAAGGTAGCAGGATGCTTACCACGTAAATCTTTACTGTTCACAGTCTCATAAGGTATAAACCAACTGTTACCCTTGTCTCTTAGGTTAGGTTTATTCTCCTTTGTATTCTTACCACGAATATTCGCTTCATAGTATTCGTAAGGGACACCAACAGACAGTCTATCAATTTCCACATCACCACTCTTAGTCAAATGGAATAGATGCTCCCATGTAGGACACAAATACCTCTTACTGTTGATAGGTTTAAAATGACCACTTGTCTTATTATTGACATGGATTGATTTGACCCATGCAATATGATTCTGTAGGTGCCATGTGTTCCTGAGTGACATACCCACCTCAATACCTACCCAAGGATCAATATTTGAATACCCCATATTAACGAACAAGTGACCATTATCCTTTAATACTCTCTTACACTCAGTAAATATATCCTGCAACCAACTGATATATTGATCTCTCGGTTTCTTGTCCTCATACTTGCTGTATTTGATATTAAGGTTATATGGTGGGGATGTGACGATAGCATCAACTGACCTATCATCAAGTTTACTCATCCCAGTTAAGCAGTCCTCGTTATACAACATCACGATTAAAATAAAATTGTCTCCACTTGTTACTGTAACCTATAGAACATGAAGCGTGACGCTTATGCAACTCAATACCATCAACGAATGTGAGATACACATTAGGAAACTCGTTAGCATCAGCAAGCAAGTAAACCAACTCATTATCCTTGCATATCTTAAGTGACTTCTCAGGATCAATAGTTCTACCTGATCCTACCATGTAGGAAGGACAGAACTTAGAACCGTATCTACCAAACATCTTCTTCTCTATATTATAACCACCACCAACGAAGTCACGATACTTCTCATCAACATACTCAAGACCACAGAACCACTGCTCTGATACAAATGAAGTGATGATAGGAGATGATGTCCTAGCATCTGTCTGTATCTTCTTGACCATAGAATTGACGTAATTCTTAGGACACTGAGGATGGAATAGGTGCTCAACCTTAAATGAGTATACCTTGTTAAATTCTAAAGTCATGGAGACTCCGTTACATGAATCAATTATAATAGATCCATGTCCTTTCCAGTGCTGCCATGTGACACTCTCTTCGCTGGTACAACATCAAAATTAGCACTAAACGTTATCCTTTCACTTCCATTTTTATTAGGTGATACCAAATGAGGATAGTGAGCAGGGAATACTATTAGATCACCTTCACTAACTCTTGGCGTAACAGTAGCATCCGTTGGTATCTCAAACGTATCTGCCAACCCACTCATCTTATATTGTGCGTGTTGATTATTATAGAATTTGAAGTAAGGACACTTATCCTCTTCTAATTTAAAAAAGTATACTGCTGCTAGGTTGCAGTGCTGAACAGAGTGGCAGTGATACTCCTGATAATGTCCTTTATCATACCTATTACACCATGCTTCTTGCGGTACTATCTCAATATCTAACTTAGGTTTCAACTGCTCAACCATTTCAGTCAAGCAAGGTTTAATCAACCCTAACCAGTCAGTCCAAGGTGCTGTCTGATTTGTAGGTAAACCGTATGAAGTGAGTAACTCTCCATTCAAATCATCAGGATTAATGAAATTCTTATCAATAGATAAAAATTCCTCAAAGAGTTCTTTTATCTCTTGTTGGTTATCTTCTGGGACTGACCCACAATAATACCAACGAGGACAGAACATTTCAATAGTCATATTTGTAGAGTTCCTTCAAATGTAATTTGTCAGTGATGTCGTCAATTTCCTGCATACGCTGTGTGTATTCATCAAAAGGAATATCGTTGTCTCTAAAGAATTGCTTCTGTAGTTGACAGACGTAAGTTATCAGCGCATCCTTCACTATCAGTTTTTGTTGTCTTGTCAATATAGCAGAGTGGATTCCAATCATCTCCGTAGGGTCTTGGCATACTCTAATATATTATCACGAACTTCCATCAATTCAACGTAACATTTCTGATTGTGAGCGCATCCACGCAAAGAGTGGTCTGCTTTATGAATAGATTCAATGTACAAATCAAGTCCTCGGTTCCATTTCTGGTCTTTGGACTCATTGTCATCTATTGTTCTCTGATCTTTACTTGGCATTAATATTGTGTTGTGTAGTCTATTTCTATGTCAGCATACGATCCATCATCGTACTCAATCTCATCATAATCTTCACGTAACTCCTCCTTCAAATTCATCATAGGTTCGCTGGTCTCTGGACTTGTTGTTACCTTTTTTGGATCTATCGTAGTCATAAGACTCCTCTCTGAATGAAGAACGATTGGTACCTTTTTGCCTCTTGTCACGAAGGGATTTTCCGCCATAGTAGTAACCTTGTTCGCTACCACCTCGCCTGAATGTCTTGCCCATGTGTATGTCTTGTAGAAAAAACTGAACTACATTTTTATATAGTAACACAAGGTTCTCTTAATGTCAAGAACCCAGTGTTCGGTATCAATCAGCACCGTTTTGACGATACTGTTCAACGTATGCAGAGTCCTTCGCTTTTAATGCTGGACCATTATCAGATTTGACAATGTTGATTTCCTCTTCAGGAACTTCTCCAATAGATGCAGAGACACTGAGTTCATCAAACTCATATCCCACACCACGAAGAAAATCACCATAGTATTCAACTGCATCATTTAAAAATACGGTTTCAAATTCTTTAGAGGTTGTGCATACACCGTCCTCGTCAACGGCAACTAATGTAAATTGTGGCACTGTTCAAAAATTGCTCCTGTTTCAATACCTGTCAACTATAGCACAGATTAAGTACATTGACCATTGGACAGTCGTTAAAGTGTCACGTCCATTCTATTAACCCACCCACTGACCTGACCTTCAATCATATAATCAAACGCTGTTGTGTAACGTGGAGTCAGAGATCTATTCATTGCCACACCATGCTTCAAGATAGATGGGAACAGCAGGATCATACCATTTTTAACCTTGATCTGAGATATGTGAGAGTTCCTGATCTCCTGCTCAGTATACTTGAGAAGAGTAAAGAACTTACCAAATGGACCACATTTCTCATCAGTAAAGTCTATTGCTCCTTGTGACTCTGCCTCTACATCAATATAATACACACCACTAATCAATGAGTTAGAGTGGTGATGTGGGTTTGTTCTATCTCCTGTATCATTCCTATTGACCCATGCACCATGACATTTTAAACCATACTGAGGATCCAACTTCATTATATTAAAAGCATACTCGTACACATGCTGGTCAACCTTCCTTAAAAAACTCTGGTATCCCTCCTCTTCATTCAATCTAGTAGAACTGACTGACGCTACGTCATCATCATTTCTATTAAGGGGAACAGACAATAAAAAATCCCTCTCAGTATCAGTGAGACTAAACTCATCAACATATACTGAAGTAGGGAATAGATCTATTATCACTTGTTCTGAATCTGATAAAGGTAGGACTGGTTGTCCTCCATGAAACTCTTATACCACGTAGAGATAGTATATCTAGTACCATGCGTTACATTTTCTACACCATGATTCAACTTACAACCCTCAAACAAGACCATCATGCCTTGCTCTGGTTGTATGTTCTGATCTTCTATTATAGTTGAACCACCTACAAAATCCTCATTCAAATAGATTATAGATGTCCATGCGTGTTGTGGAAAATCAAAGTGCATTGGTTGTCTTATGGGTGCTACCCACCCAGTTATGTGACTATAGTTTGGATATGCTCTCTCATCATACTTACGAATATTACAAGCAATATCTGCTAATATTTTCTTTAATGGATCAGTGCTGTTGTATGCCTTCTCATCTGCTAGATAATCAATCATTTGATTAACGTTAAGGATCTTACGATCAGAGAATGTCACACCATGATACCTCCACATAACCTTATGGAATGCAGAGAACCACTCACACTCCTCTTTGGAGAGGAAGTCTGGTATTACATGAACTTCAGTTGACATTCGTAATCACCGTATTAAAACTAAGAGTCCTTCTCTTCTCTTTTGATTTATGTGGCGTAACACCATGATAGGTATGAGATGGGAACATTATTATATCACCTGCTTTGACTTCAGGATAGTATATGTTACTCATCTTCATCTTAGTGATTATCTTAATCCAAGGTTTTGTAAATGCTGTGTGATTTGAATCCCAGAAATAGAACTTAGCAAAATCTGGACCATCATTTAGAAATATAACTGACGCTATGTCACAGTCGTCATGGTAGTGAACCTCTTGGAAATCTCCCTCACCATATACATTCATCCAAGGGTGTAGTATCTGAGCATCAAAGTCAATCCCTAACTGTGAACCTAATTGATGTAATGGTTGAAGTAATAGATCTCTATAGTCCTCAGCATCTAAGGATACTCTGTTTATCTTACAGAGATCACCCCATGTAAAATTCTCATCAAAATTATCTTCTGGTATTGCTTCCAATAACTTATCAAAGAAAGGCATCCTGTATTGGAAGTAGAAGTCATTATAAAATATAGGTTTCATTTTATTCCAAAGTCAATGTTCAATGTCCATCTAGTCTCTGCTGATTGAGGATAGGTTCCATGATATAGATCGGCAGGAAATACCAATAGATCTCCTGACTTAGGTTCTACCTCATGGAAGGTGTTATCCTTCCAATAGAAAAATGTGCCTTGTTCCCAAGGTCTCTCTTCTGGTTCAACATCCAAATATAATACAGTGCATATATCTTTATCAGTAGTCTGACCAAATGCACCATTAACATAATTATTATGATTATGTACAGTATGATAACCGCCCTTTGTGCCTATAACACTCCAAGCGGTTTTGTAGAATACCTCTTTATCTAAAGAGTCTTTTATTATTTCTTTTAAAGTCTTGTTAGTCTGAACTAATTTATCTGAAGCAACCTTCGGACTCAAATCATATTGTTTACTACCACAAGTGCTGATATTATGCTTCTCTTTACTAACTAGAGAATCATAAGTATCCTTTGCTTCATTGACTTCTTCTTTAATTTTTTCAAGGAGTGGATCGTTGATCCAATAACGAAAAAAATACATTTATGTGGGTGGATTTGGCCAAACAATATTAGTTAGTTCAATATCTTCTGCTGTTTGTTGAGAAGGAAGATCTCTTAATTCCTGACGATATTTACCCCATGCTTCTTTTTGTTTAGCATCTAAAGGTACATCTGGAAGTTGTGTCCAATCACTAGATCTTAACTTACCTCTTCTTGTTTCTCTTAACTGTCTCTCAGGTGTAATATCCTCAAAAGGATAGGTTACATTTGTTACTGTTGGATCATCTTCTAATCTTTTTTCTGAGAGTTCCCAGTGGTCACCAATCCATTTTGCTTGCCAACCCTCTTCTATAGGTGGTGGACATACTGTAGTAGCAAATGCTGGAACCAAATATTTACCAGGTTCCAATGGAGACTCATCCGCAGGTTCCCATAGTTCCTGATAGATGTAACTCACTGGGTCATAGTGATAAACTAATATGTCTAAATTTCCTGATGCCATGATTAATACTTGATTATATACATGAGTGCTAAATTACGAGGACGAGTTTCTCCATTACCGCTAGGGTCATTCCTCGTATAACGACCAGTTGACTTATTAGGGTCATTTGCAGAGTAACCACCAGCGTCAGATACTAAACCATATTCCTGACCGTTACCACCAGTACCAGTGATGTTTCTGTCGTCAGTTGCCATAGATGAGATCCAGTGCCTATGCTCCTCTACCATATCACCCTGAGTGGATCCAAAATTTCTTCCGTTGTCCACATTTCTACCATCATCCCATCCTCTGATAAACTCCCCTCTAAGATCAGGAACATTAAAGTTACTACCTGATCCACCAAAAGTGGTACCTATAACTGTATGTAAAGCAGAATATGTAGAGGTGCTAATTGATGCACCATTGCACTTCAAAAATCCAGTTGGCGGTGTGTTCTTTGCATAAGCAAAAATAGCACCAACTGGTGCTCCTGATACAGCAGCAGGAACCCATGCGGATCCATTGTACTGAACTGAGTCACCATTAGAAGGAGATCCAGTAATTAAACCAGAAATAGAACCACTTGTTTGTGAAGTGCTATCTGCATAAGTTGTCGTGGTGACGTTTAGAGTCCCCGCATTAATTTGAGACATGGATGATATTTAAACTCCTTACGGTTATTTATACTATTGTGGAACATGCCACCCTGTTGGTGGAACTCCACTCTTACCTTGTAATCCATCTGGTCCACCTCCTGACATGTCAGAATCATCATAAGGTTTAATACCATGAGTCACATCTTCTTGAGCAAGATCAGGTTGTTCTTCCTGTTGCTCTGGTAAGAGAATATAATCTATACTCTCTTCAAAATCTTTAATCTTTTTAATGGTATCTTGGATTTCTTCTAATGTTGGCATTGGTCTAGGATCTTGCCACTCAAGAGTTCCATGATTTAATGACCATTTTGCTTTAGGTCTTAATAACGAAATCGCTGAGTCAAATGCGACCCATTCATAAACTGGTTTCATGTGTCTTGTTCTTCCTCAACCCATTTTAAATTTTCCTCATCCCAATCCCATAAGACTCCTGGTCTTGGAATTGGTGGTTTCCATTGGTTTGCGTCATCATCATACACCCAACTTTTGTATGGTTTAGGATCTCTAAACTCATCTGTTGCTGCATGGTATGTTCCACCTACAGAAGCAAACTTGCCTCTCGTTTTTCCACTATATGAAGTTTTCTTCCAAATGGTTTCTCTACCATTCTCCTTTTGAAGAAGGCAGATTGCCTTCTCTTCATCTAGTTCCCCAATGTCATTCATTTCATAGAAATCATCCAAAAGACGGACAGAAATGACATTGTTATTTTCATCTAATTGTGCGTAATGTGCCATCGAAATCGGGTCTTTTAATAGTACTATTTAGCAGTATCTTCTACACATGTGTCATAGGCATGTTGTAGGTAATAACCATTTGCCCTAACATAATGGAAGAATATTTGGTGAAAGTAAGTATCAGATGGACCTTTTAAAGGTTCTCTCCAATGATCTAACTCACACCCTTTATATAGTATCGCATCTCCAGGTTTACATGTTAATTCTTTTACGGTATTGTCTACTTCAAAGTATATCGGCCAAGGGTATTTTGCATTAGTTGATATGTGCATAGAGACGCTAATCTCACATGAACCTCTATCACTATGTCTCTTTAATTCTTGTCCTCTAAAATAGAATCTATCAAAATAATATGTTGGATATAATTTCTCATGGATTACCTGTTCAACCATCTCCATAACACATGTATGAAGTTCTTTAAACTTAGGATGATTATATCTAGCAAGACTACCTGCTACTTGTCCTTCCTCTATCCAAGAGTTTAACCGTCCTTTCTTATCATATCCAAACTTACCTCTATCTTTTGGGGGTTCTTCAACAATACCACGAACATCAACTAGGTTATTCAGTTGGATCAAACTCCATTGACCTTTCTCTATCTGCATTAGTCTTTACCCTCCCGAATATTCATGGAGAGTATTATTCTAACATCTTTTGCTTCATTTGGTAAGACGTAATGGTGTAACATGGATGGAAAAAATACTATAGATCCTTCTTCTACTTCTGGTGAATGCTCTAATATATTACCACGAATATCGGGGAATGGTGCAATAAATCGTGTAGGAGTATGTACATTGGCATCAAATTTAACGTATAATACTGAACTAAATCCTAATTGACCATGATTATGAGGAGTATGGAAAGATCCTTCAACATATTTCTGTATCCACATCTCATCTACAAATGGTTTGTATAACTGTTCCTCATCTTGAAACCTACCTAGTTCATCACGTAATATATCAACAACAAAATTCTTATATCTAGTCTTACCATAGTTATTAAAGTAGTCAGTATAAACGTCAGACAACTCATCATTACAGTTCTCTAAGTCTGAAGCAATGTCACAATACAAATCAAGTAATTTATCTTGCTTTCGCTCCCAGTCCTGAACTTTATAATGGTATAAAGGAATATGAAACATTACTTCCACCTAGGTCCAACAACCCATCCGACTAATGATTTCCTCTTACCACTAAAGACTTCCTTAACCCTATGCTTAGTTCTACTATCAAATACAATTAATGTTCCACGCTTCTTAGGAACGAAATATGGATTACCTGATTCATTTATTAGTTCCACTTCTCCACCCTCATAATCTTCAGGATTAGACAACTGAAGAATGATTGATAACTTTCTTACTGCATCATTTTCTAATGCTTCAACACCAGCATCTTGATGCCAATCATAAAACATACCTTCCTCATAGATAGTGTATTGCATCTCACCACCATCTATACCAGTAATATCATACTGGAAATTGTCCTTGTTTGCCTTTAAAATATAGGACATACAAAGACCAGGTACCCAATGGTTGTCACTGATCCAAGCAGTTCTACTATCTCTGATCTCTTTATCTATACCACTAGAAATTGAAGCAGCATTAGATTTATCCTCATAATGACTGATCTCCCTCTCTATAATATCAACGAGGTCTTCTGGTATCTCAGTATCAAACCACATTGTCTGATATGCCATATTAAAAAATTCGTGTTATAATTATGTAGTTATGAATAAGAACGTGAGAAATTTAGGAATAAGTCGTGTCCATAACTCTGCTACCACTCTACTACAGAATGGTGAATTTGTCTACCACCTAGAGAACGAGAGACTATCGGGTAGAAAATATGATGGTTTTCCTTTCCAATGTCTTCAGAAATTAGATACAAGTGACTTAGATAATATATGTATTGCTGGTGTTGGTAAACTGACTCCAGCAGATTGTTTTATTGATGATGATGCTTATAGTTTATATGTAAAAACAAAAGAAAACAAATACGATACAAAGGTTCACGATCTCTCTCTATCACATCATAAGTTACATGCTGCTCATGCCTTCTATAACTCTGGATTTGATGAAGCATTATGTATTGTAAAGGATGGTATGGGTTCTGACTATCCTTTAATAGGAGATCATTTTATGAAAGGAACCTATGGAAGAGAACTAACAACAACATATATTGGATCATATCCAGCAGATTTTGTAACTGTTGACAAGCATGTTGCTGTACCATTTGAAGCAAACAATAGGTTTGATGAGTTAGTTATATCCAATAATATTGGAGAAGCATTAGCATTTCAGAAACTCTCCATGCTATATGGTTTCCATGAACTAGATGCTGGAAAGGTAATGGGTATGGCATCTTATGGAAAGGAATTACCAATAGAAATATACAAGGATGGTTTCATAAACAATGAAATATTCTACATTGGAAGTACATTGCTCGAAACTGGGGTCAATTATACTGTACTAGATTTTCAAAGTAAGTGTGATCTTGCCTATACTCTACAGAAACAAACACAAGAACATGTAGGACAATACATCTTAGATATGATTAGATTAACTGGACAGAAAAACGTATGTCTGTCTGGTGGTTTCTTTCTTAATTGTGTAGCAAACTATTATTATCTAAGTATCCTTCCTAAAGATGTGAACCTTTATATTGAACCAGTATCAAGTGATGCAGGAACATCTATTGGTGCTGCCAAATACATGTGGCATAAAGAAACGGGTGATACTACTAAAAGAAAACTCACCAGTCTATACCTAGGACCAGAAAGAGAAGTTGGTTTCCTACCAAACCTATGGTCTACTACTGTTGATGAAGTTGCTGATCTATTAGTAGATGGAAAGGTTGTTGCTATATTCCAAAAGAGATCTGAAGCAGGACCAAGAGCATTAGGTAATAGATCTATACTATATGATCCACGTGATCCTAATGCAAAGGATAAGATAAACAGAATTAAAAAGAGAGAACACTTTAGACCCTTTGCTGGTGCAGTGTTACAAGAGTATGCAGATGAATATTTTGATATGCGTGGACTAAAAGAAAGTCCTTTTATGATGTATGCTGTAAGTACATTGACCAAAAATTTACCTGGAATCACTCACATCGATTCTACATGTAGGGTTCAGACAGTAACTAGAGAACAGAACAAACATTTCTATGATCTAATTAAAAAATTCCATGAAAAAACAGGAGTTCCTGTGTTATTCAATACATCATTTAACCTTGCTGGTAAATGTATTGTAGAAACTCCTGAAGATGCTGTCAGAACCTTACAAGATTCTGAAATAGATCATATATATTTTCCTGACTATGAAGTCTTAATTTAAGGGGTTGGATAGCGAATAACAACGATACCAGATCCACCTTGTCCAGCACCACCTTGAGGCCAACTGCTTCCTGCACCGCCTCCTCCACCGCCGCCACGGTTTCCAGATCCATTACCACCTCTACCATCTCCTGATCTTTGAGGTGAAGAACCACCATGACCACCGCCACCAGGTCCACCGTTACCACCTCTAGTTGGTGAAGGATAACCACCTCCACCTCCGCCACCACCAGCGTAGGTTACTGAACTGCCAGAATATGTACTAGCACGTCCACTTCCTCCAGGTGCTTGACGTGAGTTACCTCCTTGTGCTCCGCCACCGCCAGCACCACCTCCACCAGATCCAGTGTAAGGTGCTTGGTTAGGATTAGGACCACCATCGTGACCATGACCATTAGAACCTGATTGACCAGGTGCGCCAGGTTGAGTTGCTTGTCCACCTTGTCCAGGTGAACCACCGCCTCCTCCTGCTCCACCGCCTGATCCGCCTTGTCCACCAGGTCGGTTGCCAGGTCCAGATGCACCCCAACCTCCACCGTATGCTACAAGACCATTAAAGGTTGATGGACTACCAGAGGTTCCATGTTGTTGTTGACCTGGATTATTATATCCAGTTCCTCCACCACCAACATTGACTGGGAAACTTCCTTCTGCAAGAGTTTGTCCAGAAACTTGAACCCATCCTCCAGCACCACCACCAGAACCTCCATCAGTTCCACCAGTATTAGGACCAGCATTACGGGTTCCACCGCCTCCACCTCCTCCTACGAGAAGAACGTCAACAGTTAAACCAGATGCTCCTGCAACAGTAAATGTTCCATTACCTGTAAATTGGTGTATGGTATATCCACCAGAAGTTGTTACGTTTCCTCCACTTCCAGTTGCTGCACCACCAGCAGCAGATCCTACACCGACCCATCCATTATCAGATCCAGTGTATACTTTCATTACTGTTTCATCAGTATCATACGCTATAGTTCCAACAGCAGGGCTAGCAGGTAAACTAGCAGTAGCATAGTTGGGAATTGTTAATAGTGTAGAAAGTGTAGCGTTTGATGCTGTAATAGTTCCGACACTGCTCAAGTTGCCAGTATATACTATATTACCACTACCATCAAACTGAATGTCCTTGCCACCAGCTCCGACATTAGTTCCTTTGATTTTATCAACTCTTATTTCTGACATTGTTGCAACTGTCTTTTGTTAGTTATTTATATTATTTAACCCAGAGTCTGCCATGTGAGGCACCTCTAGCATCAGATCTAAATCCGCAATTATTACCTTGCTCTGGGTGTCTAGCCCACGCATAGTATGTATTACCAGAAGTATGGTGGTCACCAAATCCTCTAGTACCAGAGTTCGGACCTCTATCACTTAAACCACCTTCATATGAAGTAGTTACTCTTGTCCTTTCGTTTTGATTACTAGCAGAAGATACTAAATCAACAGTAGCATTAGAGTCAACAAACATATTTGCACCCCAACCATCTGCTTCTAACCAATATGCAGTAGGACCAGTATATGTTGATGCTGAACGCAAAGCATTGATCCAACTATCTGGCATTTTTGATGTATCAGTGTCTCCAGTCCTCGGACCAGTAGTTCCACTGATACGAACAGCACCATTATTTACATGATCCTGACAAGTATTAGTTCTTACACGAGCACAAAGTATCCATCCTCCACCGTTATCACTACCATTATAATACATTTCGTATGCTGATTCACTTCCAGGTTTCACCCAATATATTCCACTGGTCTTACCTGCTGCTAATAATGCCATACCACTTGTAGCAGGATTACCATTAGAACCTATTTCTGGTCCTCCGCCGCCGCCACCGCCGCCTCCAGTTTCAGGGGGTGGTGGTGGTGTTAGTATTGGAGCCCATCCTGATCCAGTATAAACTTCAAATGCACCATCATTCTCTGTATTTACTCTTATCATTCCAGCAGCAGGAGTACCTGGTCTTTGTGCCTCAGTTCCTACAGGGATAGTAACTTGCGCTCTATCTGCAACAGTTAATCCACCCTCTACTTTAATATCAGCAGTAGATTCCATCTGAATATGATAGTCAGTATCAGAAGTTCCTTCTATTGTTCCTACACGTATAATACTCATAGTTACTTAACCCAAATCCAACCGTTGTATGCCCATCTTGTAGTTCCATTCCATCGGAAACCACCGCAAGCACAATTTCTATCACCACTGCTACTTTGGCTATTAGTATAACAACCAAATCCAATAGCAGAATCGTTAGAGTTACACTCATTCTCATTGTTCATAGTATGACCATATCTCATAGCACTACCACTAGAGTCAGTTCTGTTAAAACCGTTTCTATTACAATGAGGTTGGTTGTTCCACTCACTACTACTATTAGGTATCCAGTTTAGAAAATCACTTCTACTCTTATTAGTGTTGTATGCTGCTCCAGTAAATGCTTGTCTAGGAGTAACTCCCGTCCTTGCTACTGAAAGAACATTACCAACTGTATTCATAGAAAATCTAAATCCTGTGGCAAGAGTATGTTCATAATACCCTCTATTTAGGGAATCACCAGCACCAGTACTCTGACAACCATCTTCACTATGAGGTGAAGTTGCAGTCCATCTTGCTCCACTATATGACCAAGGGTTAGATGTATCAGCAGGTGAAGATGATACCTTACCAACTAATATATAACCACCATTACTCATATCACAATATGCTTGATATGCTCCCGATCCTCCTGAATGACTTAACCAGTAAACACCATCAGTTGCACTAGCATCATTAGCAAGAATAGCAGCAGCAGATTCTGCAGGATTACCAGAACTAGTACCTAAAGCAATACCATATTGTTTCCAATCAGTTCCAGTCCAAACTTCAAGAGCATCATCAGAAGTATTAAATCTCATATCGCCCCTATTTGGACTTCCTGGTCTCTGGGCTGTTGTACCAGCAGGAATCGTAAATGCTCCATTACCATTATGATGAAGTATATCACCATCAATTACCAAATTATGTCCTGCGGGAACTGTAACTTGATTCAGTGTTTGAGCGATTCCTCCTAATCCACCAGTTTGTAATTGACTCATAAGATTACTACTTTTCTATATTTATTTAAGCCACAGGTATCCGTTAGAAGAACCTAAACTATCCTGACGGAATCCACAGTTGTTATTCTGTTCAGGGTGTCTACCCCAAGCAAAATATGTACTGTTTGTATGGTGGTCACCAAATCCTCTAGTACCAGTATTCGGACCTTGATCACTTATAGTTCCTTCGTATGAAGTAGATACTCTTGTTCTTTCATTCTGGTTAGATGCACTGGATAAACCATCCATTGTTGCAGCAGAATCAACAAACATATCCTTATTCCATCCATCTGCTTCAAGCCACCAACGTGTTGAACCAGTATAAGGAGAAGCAGTCCTTAGTTCATTTATCCAACTATCTGACATCTTAACTGTTGAGGTATTAGTTAACCTAGGACCAGTAGTTCCAGATACACCAACTGCTGAAGTGGTCATGTGTGCCTGACAACTTGCTGTAGTAACTCTAGCAACTAATACCCATCCACCACCATTTCTAGTTGTGTCAACATACATCTCGTATGCAGTTGAACCACTATTAGGTTTAATCCAATAAAGACCACTTGGTTTTCCAGCATCTTTAATTGCAGTTCCACTTGCTGCAGGATTATCTTGACTGTCTCCTGGATTTGAAGAATCAGTAGAAGCAACCATCCACTGACCATTATAGTAACACTGTAATCCATTAGTGTCAGCATTAAATCTTATCTGACCATCTATGTAAGGTTTATGTTGTTTCTCTCTTTCGTTAGCATCCCATTCTGCTGCTGTCCCATTAGGACAAGGAAAGGAACCCGTAGCAGGATTTAAAATCCTCAACGAACTCCCATTAAATTCTAGTGCTGTATTATCTGGTATTGTGACATTGAAACTGTTGCCAGACAAGCCTTGTATTTGACCGACATTGAGTTTCATTATCTAATACTCCATGCTCCACCAGATTCTACTGTTACTGTGAAACCTGAGTTAATTGTTATCGGACCTGCACTCATTCCGTTTGCAAATTCTGCTCCTGCGGTTGGTCCAACCGTAATATTCTCTGCTATTGTTGCTGCATTAGTTCTAATGACAGACTTATCTCCTAAAGATGGTCCTCCACCAGAAACTGAAGCCCATCCAGCACTACCAGTTCCATCATCTGCTTTATAAATTTCTGCTGCGTCTGTTGATGAGTTAAAACGCATTGTTCCAACACTAACACCCGTTGGACGTTGTGCTGTAGTACCTGTAGGAATCTTCAAAACACTATTCGTGTTTAAGAAACTTAAAGTAGTAATGATTGCGGATGTGGAAGTAGAAATTTGATTTCCACTAATCTTTGAAATTGCCATATTGCTTTAGTTTCCTCCTTTTTATATAGGCATCTCTAGGATGTGAACTACGTCTGTTGCCAGTGGTGCATCACCAGAGCCAAATACAACGTTAGCACCATTAGTGTCAACGGTATAATTTGTTCCTGCAATTTGCACAACACCATTTAAGGACACTAACAACGAACTTGCAGTGTGCTTAATGCCACCACCGTAAGTAGTCACAGCAAATGTTAACTGTGATCCATCACCAGTGTATGACTTAGTAATATATCCTGCAGAGGAAATACCACCAGTTCCAGTAACAACTAAGTTACCATCAACTCTGACGTTACCATTAACATCAACCCTATATCCAGATGATGCTGCTACTCCAATACCAATATGTTGGTCATTAGTAAATGTAGCAATATTAATTTGACCAGTGTCAGTTAAACCAAATTCTTTCCAATTTCCATTATAGTGTATCCAACCAAGTGAATCACCAGGTGTCCAGTTAATATTATAAACTAAATCACCATCAGCAGGTGTATCATATCCTACGATATTAGAGAAGTCAGGTAAACCAGTTGCAAGTTTCGGTGCAAGTAATGTCTGTTTAATTACAGTACCATCTGCATTAGTATAAGTTAATTTTCTAACAGAAGCATTACCAGTAAATGTTGTCTGTCCTTGGAATGTAACTGGACCAGCGAATATAGATTCTAACTGGTTAGATGCACCACCAATTACGGTTAATTTATCTGTTAATACTAATTCAGAGAAAGTCTCAATAGTTGTGTTCTCTTCACCAACAACATTAAGTTGAGCAACATCTTCAGTAGTAACCTGACCTGTAACTGGGTTAATAACCTGGTTACCAATGTATAGGTCACCTTGAGAGTTCAATCCTGAATAGAATGCAACACCCGCTTCCTCTTTAATACTCTGAGAGAATCTAACTTGGTTAGAATCTAAAGTTTCAACCTGTGCTTGAGGGAATGCTGTTGAGTAGTTACCTGGACCAAAACCGAGATACTCAAATGTATGGTTACCAGATCTTAGAATTGAATGTCGTCTAAACTCTACGTTAATAGGTGCGACTGTTCCATCATTATTTTCTCTTATATTAATCTTTCTTGTTTCCTCATCACCTGCACGAGCAGTTAAATCAATACTAGATAATCTACCATTAACGGAATCATAGTTTGGAGTAGTACCTGGTTGAGTCCAACCACTATCCTGCAACATAAATTGAATTGCTTCCTTAGTAATAGAAAGTTTTGGATCTAATGCTGGTGGAGTTGCACCATCAGTTGAATTAACCAATCCAATAGTTTCATTATTTGCTACAGAAGTTGCAGCAGTAGGATCAGCAACAGGATTATCTCTGTCAAACGTAGGATAAACTTCGTTCACATTCTGTGAGAACTTCCTATCATTGAAGTTAGATGTTGAAGGTGCAATAGATCCGCAAAGAAGAGTTAGATAATAGATACCATCTGTAGATCCTCTTACAAACTTCTGAACCGTTTCAATATCATAGATGTAGAAACACTTAGTAAGATTATATGATGTAGTATCACTGTTCAATGGTTGTAATACATAACCAGAGATAGGATCTCTTGGTAATGGGTTAGTCTTATCTTTATCAATTACATACCTAACACGATAAGTTCTATCTTGTAAGTCTCTTGGGTCAGGTATTCTCTTAAGGAATGTTGTTGGAGTAAAGTTGACTGTATTGTAAGTAGTATTAGTAGATAGAGTAGTATAAATTGTGTTGTTAGTTGCACTAACATTTAAATACCATCCACCAACTGAGTTAGCAACACCACCTATAGTATAAGTTGCACTGTCATATTGAAGTGGTGATCCAGCAACACCAGCAGCAAGACCAGATACACTAGGACCATAAGGTGATATAGATGCGTAATGTGTTGATGCTTCAGATGCTCCTTGAGCAACAAGCAAACAATTAATCTTATCTGGTACTGCACTACCACCAGTGCCATCTTGTCTAGCACCAACTGTGTAACCTTGAACTCTTGTCGTTGGTGGAGATGCCTGAACTGTGTAACCATATAGGTACAATCTTGTTCCAGGAGTACCACCCTGACCTGCTAATGCAGCGTTAACTGTCTTAGTTCTTTGAATATCAATGTTAACCCAGTTAACAGATGTTTCTTCACCGAAAATAACATTACCACTAACAGTAGCACTATTATTAACTGTTAATGTGATAACTCTAGTATTTGTATTAACATTACCAACTGTAGATGAAGTTCCAATACCTGTTCCATGAACCGTCATACCTTCAATAACACCATTAACAGATCCATCATCAGTTAATGTAATTGTATTAGCACCACTTACTCCTGTAGCAGATGTTGAAATAACATTGAGTGCTTTAGGTGGAACAACGTGAGTTACTGCTCCTGCTTTATCTTTAGAGAATGCTTTAGCTTTAAATCCAGCAGATCTTAATGCAGTACTACCAAAGTTAGAGTTGGAGTTCGTAATGGACATATCAGCACCAGCCTCAGCAGTGAAGTGTCCTTGGAATCCAACAGCGAACACAGAAACTGCCTGTATGAACGCATCATTAGATGCTAATATATGTCTATGTCCCCAACCTTTTCTATACTCAGCAAATCCATCTAAGTGAGCACCATCTCCAGAAGTTGCTACATCATAGCTACCTGTTGTTGCATTATATCTAACGAATGCTCTGTCATCTTTCTGTAGTGATAGTCCAGTAAACTGAGCAACAACCATTGATTTGAAACCAGTTGCTTTACTACCATCAGCGTGCATACCATTCATACCCCACACACTTCTTAGTGATAGGTTGAAAGCATAAGGTGATGCTGAGTCAACAGTATCAATCTCAGTCTTAACTGTTATGTTTGAACCAACAGCATTACCTGAAGGTTCTGATTGCATTTGATATGTAAATACGTTACCAGATGCAGATGTTACAGTAAACGATCCATTATATATCGCCGCATCAGGTTCTGACTGTGGTCCTGTTGACCCAGTAACACCAGATACGTTAATATTAACACCCACAGAGAATCCATGATCTCTAGGATTGTCAAATTCATCAACAGTAACAGCAGTAGCGGTTTGTCCGTTTCTTGTAATTTGTAAAACTCTGTATTCATCACTAATAGGACCAACGATTCTATTTTCTTCTACCCTTGCTTGAATCTGGTCAGTTGTAGGATCACCAGATGTATCAGGAATAGTTGCGAATGCCTTAGATACTTTCTGATAGTATATGTCTAGGTCAGTTCTTGTTAATATATTAGCAACTGCAGAATAATCTGCGTTAGGAACTGTACCATTTGTAATAAGTGTTGATAGTGTATTCAAACCATCAGCAAACTCAAAACATGTGAGTCTATGGTGTGAATACTTAGGTGCTAATGTCTCTGTAGAATCTGGTTTGAAATATACACCTTCTTCTGCACCATCAAAGAATGAGAATTGCCAGAAGTAAGTACCACCAGTTACCTTGAAAATTGCTGTCCTAGGTGGAATCTGTGCTTCTGTGTTTATGCCTTTAGCAGCGTATGTTGTAGGATAAGGAACATACTTTGGAATTATTTTAGTTCTTCTAAGGTCTGTACCAACAACAGAACAACCTCTAGGTACAATAATACCACCTTCTGTTGAGTTATACTTATATAATACATTATTAGGTGAGGTTAAATCTAAGTTTGAGTTAGCGTCAATAGGTGCAACGTTAGTATATAAAACATCTCCTGGTCTATTATCTACCACATACTCAGCAGGATAAAGCATGATGCTGAAAGCATCAAACTCGTCATTACTCAAACCAACTCTATATGAAAATCTTGCTACTTCTAGGAATGCCCTTTGTAAAGACTTAAAAGGACGCAGAGCAGAGTTACCCCTGTTGTCAATGGAATCAGAAGCATCAAAGTCGTCTGGGTTAACGTAAATAATACGTCCCGTACGGGACGTAATAATATTCTTTAGTCTAGTTAGGGACATTTCCTACTGCGCTTATATATGGTTATTTATTACAAATTAGAAGGTTCTAGTAGTGAAAGCAGCACTAGCATCTTCAAAGCCAATCAGGCTAAAAACATTATTTGCTGTGGCACTTAATGCTAACAGTTTCTCACCAGGTCCAATGACCAATGATGTAGTTCTATTAATTGCATTGTTACCAACGGATACTCCATCAATAATATAATTTTCTGCCTCAACAGCAGTAGTTGCAACAGCAACACTACTTACAGTAACGGTTGAACGAGTTGCAGTATTAACTTTCGGACAATCCTTAAATGTATCTGAGCCAGCGAAGTCAGCAGACTCTGCACCTTTAACAACATATAATGTTGTTGAACTGTAACTACGAACATAACCAAATGCACCAGAGTTAACAGCAGTAAGTGTATAAGTAACACCACCGAATAAGAAACTATCGCTAGTTGTCCATGTTCCTGTTACATCATAAACATAAAAATCTTTCCATGTTGGAGTTGTATTTGTAGAGAAGTATGCGTCACTACCACCATAACTTGAGTTAGCAGCAGTACCAGTTGTTCCTTCATACCAATACATCAATGCTTGTAATGAAGCATTGGCAGAAAAATCATACTGAACATATGCTCCAGAAGATCCAGCAGTACCATTAGTTGTTCTACCAGTAGTATATTCTGCGCCGTCATCAGAGTTTCCAGCAGTACCATCAGGACCCCACTCACCATTCAATGTAGTAGAGATTGAAAAATCTTTACTTGACATTGAAGCGTCAGCAACGTTGAAACGATATGCTCTATCAGCGAATAGTGGTAATGTATTACCAGCACTAACTAAGTAAAGATCATATGTTCCACCAGCAGTTGTTGTTGAAAATACGAATTTATTAGCAGCAGTTGCGACACCACCAGATGCAATGGTTGCAGATGCAGTAGCACCAGTGTTAGCAACACTATCACCTGCAGCAAATTCAGCTCCAGATCCATTGATCGTAGAAGCACCAATATAAACTATATTAGTGCTAGTATTAACTCCGTAAATTACTGCAGTAGTTGTATCACTACCTGATCCTTTAGTAAGTGTTTCTCCTACAGCAAATGATCCTGTTAAAGATTCAACAGTAATTGCTCTTATTGAGATTGATTTAACAAAAACTTCAGTATAGGCAGGTGTTAATAAAGATTCAAATTTAAGAGTTTTTTCTCCATCAGAAGAAGTTATTGATTGTCCTCCAGTGAACACACCAGATTGAAAAGGACTGTTTACTTGAACATTAAATTCAGTAATTACATCGCCTTTGTGTAGTTTATATGCTCCCGAACCGTCTACAGTTAATTTTTGATCAAAATCTTTTATTGCTACATCAATGGCAGCACCAGTACCATCGTTTGCCACGTGAAGAACAGTACTAGCAGATTTGTCAATAGGACAACTGTATAATACAGCGAGACTATTGCCTGGTTTGCCTTTTGCCAGAATACCTTGATTAGCCATTGTTAATTAAAAACCTGCGTAAAAGAATTGTTGTTGTCGTGTCCGACCTGCTAAGGTTGCTGCTGCGATACCAGCACCAAATGTAACGTCATCTAACGTAACGTTTACTGTAGATAACAGAGTTGCGTCTGCGTCTGGGAATCTAATTACCCTATCTCCAGTAAGGTTATCACCAGAAAGTGAAATATTATATGAATTGTTTATCGCTTTAACTTTAGGATCAACCAGAGTCTTATTAGAAAGACTTTGTGTTGCTAGTTCCGTTGCAATTACATTATTAGCACCGCTATTATTTAGTGCAGTCGTTGCTGGAACTATAAATGTTTCATTTGAAAATGTATTCTGATTAGAAACATTAAAGGTAATTTTTTTAGTAGGATCAGTAGGATCTTGAAGAACTAGAGTTTCATATGTCTTGTTCTTTATAACCTGTGTAGTATCAGTACCAACCATTGTAAGGTTAGTATCAGGGATTGATACAATCCTATTAGAAGATACAGCATCAACATTAAACTGAGCAGAAACAGTTGAGTCTGCACCAGCAATAATTTTCGGCATAACAAATGTTTTGTTTAATACCGTTTGTTCTGATTTCGTATCTAATAATGTAGATGAAGTAGCTGTAGGTTCTGCAGTAGTAGTAACAGTTCCACCATCAGGTAGTAAATATGATCTACGAGCACCAGAAGTAATCGCCCAGTTAATCTGGAAAATAGCTTCATTAGTGCTATCAGTAACAACAAGATTATCCTCGTCTATGAGGATTGTCTTGTTCCTTAAAGTTTGCTGTGTATCATCACCAACAATAGTTGTTCCATTACCAGCAGTAATAGCAGGTAAGGTAAATATACGAGTATTCGTTCCAGTACCGACATTACTTACTTCAAATCTTGCTTTCGGACCTTGAGCATCTTCTAAGATAAAGGATCCATCATCCATCAAGAACTGACCTGTTACTTTAACAACACCCGTTCCTTTTGGTGCTAATACAATATCTGAATTATCTGCAATATCATCAACTGCTGTTACATATAAAGATGTGCTAGTTGCACTATTAGTAATGCGGCTCATATAAAGACCACCATCACCAAATGCAACTCCTATCTGGTCATATGCGTTTTGATATACTCCAGAATCTCTATCGAGATCAAAAGCTATGCCAGGAGCCGCCTTGGTTCCTTGAGCAACGCCTCTGAATAACTGATTAACTTTTGCTTTTCTGTTAGGAATCAATGGGTCAGAAACAACCACTGGAAGAATTGCTTCCCCAGACAGGTTAGCGTCTGAAATCGTTTCTAACTGAGAAATCTTTTTGGTTCCCACGTTTCAATTCACACTATTGGCTACAGGTCTATTTATAAGTTTTCCTTTGCCTTTTCTAATCCACGACCAATCAGAAGATTGTAAAGCTCACTTGCCTTTTCTAAACTATCACTATGAAACTTGATCCAACCTTCAACCTCAGCAAGTACTTCTTCATAAGTTTCTTGAGCACCAACATTTTTATCGTTGATATAATCTCCTAAAACTTCATAAACACGCTCTCTTCTATCAGAACCTACTGGATCAATAGCAGGGACTACTCTTAAATCAGTCATTGGTTTTCTCCCGTATGTCATTGTGTAATTGTTCCGTGGACTTACGCAACTTACTAAGTGCAGCCAGGAGTTCTGGAGTTTCCTCCCATTCCCATGTAGACTGACGACCTTTCTTATCAACTGTTTCGTATGTTTTTTTAGTCATAATTAATCTTTAAATGATAGGAACTGTGAAATAGCATATCTTCCTAGACCTTTACCGCAATCTTCTTTATCCATCTTAACCATATCAACTGCATGAGCTGCTTGTCCAGGAAAAGCAACTGCATGATTATGAAGACATTTTATATCTATATTATGTTCTGGAAAATGAAAATCTCCTCCTTTGAACTTCTTAGGTTCTTTATATAACCATGTAATCACTGTAACATTAGCATTATCTGTATGTGGTAGGTAAACCCCACCATCTTCATAATATGATGTTAAAGTAAAATCCTGATTAGGTGAGAAATGTCTAAAATACCAACTATCAGGATTATCGCAAATGATATTATTTTCAAATATCTTTCTATTTAATGTGAGAATATTAGAATGTTCTCTATTGTAAAATACATTATCAGTGAATATACCAGTCTTTACCGTTTTCTCTTGATCATTTTCATCCTTTGCTGGTCTAGTACCATTACCTAAGATATTACCATTCGCTTGATAATAGTCAAGTTCTGCCCATATACCTTTTAATTCCTCTTCAGTATAAAGGTTTTCTATGTATATAAAAGGTAAAGGGTTCTCATATGCTTTTACTTCCATAACAATTGTTTCTTAAGAACTTTAAGTCTCTTCTTGGCTGCTCTCAACGCTTGAGGTTTCAGAGTTCTCTTCGCCTCCTTTTTGCTGTGATGCTGCCAATTCGGGATTTTCATTTTCGATAAAGTTCTTACGGAACTCCTCCACTTGATCTAAAACTTCATTATCAACTGGTGGTCCAGACTGTAAGACGGGAGATAATAGAGCAACTGCTCCGTCAGGTCTCTTAATACGCCATATAGTTCTATTCCTTTCAGTCATTGTGAGAAGAAAAGGCAGGTTTGAAACTGCCTCTTCTTCTGTAATATCTTGGATATCAGTCATAAATTGTAACTTGGTCTGCAGGAACTACTTCCCGAATAGCAGCAAGGGTTTCAACAAAACCATTAGTGCCACTGGATTCCCAGTTCCAGTTTACGTCTGCCTCATAACCCTCTTCATCAAGAATTTTTACTTGACGCTTAGATAGGTTCACAAATACATGCTCAAGAGCAGTATCGTCAGATGGGCTAAAACTTTGATTGGACATTAAGGTGTCTCTCAATTACCTATGTATCATATCACGGGTCTAGGCGAGTGTCAAGTTACCTCCGCCAGTTGTTGAAGTGGACGTACTGGAAGAGCTGGACGACGTATTGATACCACCATCAGAACTAGAACTGGTACTAGTATCAGTTTCTGTGGTGACAGCAAATGGGTCGGCAGCACCAGCAATTAGGTCAACAGTTCCACCAGTCGCATCAACCTTATACAACTTATCAGCAATAGGTAAGGCATAAGCGGCATTTTTAGAATCCAATTTCACTTCATATTCCTTAGCATTCTTGGGATTAACAATAGTTTCCACTCCACCAACAACAACAGTACGTAATCCAACGACTTTCTTTGTTGTAGTAGAAGGTTCACAATTAATTAATTGTAGTATATGTGGTGTGACCATTTCAATAGAATTATCTGCAGTCATTGAGATCTCTACACCACTCATTGTTTGCTGATAACATGAGTTCTCAAACAAACTTCCAGATATTTTAGTTGATATTGATGCCAAGTTGCATTCTGCACCCTGTAATTCAAAAGCAGCACCAACAACATTCATATCAACATCTGATCCAAACCTAAGTGAATGCTTCTGAACTAGAGTACCTCTAGTAGCACCATGCTTATTAACAGATACAGGAGCTCCTTCAGCACTAAAGAAGAATCCACCACCCACTTCAATATGACAATTACCAGTTATCTTTAAAAGATAATCACCTTCAATGGTGCGAACATAGTCATGGTTGACCATTTTACAATCATCACCATGAACTTCTTGGGTAAGTGTTCCAGCATAGGAAACATGATCTGCAACTAGATTACCAGTATCACCACCTTTATTAACTGCATCATCAACAAATTCTTTTACCGTATCTTCTATTGTCTCATCACTCCAAAGAGAATGTCTTTCTTCCTTCCTTAACTTATCTCTTATTTCTTTCTCTGCTAAAACAGCATTATTAAATGATATAGACGTATGAGTTGTTCCATTTACTTTCTTATGAACTTGACCTAAACGACCAGGTGTTCCAAGATATAGATCATATGAACCATTCGGATAATTCTTAGCAGTAGTCATGTTAGGATCTGCTTTCTCAAACATAGACTCATACAGATCAACATTATCAGTAGTACTCTTACCTCTTAACTTATTAATTGCATCTAAATCAGTTCCAGTACAACGAGTAACACCAAATAAAGGGAACCAACCAATCGTGTCTGTTCCACCTACAGTAGTTCTCGTACAATTACTATCTGTAAATTTAACCAACAACTTCATTAATCCAGTAAGATTAGTTTCAGTTGTATTAAAAATATTAGTATTGAATTCGTATATACCACTTCCCTTCTCCCATTCATCAATAATCTTAGTAGCATTCTTATCTATTGCAGCGACTTGAGTTTTAACACTCTTAACAACATCTCCAACACCCATAGTAATTTTCATACTATTAAGAACAATATCATCAATAAGGGTGTTTACAGTTGTCATAACCAGCTCAGGCTTGGTTGAAAGACTATTACCTGCCAAATATCCGTCAATATATCCTGTAACAGTTGAAAGAGTTGCCTTTTTATAAACCGCAATATTAGAATCAAGTTGGCATAAAGAGGTTAAAATCGTGCTAACTGATTGCTGAATATTATTATAAGAAGAAAAAGGAACACCTGTAGAATCTCTAAGGATATTAGAAATCTTCAATTCTTCTGCTAAATTTGCTACAGAAGAACGCATAGCAGAAACTACCTGAGAATAGATAACAGTTATATAATTCTCAAGTCTTGAAGTTAAATCTCCTTTCTTAACATATTTTCCAGTAACAAGATCCAAATACTGTGAACTATCAATCTTAACTAGAGTTGAAGCAGAATTTGCTAAGTCTTCAATTAAATAAGATAATTTATATTCTAACGTCTTCCAAGGACCACCAACACCATTAGCAGCAGGAAGAGGTTTAACTGGATTTGTTGGTTTAATAGGATTACCACTACTTCCATCAACTCCTAAAGATGATCCAACATTTCTTGGAGACCCATCTCCTCCTGCCTCAGAATACATCTGACCTGGATAAGCAACGTTATTGCTTATACTTTGTCTTAAAGGTCTAAGTGGTCTAACAGTATTTTTCTCTGCAGGATGAATAGCAGATGGATTAGGTGCAACACCGTCTGCACTGGTTAAATCTGAGAAAGCAAAAGCATTAATACCTCTGGTATCATTAGACTTTCTTATTCTCATAACACCAATAACTATTGGCATTTGAGCAGATTCTCCATCCATAAAGAATCCCATAACAACAGCACCAGGCTGTAACTGTCCTGAAGATTCTCCTTGTCCATCATTACCTGCTTGAGAAGTATGTTGTAATACTGTAGCCCAAGGCAATCCATCAGTAGGAAGATCTGCTGTAGTCCCACCTCTAAAATTTGTATAGTAACCAAGGATACGAACTTTTACACGACCCAATTCCATTGGATCTTCGTTATCCTCAACTTCACCAACCCACCAGAAAAAACCGTCCTTACCGACAAATCCAGTACCGTTCTCATGTTGAATACCGTCAATTAGCTTCATTCTTCTAGGCAGTTTTTTTATTATTTATCCCTGCATGGGACTGCCCGTTCTCCATCTTTTCTGAAACATCACTCCTTGGATCTCAATAACTTCTTGTTTCTTATTAAGAAGTATCTTCTTAGCAGTAGTCATCTCGTCACTATAGAAGATTAGTGGTTGGTCTTTTGGATGCCCATCCCCACTCATGAATGTGACCTCACCAGCAATTCAGTAAAATACTCCATCTTGTCTGGATGTACTGAAGCGGGATTTTCACTAATAGCTTGTTTGATTGCGATCATCTCCACCCACTCCGAATCAGATAATCGTTGTAAATTTTCTTGTACTAAGGTTTGGCTTTGGTAAGTCATTCCTGGATTTTTTTGTTTTGTGTAAGTAATTATAAGCGATTCAACACAAAAACGTCTATTTATAAGGATCTTTTAAGATTTCCGCAAAAATTTGTAAAGATTATCACTTCCCCACGCCCAAGTTCCATCTTCATAGAACCCTTGATCCCTACTTTGTAGTTTATCGCCATATAAATGGATCTCTGAAACAATCCTATTTCCTCTTGTTCCAGTACACATGTCACTATCCAATCTCCCATGCCAAGATTTACTCATTTCATTAAATTTGAAATGCATATCACACTGTTCTTGTCTTGAACCATCTGAACGATAGTTCTCCATAACACCAATAGTATCAGTTACATAATGAAATTTATGTTTTCCTTCACGGTATGGACTTGTAGGACCATCCACCCTATAAAAATTTTTAGAAAAATACCAATCATCCTCTTTCTTCCAAACTACTTCAGTTTGTGCGTAGATATGAGGATTAGATTGTGCTTGAGATCTATTGTGCCAGTGTCCTAAAAGAAAGGCATCAATATCATTCGTCATACACTCGGCACTCAAAAGCATCAGGATGATTGTCGCAATACTGATCTAGTTGCTTATCCTGGTGTCTGAGATGATAATCGTTGATACCAGTTTCAGGCTCATCACCCTTATGGTATTCATCATAATTTGCTGATACGTTTTTTAAATCTTCCTCGCTATACTCATGCATACCATGATTAGTATGTTCTTTATGATCCTTTGGATCAATATACACTTCATGGTCTAAGTCATGAGATCTTTTCGCTTGAGGGTTCTCTCCGAATTCGCTCATAGTTGTCATAAGTAGACTTCAACTGAAATTATTTATCCTATCTTAGCACAGAATCCTTCATTAGTCTGAGTTCTGTCTCCAAAATATGACCTGTTGTTGAATGCTTAACTTTTGAAATCATATATTTACCACTATACTTCTTATCAATCTGTGTCTTTCTACCTGCTTTAAACGTAGCAGGGATCTGCACATCAATACCACACCCAACATAAAGATCTAAATTACCTGGAACAGTTATAACCAACTGTATATTCCTAATAGATTCTATTCTCATATATTGATATGCCTGTAATTCTGCCAGTTCCTGCATATTCGCTTGAGGATTCATTACAAACTTAGGATCAAATGACTGATTAGGTAAAAGATTATATCTAACTCTTCTTGGTTTAGCAACTGCTGATTTGATCTTCCTATCCATTTGAGTCATAGGGTTAACAGTTGTCTTACCATTAAGATGAGACATTTTACTCCATAACCTATCAAGACCATATGCAGGACTTTCTGTACTTGTTTCTTTACTCAATCCCATCTTGGATTGTGTAATGGTTACTGGATCAAATCCAGCAGTATATCCAGCAAAATTACCATCTCTAAGAACATTCAATAAATTCTTTTCTTCAGGGAATGTAATACCATCAATAGTATAGATGTCTAACGCATCACCACTCATCTTTTTGGGAGTGTAGTAATACTTGTACATCCTTGCTTTACCAGTCTTAGGATCAGTATCCTTTTCCATAGTCTGTTCATTAATATCATCAACCAATTTATCTAAAGATCTGAAATGATATCCCATTCCATTCTCATAGAACATAAAACCATTCTGTAATGCACCACCCTTTTGAGATTTTCTAACACTCCTTTGAGCCATCCAATAAATTGCGTCAAATGGTCTCCAATTAGGTGAAACAAACTGTTGATTGTTAATCGTTTCTTCTAAGTATAGATTTTTCTTTGATCCTATCCATGCATCTTTTGTAAGCAATTGTCTTATTATGTAAGATGCTTCCGTTCTACCTTTAAAAATTCTATCCGACTGTCCAAAAAGTGTAAGCGTTTCATTCCTTATATACTCTTCCGAAACACATTCAACCATGAAGACATCATTACCTTGATTTGATCTAGAACGAGAATGTATCTGATATATTATAAAATTATAATCCTTGTCAACAAGAGAACTCTGAACCTGTAGTTTAAGTGTTTCAGATCCAGTCATAGAATTGAGCAATCCAGCAGCATCTTCAAATATAAAAGACGCTTCCATAGTTGCAGAATCAATAGATTCACGAATCTCCCAACCTCTACAGAAGTTTATAAGGTTCCATGCACCTTCTTCATTCTTTAACCGTTTACCGTTCCTATAAAGACTTAGACGATAACCTATTTCACCAGCATTAGTTCTTTTTATAGGCATAATTTAAATGGTATTTAAAGTTAATGACATTGCTGACTGTATTCTATTACGAGAACCCATACTAGCAGATGCTAATCCACCTTGTCCTCCACCACCTTGCATTGCTTTTTGAACAAATGCTTGTGCTTCTGCTACTGATGAACGAACACCAGCATTATGTGATTCCACTTGTTGCATAGTTTCTTGGACAAGACGTTGTGTCCTACCCATGATACCTTCTTGTGCTCTAGCACGTTCTCTATGTATCTTCTTCATATGATAGGACTCTCTTCTGTCCTGCTCATTTCCAGAAGCCTTACCAGAAACTATATTAGAACTAGTACCTTTAGCACTAGCTCCTAGTATAGATCCACTAGCAGCAGAACTAGGTGATGACATTTCAGCTCCAGTGCTTGATCCAGAGCTCTTTGGCTGCGGACCAAACTTCCTTTCACGAGGACTTACATAACCTTTATTTTCTTTATCCAACTGATTTCTTGCGTCTTCGGTATCTCCAATACCAGACTTCTTCCAAATCTCACCAATCTTAGGATCATTAGCAGCAAAAGTTAAATTTTTGAACTTTCCTATAGGATCAGAACCTATTCCAAACGGAGTTCCACCTTTCTTAAAGGTAGTAGAATTTAATAAAAGTGCCTGATATGGTTCTGATAAACCTAAATTGGTCATCATCTTACCCATAGCAGGAGTATTAAATGCCATTTGTATGGCTTCATCTGCCTTACCTAACTGGTTAGGACTATATTTACCACTACCAATACCTAAATTTCCAAGTATATCGGACATAGTTTTAGCACCACGGAAAGCAGAACTTCCTGTGCCACCATCAATAGCATTTGCTTGATTGAAGATAGATCTAGCAGCAAGTGCCATACCTTCTGGTCCAGCATCTCCAGCATTAGCAATGATGGCTTGCTTCATTCGGGTGTAATCTGCTTCACCCATTCCCATTACACCAGATCCAGCAACTTGCCTATCAGCAAATCCTAAATGTACCACTCCTGGATATCCATATCCACCTGGTCCTTTCTTACTTCCACCTTCTGTCCATGATCCCCATCCATCACTAACGATATTAGTTAATTTAGCACCATCTCTATTACCAAACATTTCACCTGCTAATGAATTTGCTTTTGCACTTTTATTACCAGGTCCATACCATGCTGCATCTAATCCAAGACCTAATCCATAAAGTCCACCTTTAGGATGTCTCTGTCCACCACCAGGTTTATGTGCTCCTCCTCTATTAGGTGGTCCTTTCTTCCATTTATTATTTTTAAAATCAGGATGGTTGAATACACTATATCCTTTAGACAATATCTGCTTACCAGTAGCAGTAACTGCCATTCTTCCACCACCTTGCTTCTTCTGGTACATTCCACCAGAACCTTGGCTACCAGGTCCACCACCACCACCTGAGTGACCTCCACCAACTCCTCCACCTAAAGAATCAATACCACCAGAAAGACCACCACTTCCAGCAATAGCACTAATAGCACCACCAACAGGAGTTCCACCTAAGAATTGTTGTGCAAGTCCACCAAGTTTTTGACCAAATGACATACCTTCGCCACCTGGTCCAAACATCATATTACCAATACCACCTGCCATACCAAGAATATTAGAAGCTTTACTTCCTGGTTTTATAAATGTTGATGCAATACCACCAATACTCTTAAATATATCCCATCCAGTAGCTTTACCACCTTCACCAGAACCTCCACCACCAAATAAAGTTGTTAAGGCACCACCAATACTAGCTCCTTTATTACCAAATAATGATCCACCTATCTGGGCGGCACCACCACCTTTCATCCAATCGCCTAATCTACCTTGCCAACCTTTGTTTCCAGCAGCAAATTTTTGACCAAAAGTCATTGGTTTTTGTTGCTTTGGCTTATGCCATAATGAAGATATACCTTTATTATCAGTAAATTTATTCTTAAACCAACTACCAACACCACCTAAGAATTGTTCCTTACCACTCAATCTAGGAAGTGAATTTGGAAGGTCAAATCCCTGAGCATGAGCCATTTGCATATTGGCCATGGTCAACCCAGGCATTTGCCTTGTAGCAAAGTTGTTGAATGGTATTACAAAACTACTACCATCAGCTTTTTTAGCTACATATTCAGTTCCATGACCAATAAATTCAGGACTACCTTTTCCAGGTGATGTAGAAACAGCATATCCAGAATCTGGTCCAGTAACCCAACCACCTTTTGCTCTTTGTGGTAGATCACCATCAACTAATGCTGGTTGATCATCATCACCAAGTTCTAATGCTTTCTTACCAAGATATGCTGTTCCAGCAACAGCAGTTACAACTTTAGCTGCTGTTCCCCACTTACCGCCCATTAATCGGCCTGCACGACCTCTTAAAAGTCCTTTATGGAATCTAGTTAATGATTTATAGAAGGTAGTTAAAACCCACCTAACATCTTTAATTAATCGTACAGGATTAGTTAACCATCGCAATCCTAAGAATAATGCTCCTAGATTTACAAATGATTTTGCAAATCCCGTCAGTCGTTGCCACCAGGTCGCATCATCCCTGAGCATATCATAAAGCCCATTGATGGTGTTTACTATCCTCCCTCGAAGGAAATTACTAATCCATTTGAATACAGAAGCAAGCGTTTCTAGGACTTTCTTAATTTTTTGATGATTTTCAGGATTCGCCAGCCATTTCAAAGCTGGACGAATTATTGCAAACTTTAATAGAGCAGTAAAGAAATTAACTAACGCTTCCCAGAATTTAGGCGCACCTCTCCCAATATAATCATTAATAAAACCAGCAAACTTAGGCATTTCGCCTTTGCCGTACATTGGTTTAAACGCTGATTTTCTTAATTTTAACCTTTCAGACTCTAAACGTTTAAGTTCAATTTTTCTAATATCATTAAGAACACCACCAAAAGAATTAAGAGTATTACCAAGATTATTAAAAGCTTGGATACTTTTTGCCATATAGACAGACCCAGCCTTACTTTCCTGACTAGCGGCTGCTTGAGTTGCAACACCTGCTGCTATAGGTGTATATGGAGTAAATTTTGCTAGTGATATCTTTGCCATTTAATTATTTATTACGCTTGTTGTGGTTGTGGCACTGGTACTGGAATACGTTTTGGTATAGGTACTGGTCGTTCAATTGCTACCAGTTTCTCTAATAGCATAGGTACAGGCATAAACTCTATTGTTGCTTGCATAGCATAATCTTGAGAGGTTCCTCTGCTATGTTTACCAAATGTAGGTTTATTTTGACTCGTAACACCAAGAACTGCAGGATCAACTCCAAGTTCAGCAGCCATTTCTCTCAGACCACCCAACATTGCCATTGGACCTCCTCCACCCATCATTCCTGTAATAGTTCGGAATATTGAACCAAATCCCATATTATCAGCAATATTACCAAGTAATCCCATAGGAGAGAATCCTTGCGGACCAAAACTATCCAAACCAAACATTTGAGACAATCCTGGTATATTAGAAAGACCAGGAATAGATCCAATAAGTCCACTAATGGCAGGGTTATTCCTTAAGAATCCACCAACATTACCTAAGAAGTTACCAACATTACCAGGTAACATCTTAGTTAATCCACCAAGAGCTCCACCTATACCACCATTTAAAAATCCTTTAGCAACTCCTCCAATTCCAGTGGAGAAGAATTTATCCATTCCAGCAGCAAATTTACCACTACCAAAATGAGTAGAGAAACCAGATGCAGCTCCAAGACCTGCAGTAATGGCACCCATAATATTGCCTTGAGATAAGGCACTAATACCCTGTGCTGCATAAATGAACGGTGCAGCAGCAGGGAATACAATAGGCACAACAGTACCTAAAATACTGCCAAGTGGAGAATTCATAATTCCACTAACAGCCTTACCTACACCTTTTACAACACCAGATACTGCTTTACTAATACCTTTAAAAACTTTACCTAAGAAGAACTGTTTACGTGTCAAACGTGGATAAGCTTTTAATAATTTACCACCAGTTTCTTTAAATCGGGATCTACTCCCTTCCATTGGACCTTTAGATCCCCAACCTCTAGGATCCCACCATGCTCTTTTCTTATCCTTTTTTGGTTGTTGTTTATTTAAGAAATCACCGTATGCATCACCACCAGCACCTGGTGCTAATGGTCCCCAACCCTGTGTTGATGGAGAATGAACTTTCTTATTCTCAAATACATCAAGAAAATCCCACCACTGGTTCTGATATTCTGGTTTTGAAGCATGATCTTCTCTTATAGCACCAGTACCATGCCTATTTTTTTGTCTCTCTGACTTCCCTTTAAATGGAGATTTTACATCACTCTTATATGCAGAACTAGAACTAGAAGTAGTATTATTCTTATCACCAGTATAACCAACTATTCTTCCACGTTTGTTGTATATTGGTTCTCCTTTACCTTGAGTGGTTCCAGTAGCATCTCCACCATCTGAACCATCTTCGGGAGAATACTTCTCACCTTTTATGGCTTGACCTTCTTCTACCTGACCCTGACCTGTAGTTCCTGCAGTTGGGAAGAACGATTTATGTAATAAGGGGAATGTATTTCCTGTCAGATTAAGCATCCAAACAGGGTTAGGTACCTCCTTGCCAAGCATGAAACCCATTGGTCCCATCATGGCTTTCATCATTACCTTTAAGCCAGTCCAGATCTTATTACCACCCCAAACTTTTGAGAGCAGACCTGGCGGATCTTTAGGGAAATCAGGTATCTTAAACTTAGGAATACCCTTATAGAATCTTGTCCAACCATTTTTGATCCAACCAAGCATCTTTGTAAAGTTGTTGAAAAGACCTACCAAGTCTTCTCTTAACTTCTTACCTGCTTTTTTCCAACCTCCACCTGAGAAACCAATATATAAAAGTTCACCAACATATTCACCACCCATCATACCGATAAGACTACCGATACCTGGAAGTGGGATAAGTGTACCTAATGCTCCACCAATAGCAGCACCTGCAGTTTTAAATAGTGCCGCTTGCCAAGGATCCCCTGCAAGAATGGAGAATAGACCTGTTAATATCGCTCCAAATATAGGAATTCTACCAAAGGTTTGTTTAAACGCACCTTTAAGTAACTTCAAGTTTGCTGGACCTAGGAACTTAAGTGCTCCTCTACCCATACCCCTTTGAAGTCCTCTGCTAAGAACCCTCCCTGTCTTAGCAGTTCCTGGTGTTAGACCTGATGTCTTAGGTGGTGGTCTAAATGCGCCTGGTTTCTTATTTGCTAATCTCTTTACTCTCTTAAGTGCTTGTGACTCACTTAATCCTTGCTTAAGAGCATCTCGGTATACTCTACTACCATTTTTACCAAACCTTCTAGCAACATTATTGCTAGTTCTGGTAACTTTCTTCCAATTCGGAGTTTTACCTCTAGGGGTAGATGTTGATCGTCCTTTACCTTTACCCCTATCTCTTCCTCTACCTCTATCTCTGTAGAAGTCTAAATTCAACAACTGCAGAATAGCATCCATCATTCCAAATGGATTTAAAAGGGCTCCTAATCCAACTATTCCTACTAAAAGTGTCCCAAATCCTTTTAGTCTACCAATAAAACTTTTATCTTTATCTACAAGTGCAGAAAATCCATCCAAGACTTTCGTTACACTACCTGATGCAAAACTTGCAATTTTCCTAATAACAAAATCCGTCCTTTTAAGAAAAATCTCTAATTTTTTCTTATTCGCAGGATTTGCCATCCATTCCATTATCTCTTTGGTGGCCATCCAACCACCAATCATGGCAATAAACTTCATGGCGGTACTTAAAATCCCCATGAAACCACCAAGAAGACTATCCATCATCCTATCTAAAGATGATTTCTGTTTACCTCCAGGTTTTTTGGGAGTTTTAATCCCTTTACCCATTAGAGCGTTTCTACGCTCCATATTATCTTCAGCGGCTTGATCTCGCTCTCTTCTTAATTTGCGACGCTCCGCCTTCTCCTGCAACTTATCATTCTTCGTTCTGGCAAGAGATATAGCATGTATATCTTTAGCAATAGCACCCAAACCAGTTACTGTTTTACCAATTTTATTGGTAGCCAGCAAAAACGTCCTAGGACCAGTAGAGGAAAGAGTCTTTACCCCTGAACTCCCAGGATTAACAAATTTATATGGTACTATTTTAGCCATCAACTAGCTGCTTGTTGTGCTTGTTGCTCCTTCATACGATTTTCCTCTTCTTTGAGGAAATCTACCAACATTTTCACATAGATCTCTTTTTCCCAAGGCATGAGATTGTCTATATGATCAATTTGCCATTTATGATGATGTATCAGTGCAAAGTTAGTGTCATAATAATTACGAAGATTATTATGAAGGAGGGCTAACCGAAAAAAGCCGCTAAACCTTCCAGTTTAATTTCGTTCTCTTTTTCAGTATTTGGATTTGTAACCTTAACTGTATGGGAGAGTTTTGGCATAGTTTCAAAAAAGTCTTGAACCTTCTTGAACTGTGCAGAACTCATTCCTTCAATAAATTCAATTACTTCACTCTTAGGAAGATCAGTGCAGTCATATACTTGCTCAGGATCAGCAATTTGCTTTATGCAACTAGCTGCCATTTCAAATATTTGATCAGCTCCATATTCTTCTTCAGTAAAGTTCATTTTAACGAAAGTATCCAAACTTGGATATCCCATTGTTAAAACAACTTCCTCATCCAATTTAATTTCCGTTTTATGACCCCTAGTCTTTACGACTTTGATTTCATCTAATGGAATTTTTACTTCCACTTGAGTTTCTTCATCATCTGGACAAATGACTTGAACATCAACACTTTCACCAACAGACTTAGTTCGGATTTGGAGGAAAACGAACTCAATATCAAAAGTTGGTAAATCATCAACATTCTTAATATCAGTGCAAGCTGCAATGATATCCTTAATAGCGTTTACAATGCTATTCTGGTCACCCGTCTCAGTTGCGATAAGAAGCACTTTTTCTTCTTTTACAAGAAAAGGTCTATAATTTATCGCCTGTCCTGTAGACGGTAGCTTCATTTTGAAGCGTGGGGTATTTAACGTAGGTAATGCCATAGTTAGTCAATTCAGTACTATTATTTATTCAAAAACCTTGAGGGTCAAAAAATATGCCGAGTTTTTTTCCCGACTTTCTGGGAAACAAAAGTCGAATTATATATGAGACTCAAGCATAATTATATGTGATCCAATTACTTCTACTATGATCCTTCGCTGCTTCTGGTCTATTATCTCTTCTATTTGGGTTAGTTAATAACCCTCCAGGTATATCAGTGTTCTTACTAGCCCAGTCAATCTGACTAGGAACATAGAATCTATATCGTTCAAAGTAGAATCCAACTGACATAGTTGTTAACCTTGATTCCATATTGTTTAACTGTGAAGAACCAACGTTGAAGGGGAACACATTTCTCAATTCCCACATAGCAACAACACGATTCCGTCTAGGGTTATTGAACAATGGTTGTCCAGTTCCACATTTTAATACTTGATGGGCTAAAGGATCAAATGTCGTAATACGTGAACCACCACCTCTCTCCCATTTAAATATCCTTACTGTAGGTGCAGTAATATTGTCATAGTAATCTACATATTGATCTGCATCATTTCTCATGAATGACATCCATCTCTCAAATAATGCTCTAGTCTTATAACTAGATGGCATTTTAAAAACTATATTAATTTGACTGAATGCACTACCAGTAGGATACCTATAAGATGCACCCTGAGTAACAATCTGTCCCGTAGTCATCTGTTTACTAGGAAGGTTCACACTATCTGCATAGTAATCTAACAGTAATCTATTATCTCCAGTTGAAAAACTCCAGTCAGCATGACTCCCCATCATTGATGGAGTTGAGAAGTGAACCGAGTACATGTTAGTATAACTCGGAACATTAGCCTGCTGCCTAAAGAAAGCAATAAACTCCTGTAAAGAAGAGTCTCTTGCTTCTTCTTTATTAGGAAGGTCACCACCATTTATTATGTCTTGGATATTCCATCCTTGTAAAAAGGCACTAATACCAGATACTACTTTTCCAAACATTATACTTTAAGTTCTTTTTCTGTAATTAACATGAACTCCCATCCATAATCTCTACAAAACTCTGTTGCGGCTTTCCATTTTGCCTTGTTAATACTCCAAGTAACAACTTCAGTAATATACCTTTTAGTATGTTTCCTTTGAGTTTTAGGTTCTTTAGTCTGCCTAGAGGGTTTTACTTCAACCATATATTTTTTCTTACCGACTTTAACATAGAAATCTGGGTAATATCTATGTCGTTTACCATCAAGAGGAGAAATATATGGTATAGCAATCTCTTCACTACCCCATTCAGTGACTGACGGGGTTTGATCACACCAAAGCATGAACTTATATTCCCATGATGATCTGTAAACTATGTTACGAGGATCACCTTTATACTTCCTTGGAAGCCTTGGAATATATTTTCCTTGCTTATAACGCATAAATATAAAGAGGTCACAATATATTTAGGCAGAAACTTGTCAATTTTTAAGTACCCATATAGATCTCCTGCACAGAGATCACAACACGGTGGTAAAGCAGCTGATGCACCTACTGAAGCAACTGACTATATTTGTATAAGACGTGAGAGATTTAAATACGAGGACTCAGGTCCACCAAAAGCATTTTACAGTAGAGCATTACCAGGAAACAAAGCAAATATAATTGCTCATCCAGATAGATGCTACATTGCAATACCTCCACAAATTACTACACAATACAGTCCTGCCTATAGAAGAGCAGACATTGGTGTATCAGGTCTTGCTGCAATGGGAATGATGGGGGCAGGTAAAGACTTCAGTTCAATGGCAGACACATTACAAGCTGCTTCTGCTGCTGCAATACCAGAATTCTCTACTGGTATGATTCTTCAGATGATCAATAGTTTCAACCAGTTTGTTGGACTACAGGGTAACTTAGATATTAATACTATACAATCGTTACAAAATGGTAAGATCTTCAACCCATACAGTGAACAGATCTTCCAAGGTATGAGTTTTAGAACTCACAACTTTGCATTTAAATTCTTAGCAAGGAATGCTAGAGAAGCACAAGAAGTTAAAGATATAATTGATTACATAAAGATAGGAAGTTTACCTAGAATACAAAGTGGTGAATTTAATAAGAAATTCATCAACAAAAATAAGAAGTATGATGCTTGGGGTAAAACCAAAGAAAGAGATAAGACTGATGTCTTTGCAATGGATTGGTTTAAACAAGATTCATGGGGTAAGAACAGTAGTTACGCTTCTACAGATCGTTACTTTGAAATCCCTGATAGATATCAACTAAGATTCGTTCGCTTCAGTGAACATCTGACAGAGATTGATGATCGTGAGAGAAGAGATTTACACTTTAAAATATATCCTTCTGTTTGCACAGGTATTAACGTTAACTATACACCAGACAATCAATACACATCATTCAAAAATATAAATGGTCAACAAGTAGATGTCCCTGCAGTTGTTTTAACTGTTACATTTACTGAGACTAGACTACTAACACAAATGGACGCTGCGGCTGGTTACTAATGGCATACTTTTCATATCTACCAAATGTATATGTAGGAGAAGGCATCAAAGATGATGAGGACTACAAGTATCGTTTGGTTAAAAATATATTCAGAAGAGCAAAGACTAGAGCAGATCTAGATCAGTACATAACTTTAATGGAAGCCTATGAATTAGCAGAAGATGAAACTCCAGCTCAAGTTGCACTAACTGCTTACGGTGATCCATATTTAGATTGGATAGTATTATTAACTAATAATATAATTGATGTATATGAAGAGTGGCCAAAGAATCTAATTGATCTACAAAATTTTGTGAGATCTAAGTATCCTGAACCAGATGGTCTTCATCACTACGAAACACAAGAAGCACTATACAATGGTGAAGTGTTCTTAAAGAAAGGTATTGAAGTTAATTCAACTTGGAGAACTGTTCTTCCTGATGGAACTACACTTGGAGAAACCTCTTCAGTATATCCTGTAACAAATTATGAACACGAAACTTATTTGAATGAGAAGAAAAGAAATATTAGACTAGCACAACCACCAGTAGTAGAACTTATTCTATCTGAGTTTCAAGAGTTGGTTGCTTATGAACCTCATTCAGAACTGGATCTATACGGAAACAAAAAAAGTCCACTCAACCTAGCAAGCAGATTCTTAACTACTGCTGGCTATGTTAGTGGAAGTGTTACTGTTACAGAAAGAACAGGAACCGTTACTTCTTATGATAACGGACCTGGCTCTACTACTACAACAGTTACTTAAAATCTAAAGAGTTGAAAAAATTTGCCGAGTTTTTTTTCCGAATATATGGGAAAAAAAGTTCGGTTTTCGTTTAGCAATTAACAACTCCTGTTACTTCAGGAAATTTCTCCTTGACTAGACGTTCTATGCCTAGCTTTAATGTCTCAGCACTCATAGCACATCCAGCACAAGCACCAAGCATTCTTATGATTACCACTGGACCACTGTCAAGGTAATCTATCGCAACATACTCAAGGTAACCTCCATCTGCTTCAATGTAAGGACGGATCTCATTGAGTACGTTGTTGACATTCAAATCATTTAGTTCAAGTTGTTCAGTCATCATCCTTGCCAAATCATATCGGGCATTGCTTGTTGCCCTGGTCTTACTACAAATAGTAGTATAGCATAACAGACAAACCATATGATATTAAATATCCATGCTTGTCTGATCAGATATTTTCTGATACCCATAGATACTAACACATTTCTGACTGCTTTAGGATTATCTTCATCACCTGTAGCTCTGAAGATCTGTTCTATAATCACTGCAATGATTGCACCTATCACCATTGGATAGAATACAAAGTTTGCGAATGACATAATTGAAATTAGAAAAATCATTGATCTTCACCTGCTTCAAATTCTTCAATCTGATCAACATAAACCTCGTTGCCACCAATATTATATTTGTGACCACGTTCATCTTCACCAAGATATTCAAGGGCATTCTCACCAGAGAATGTATGTTCTCTTAAGACTGCCTGAAGTCTATGGTGTAACAATTCTACTTTAGTAATCATCTTCTTACTACTGCTGGAACATCTCCATCATCGTCATCATCTTCGTACCATGGATCATTGATCTCTTCTATACGACTTTGTAATGACTGCTGTAAATAATTATCTGAACGTTTTACTTTATCATTAAACTCTTCGTCTGGGGTGAAGTGTAGGTCAACTGTTCCTGCCTCTTCAATTTCTGGTTTAAACTTCACCACTAATAATTCATCTCCATCTTCTACTTCTTGTAGTTCTGGATGCTTAAATCTTGGTCTCCTGATAGGATCCATACGCATCTTAGATATGTCACTAATATTCTTAAACATCAGAGCAAAAGCAGCACCTGCTATCGCTACCATGAATGCCATAAACAATAGTGGCAATAGAATATTCATGCGTGGGGATCATACCTCCATAATATGTAGGAAACTGTAGCTATACCAATGGTGCATAAGGCACCTACAACATAAATTAAATTCACTTTAATCTCCTTTCACGTTGGATAACAAACAGACCAACTACTAAACCTATTAATGCTAAGTCTAGTAGTGGTGTAGATGATGCATGTGTCATTCGTCACTCCTCAAATGTTGATTTAATAAGTAAAACCACACAACACCCAGTACTATGACAGCAAAAAGTCTAATAGAACTGGGTGAAGTGTCAATCATATCCGTGGTATATATTTTGCTCCCTGTTGAACGAGTGGCATGATGTCACTCTCAACCTTCTCTACAATATCATCAATAACATTGACATCTAAGTCCATAAATGGTGGAATGATGCCAAGTATCCTAAGCAAACCATCCACAAACAATGCAAGACAAGTGAACCCCAATATCATACTAATGATAGTTGCAGTCCTATTGTGCTTACGCATAGACTCTTCATCAATTGCACGTGCTTCTGCTAAAGCATCCGCAATCATCTTGTCAACTTCTGCTTTAGTATAAGTGTACTTGCGGATGGTTTCTTCAGTCATATCATCCTCCGTCTACAGCACATCCTAGCGTAGCACCACCTATGATACCAGCAGGGATTGCCCACCATCTATCCTTTCCTCTTGAACCAAATCCTGCTAGTCCTCCACCAAGGAGTGCTCCAGCAACGGTTCCATCTGAACAATCATTTGTATCTACATCCTCATACACTGTTACATGTCTTCTATAAGTATGTGGACGTGGATTGTTTCTCCAACCAACGTTGGGGTGGTCTTGACAAGGAACCTCAATGGTATCCTTCCATGACTTCACATATCCTGGTGAATCTTCAGTACCAGGCACATACTCTTCACGATACTCTGTTCTAAAACAAGTCCTCTCTTCAGAGTATCCTGGTTGGTATTCCCCTGCCATTGCTGATACAGGAGTCAAAGCAAACAATGCTGCGAGAGCTAGTTTCATAATTTTCCTTTTGTATATCTTTATTATAGCAGAAAGGGGGTTAAATTAAACCCCCTTTGTGCCAGTTATTTATCAGTCCTCCTCTGCTAAAGATTGAAAATAAGAAAGGGTATCTCCCTTATCCTCAACAGGAGAGGAAGCAACTGCTTTCTCTCTAAACTCAGAGACTTCTTTACCCCAGTTTTGTGGAGTAACTTCTTCCTCCGACTCATCAACTGCTACAGGAGCAGGACGAGTACCAAGAACAAGGTTTAACCTTGCTTGTAGTTGTTCATAAGACTTGAAGTTCTTAGGGTCTTCAAACTCTGCTAGAGAGTATGCTTTCTTCCAGATTTCTTCTAACTGATCATCATCTAGGCTGCCAAGGGTTCCTGGTGCAGCAAATTCACTCTTATCATAATTCCAGTATCCATCAACCTTCCTGATCTTAACTTTAAAGTCAGCACCCTTCCATAGATTAAATGGATCTAGTGGAGTCTCGTCAGCAAATGCAGGTTGCATTGCTTCAACAAGTTTATCAAAGATCTTCTTACCATATTTGTATAGGAAGACTTGACCTTCGTTCTCTGGGTGTGCTGGATCACTTACAACATATATGTTGCTGTAGTATGAAAGCTTACGCTTCTGGGTTCTAGCAGTTGATTTATCTGCTTCACGTCCACTGTTCCAAAGTTCTCTGTTCAGTTCTCCAACGGGATCATCCTTACCAAGTGTAGTAAGACTGTTCTCAATGTACCACTGACCTCCAGGTCCCTTGAAAGCATGTGACCATACTTTAGCCCAAGGCATATCCTCACCATCTGGTGCGGGAAGGAAACGAATTACAGCGTAACCGTTACCTGCTTTATCTAACTCTGGTTTCCATAGGCGTTCATCGTTGCCGCCACCAGATTGGGGTTGATTTAACTTCTCAATCTCCTGCGTGAGTTTAGCAAGCGTATTGCCAGCGGCAGACGCTTTCTTAAGTGTTGCAAAAGACATAATTGTATTCTCCGTATTGTGTGTATTAATGCTACTAGGTAATCGTAGCATACTATTTAGGCTAAGTCAAGACCCGAATCTAAAGTGACTAGACCCTGACAAAGGTGCAAACCATCCAGTAAGAATGAACTTGCTACCACTGATCGGGGGAAGACCCCGATGCAAATGGGTGAAACAACCTGGCCAAATTAAGCAGGTGTTTCTGGTTGGTTTAACCCTCCTCTTTTGATAGAGGAACTCAGTCTCACCACCCTCTTCAACATCATTAAGATATATCATCCACGCTAACATCCTTACTGCATTATTGTAATTACTATTCTCTGCATGAAAGACATGGTACCCTTCCATAGGTTCTGTCTTCTGTAATATAAACTGTCCACTCATCCAGTCTTCACCTTGTTGCTTCAAGTAAGGGAAGTCTGTAACATACGCATCAAAAAAATTAAGTAATCTATTATTAATATCTCCTGCTAAGTCAGGCCAAAATGGTTCAATCGCTAACTGTTTATCTGAGCGATTAGGATGACGGTTTGACTTCCAAGTTATCTGATTGGTCGCTAACATTATTAAATTGGTTAATGTCTCTTCGCTTAGAGCATTCTCATACGACCTAATAAAATCCATTATGTATTTGCAGCAGCTTTATTTAATGTATCTACCATAGCATCCATGCACTCTGCAAGATCGTTAAATCCAAATGCTTGTGACATGGCATTAATTCTTGTCTTCATGTCTGCTGCTCCTTCATCTCCTTCCATAGCAGCAAGACACAACCTAGTATAAAATGTTTTTTGTTTGTCTATAAGTTCTTTACACTCATCAATGTGTTCTAATTTAGCCTCTCTACCCATGCTAGCCATCTTGCTAGTCATGGATGCTACCTGTTGATAAGTGTGAAAGATGTCCTGTAAATTTTCTTGTACCTGTGGTGAATTAAAAAAATTCATAAAGGTAATACTCCTTTAGATGATTGCTTCATATAATTTAGACGTTGTGCCTCATGTCGCAACCGTTCCTTTAATGGTTTAGAAACTAACTTAGGAACTGTTTCCAATTCAATTTCATTCTCTTGGCAATAGGTTACTATCGCTTCAATGTAGGTTATTAACCCATCACTTTTTTTCACCAGTCTTTCTATCTCTTGAGAGAATTTTGTTGGTGTCAGGAAATTATCCTCAGTTTGTTGTTTCTCTTTAGGCATTTTTTCCCCTAACAAATTCTTCAATGTAGGACTTGAGTAATTGTAAATAGTCATCAAGATTGTACTTCTCAAATACTTGAACAGATCCTTCCTCGGTTGTGATAAGTGTGACAATTTTCTTGACCTCAATGCCTGAACGCTCAAGGAACATTGCTGCGTATGCAGTTTCTTGAACAAAGTAATGTTCAATATAGTTCTCTTGTTTTTCTTTAGTAGAAGTTTTGAAATCGATAACTGCTAACTCACCATCAAACTCGGCAATACAGTCAACTCTACCAGCAAGACCAAGATAATGAGAGTATAGAAAAGTTTCTAAACAATGTATCTTATCAATCCGATTAAGAGTATCCTTAGATGCTTGAAACATTCTAACAGATAATGGATTGTTTGCCAAGTATTTGTTGAGATTTAATTCATCATTAATATAATCTTCAGTGATATTATGGAACGCTGTTCCTCTTTGTGTAGCTCTAGCAGTGATACGATTCGCCTCTTCTTCACCTATTCTCTTTCTCCAACCTGCGAAGAAAGCTGCGTTCTTAAACGATGTGATTGAGGTAACGCTTGGATAATATTTATCAGCACCAGGAATAGGGTAGAACCTAACTCCATCTCTATTCACAGGTTCAACCTCTGGAACTTTGAGGTCAACATCAACAAAAGTAAAAGTCATTTAGAAACCAAGATTATATTTTGATATGAGATAAGATCTTACAAGACCAGAGCGAACAATATCATTAATATCAAACTCAACACACGTGAAAACATCTTTCATGTTCTCAACTATCTTAATGAAATCTGAGATACCAGATGTTTCTTTCTCACGTGTAAGATCAGTCTGAGTAATGTCACCACAGAACATGATCTTAGAGTCCTCACCTATGCGAGTGATCATTGAATCAAGTTCATGGAAGTTCAAGTTACTGAACTCATCTACAATAACAATAGCACTATCAAGGGTAACACCCCGAATAAAAGATGTAGACCAGAAGTCAATAGTCTCCTGCGCTCGTAGGTTGTCATAAAGCATTTGGAATGAATTGTCATCAGGCATACTGAACATGTATCTAACCATGTTCTTGTATGGTATCTGATAAAGGTAGGACTTATCCTCATGGTCACCTGGTAGGAAACCAATCTCTCTAGTAGGTACTAGAGACCTTACAATAATAATTTTATCATAAGGTGTAGTAACGTCAAGCACCTCTTGTAGAGCAAGATATAAAGTGATGAAAGTTTTACCTGTTCCAGCAGCACCATGCAATAAAAGATTCTTACCTTCCTTATAAGCTTCAAAGGCAGTCGTCTGATTATCTGTAAGTGGAGTGATATTAGTCATGTATGACTTATCAATCGGTTTCTTCCTTTTCATTTGTTTAGGGGTCATTCCGTTGGTAGATGATCCATTACCATTGGTTTTCTTTCTTGCTCTTGGCATAAAATTAGGTGAAACGACTCAGGTTAGCTAGGGGATGTTCTTGTTGAACTTTAGACATGACTTCTTTAAAGCCATCAGACTGCTTAGGATTACCATAAGTATGTCCACCGACACCAGCAGACCAGTCTTTATCCCAGTCGGGATTGTCCTTCCTCCATTGATCATAAGATTTCATGGACATGGAGAGTTCCTGTTTCTCTCCTGTGCTCTTATTTATTACGGGATATGTCGGCATTTACTTACCTCTGATAGTGTTCCATAGAATTTTTCCCAAGGACTTACTAGCACTACCTTGGATCTCGTCAAACATATACATGTTAAGACGGAAAGCATAATTTGCTTCAGTGATCAATGCATTAATTGCTTGCTCTGATAAGGCTAACGTATCAAGAGTTGCTCTATAATTTGTCTTCCATTCTTTAGCATCTTCAATCCTAGGGAAGTCATAGAAATGTAATCCTTCACCTACAGGTGGTTGTAATGCTTTCTGAGCAATACCTTTAAGTATCTGACCACCAGATAGATCACCAATGTATCTAGTATAATGATGTGCTATCAATAGATACGGATCTTTCTCTGCTACCTCATTAATTCTATAACAATATGTATTACATGCCTCTGAAGGTATCTGTTTCTCTCTCCACATAGGACCATAGTAATATCTAAGATCCTCTTGTAGAGCCATTGTACGAAACAGATCTACATTCCATTTCTTTATTGCATTCACTAGAGGATCATTAGTTTCCTGTATCCTCTGCTCCATAGTGTCATAAACATACCAGAAGTTAGTAAGTAACTTACGATACTCTTCAGGATCTAATACACCCTTAAGGAAACTACCTACAAACTTAGTATTCTCTGCTGCGTTATGAGACTTCTTAGTCCCCTCCTTTATCTGTTGTGAAAATGCTACAGCCATCCTAGTGCCTCTGATATAATTGGGAATTGTTCTGCAAAGATTGCTCTCACTCCTTCAGCAATTTCCATGTGCTCTTTCTGAGTACCATGTGCTGAACGTAGATCAATATAATGTATCCAAGATCTTATAGATCCTGTCATGTAGAGTCTAGTTGGAGTTGCTAGAGGCAGAACAAATCTAGCACACTCCTTAGCAATACCTGCATGAAGCATCTTCTTATACAGATCTATAGCTTGATCAAAATGCTTTCGCATCTCAATCTCAAAATTCTGTTGTGTTACTGGATCTATATCATCAATACTGTTCTGTCTGTTCTTCGTATCTTGTCTGCGAAGTTCAGGCAATGGTATATCTTCTCTGATATATGATACATCAGCATACCGTTGTGAAAATTCTTGATATGTAAATGATCTATGACGTAAGATCTGTGCTGCAAGACCACGTGTGGTCTCAATCTCCACCGTCATGTGTGCCTGTTCAAAGACACTCCAATGACCATGTTTAATACAATATGATAAAAGACCAGAGACCTTTGGGTTCTCTTGGTTATTAGGGTTACTTACTCGTGCTACATATCCAACAGTTTGTTCAGCATCAGGAGTAACACTAATCAACTTTAACTTTTGCATGATCAAATATTATTTTAGCGATGAAATAAAGAGCAAGTGCTTGCAAATATGTAATGGTTGCAAGTCCAAATACACCAGGTATTACCCAGTTCCATAACCATTTAAGAAGTAATGGTTTAATAAAGAATGATAGTAGTTCACCTACTGCTTCAACACCTTTTTGCTGATCATCTGTTAGACCATTCTTATTCTGTTTTTCAGATGGTGTTGTTGTCATTCTAATTCTTCCTTCTTTTTCTTTGGTTTTGGTTTTTTGGGTATAGATTGACTGTTCCATAATTTAGGATTGACTTTACCTCCTGCTTGTTTAAACGTAACGAAGTCTTTCTTATAGAGATCATAATAATAATCAAAGAGTTCAACTTCTTTCTGAGCTATACTCAGATCATATTTTTCTTTACCATCAACCTTATATGTTACAAGGTAACATGTATAAGGAAGCTTTGGATTCATTGCCTCCTCTTTCGTACAATCTTCTTTGAATACATGCACGAGATTAAGACCTCCCACCCCATTCTATCTGAGGAAATGCTTCAGATATAACGGCTTTGGTAATACGTTTATACTTTTCGGTTAGTTTACCGTCCTTTACTAAGACTAATAGTTCTGCCTCTTCAGCAGCAAGACCTTCAAGCAACTGAACAAACATTTGTTCACGCTTCATAGTCTTAAGAGAACCGTCACCACCTTTAAAGAACCTATACAAACCTCTATACTCCTGCTCTAAACGGGTGTGATCCGTTCCTACAGGTGCATCATTAGGTGTATAAGGAACCTCTCCTTCAGGCATAAGTGACACTACCGATTCGTCAAAGTTAATAATCAATAACTGACGTAGTGCAGTGCTGTTATTTTTCTGCAGAAGTTTTACCTTCTCTGCTTTTGTTTTAGCATTAGAGACCTTACGCAAGATCTCTGTAATTAGTAACCGAGGGTTACTATTTTCAAGTGATTTAGTTGGCATGTTTAATCCTCATCATCGTCATCATCAAGTTCAAACTGGGTCTCCTTACGTAAGTAGATAAGTTCATCATGAATAATATTCCCATCTTCATCTAGCATCTCAGGGTGAGTAACTGATTTAGCATAAGCAGCGTTTTCAATGTAGTCTTCTACATATCCCTTCGCTAACCATGATATAACAATTCCCAGAAGGAATGCACCAATTACCATCAAAACAACTAATGCGATTTCCATAAGGTTAACTCCCTAGCTAAAAATATTTAGAGGGTTTCTAGACTCACATATTATACCACTGTTAGGAAAATTTGTCTACTCAAATTAAATTCTTTTCTTTGAGGTATTTCACGGTTTCAGTACATCCACCAAGATTCTCAGCATTTAACACGACTTGAGGGAAGGTAGATCCATCTCCAAACTGACCATAGAATGCATCCTTACCAAAGTCCTGCCCTAATTTATACTCTACATAATTGAATCCCTTACCGTCAAAAACCTGCTTGATCTGTTCGCAAAAAGGACACCCGTCCTTGGAGTAAACTGTAAAGTTCATATATTTTCTTAGAATAAAAAAGGGTATCCGAAGATACCCTTTATTTAGTTATCCAACTCCGTCCTTAGAAGCGGAAAGTAGCTCCGATCTTACCACCGAAATCGATGATGTCGTCTCCACTGCTGTCCTCATTAGAGATACCAGAAACTTCGCCGTAGAAAGCAAGTGTCTCTGTAGCAGCATATGATAGACCTGCCTTACCAGAGAATTCTGTCTCTGTATCGTCAGCAGACTCAGTATGAACGAAAGCAGGACCGCCCTGAACGTACCAAGAAGTCTGACCTGAACCACCGTCAACGCCAATATGAACGTCTGTAGTTGCTGAGGTATAATCCCCATCAGGATATGATGCGTTAGCCTCTACGTTCACATAAGGACCAGCAAAAGCGGCTCCAGCGAACAGGAAAGGTGATGCAGCTAGTGCTGCGATTGTTGATTTGATTGACATAATTGTCTCTTAGTGTCTCGCAAGAATAAAAAAATCCTGCGGATGATAATTCCCCCGACATGGGGAACCGTTATTAACATCTACACAGGGTTACGATTCTTTCGAGTCCTTTGTATGATAGTATTTAGTATAACAGAAACTTTAAATCTTGTCAACTGTGCCAGTTTCAGTAGTGTCCACCTTCTTTTTCTTTAGGGTTCTCCGTATCATCTTAGCATACTTAATATCCGATTTAGTATACCATCCTGGATGTTCTTTGGCTTTTTTAATAAGTCTTTTAGCTGTTTTCCTTGTATCTTTCCTTTGAGCTTCGTCCATGTAATTCGTTTTGTTCTCTTAATTCTATTAGTTTTTTTCCAATGTCTCTTGTACCCTGCTCATAGGTGTGAGGATTAAATGAAATATCAAATATATCTGATGGATCAACGACTGAATCAAACTCCAAGTCATTGTCTCCTACTACTTCTCTTAACTCCTGACTCAGTTGTTCCTTTGGTATCCTAGGTAATTCCATAAAAAAATAGAGGGGTTAGACCCCTCTATTTATAACAGATTATTCTGTTTTTATCAACCGATAGCAGGAGCAACAAGTGCAACTTCTGTTACCTCAGCAGCAGCGAGGTCTAGAGGGAAGTTGTGAGCATTACGCTCGTGCATAACTTCCATACCTAAGTTCGCTCTGTTTAGAACGTCTGCCCATGTTGGAACAACTCTACCTGAAGCATCTATGATACTCTGGTTGAAATTAAATCCGTTAAGGTTGAATGCCATAGTTGATATACCCATAGAGGTTAACCAGACACACACCACAGGGAAGACTGCGAGGAAGAAGTGAAGTGATCTACTGTTGTTGAATGATGCATACTGGAAGATTAAACGTCCGAAGTATCCATGAGCAGCAACAATGTTGTAGGTCTCTTCTTCTTGACCAAACTTATAACCATAGTTTTGAGATTCATTCTCTGTTGTTTCTCTGATTAGAGAAGATGTAACGAGTGAACCATGCATAGCACTAAAGAGTGCTCCACCGAACATACCTGCGACACCTGCCATATGGAATGGATGCATCAAGATATTATGTTCTGCTTGGAATACGAACATGAAGTTAAACGTACCTGATATACCGAGAGGCATACCATCAGAGAATGAACCCTGACCAAATGGATATATTAAAAATACTGCGAAGGCAGCAGATACTGGTGCAGAATATGCAACACAGATCCAAGGTCTCATACCTAAGCGGTATGATAACTCCCACTGTCTACCCATGTAGGCACAAATTCCGATAAGGAAGTGGAAGATAACAAGTTGATATGGTCCTCCGTTATATAACCATTCATCAATGGTAGCAGCTTCCCATATTGGATAGAAGTGCATACCGATGGCATTAGAGGATGGAACGACAGCACCAGAGATGATGTTGTTACCGTATAATAGAGAGCCAGCAACTGGTTCTCTGATCCCGTCAATATCAACGGGAGGTGCAGCTATAAACGCTACGATGAAACAAGTAGCAGCAGCTAGAAGACAAGGAACCATTAAGATTCCAAACCAACCAACATATAAGCGATTGTTAGTGGATGTTACCCACTCACAAAACTCGTCCCAATTCTTAAGCGGTGAGCTGCTCTGTCTTTGCAGAGTAGTCATTGAAAAAAGAGTGCGATGTTTTACTTGTTATAAAAAGACATTATTACCCCGTGGTCTTGGTTAGGGGGAAGTAAAAGTGGATATCCTCCTTACTGGAGGCCCAACCACCATGCGGGGGGACTTATTGACAATGCCCTTACACAGTATTATATATGCTTCTGTTAAGTTTTGTCAAGTATCAATCAATACGAAAACTCATTTAGTACATCTGATACTTTATTTAAATATTCGTCTGCTCCTCTACATTCTTCAAAGGTTAATTCCAGTCGCTCACAGCGATCATAGAGTTCGTCTTTCAGCTTCTCAACTCTAGATTCCATGTCTGGCTTATGTAAATCCTTCTTCATGGCAAGCACCTCCAACGCTAGCCTTTCTCATTAATATTTATAGATTTTCTTTATATTAATAGCCACCATAAGGATCATTTTCAGGTGTAAATTTCTGCTCTCCATCAGTCCACCATGCCTGTTCAGATCCACCAGCATATTCTATATCAGCATGATAGTTCTCGGATGCACCCATATGAAATGGATTGTATCTAGCAGTTGCCATACGATACATCTGTTCATGCATAGTAACTACTTCTTCAGCACCTTTCTCATGGTCTGGTGTTGACTTATGACGAGAAGAATAACTATCGGTTTGATTAAACCAGTCTGCTGCTTCTTCTTCTGGTCTTGGATTGGATTCTAATTCTGTCATTTTTTCAGGAGGCGCATATCGATTAGTCCCATTAGCAATCGGCATTGAATCATGGGGATGAGGTGGTTCATACTCTGAAGGTGCCAAATCTAACTCTTCTTCATTCATTGGTAATGTACCCTTACACTCATATTTATTATGAGTTAAAACTATTATAGTATGCTTTATAGTAACTGACAATACCGAAGTTAACAGATTGTTTACTGCACCACTCCTGAACACATTTCTCCACACCTGGTCCTGAGAAACCTGCCCTGTTTAAAATTTTAGTTGCTTCCTTTTCCATGTCCGTGTGCTATTCCTAGTTCATGCATTCTAGCATGTTCTGCTATCGGATCTCTTAATTCTTTTTTGCCTGAGCCAAATGTCTGCCATACTCCTAGACCAACTAGGAGAGCGAGAAGTGAAACAATAAAAATTACCATTATCATAATAAGCCTAAACTCCCTGCTGTAAAACCTACGCTACAGAAGAATGCAAATTCATATAGTGCGTAGTAAGGACTACTGAAGAACGTATTGACCGACATTGGTGTATGCGAATATTGCTACTGTTGATAAAAAGATTATTTGTGGCATTTGACTAGGTAAAAATACTCTACAGTATTATATAGGTATTTTTACTCTGTGTCAAGCACCTGATGGTACTGCTACTGGTTGTGCTATTCTTACTCCTTTACCTCCATTGGTATCATCATCATCGTCATTATTAATTGCTCTTAAGAATAGTTCAATCAACACTAAAGCAGTCATAGGATAAAAGACCCAGAGGACTGCCATTAGTGGTGATATACTGTCTGATGCGGCTACTAAGTCGCCCATTTGTTTGTATTTACGGATAAATTTACGAGTAACTATTTAGATTTGTTAAGATTTAGAATATACCTGGTATAATCTGTCCTGTTGATGCATAGGCTCCGATAGCGGCTACGAAACCGATCATTGCTGCCCAACCGTTAAACTTTTCTGCTTCTGGTGTCATGGTTCTTTAAAAAATAGGGGGAATAATCCATCCAAAAAGGATGTAGTTGTGTACTGCTGCGAATAAACCAATCATCGCTAGGCGACCATTGAGTAACTCTGCTTCTTTCCAGTAATCATGATCGATTACTTCTATCTGAGGTTCATGAGCAAACATATTCTGTCTGCCTCCACCTTCTGTAGTAACATATCGCTTCGTTGAAGCGGTAGATGAAGTCATCTTAAGTTATGTAAAGTAAAGTAACAATATTATATAGCAAATCTAAAGACCTGTCAAGGTATTTATACCCACCCCATGACAGAAAAAAGGATCACCATTTCTGATGATCCTTATAAGGTAATTTAATGATCCGCTATATGTGCGATGGCCACTCGCTGAAAACCATCTAGTTTATAGTCTATTGGCAAAGACTATAAAACAATCTTATCTTCTCCTCCACTCTGACTATCAGAAGCAACAGGGAATGTCACTGGTTGAGCAGCATCAAATGCTAAGTCATTCTTATCAAAAGTTATATTGTAATCTGGATCATAACACCCGTCAGGTAATGTAATACCTTCAAAGGAAATACTATCGTGCTCTTCATGCTTAGGCAATCCCTCCAGAATAGTCTGTAAGCCTTGATAATGTCTCCATACCTCACTAAGAGTACTTCTATCAAAGTCCTTAGTGTCTACTGCTTGTTTGAAGGCTTCCTTCACGCCATCAACAGCAGTCTCAAATTTTGAATGTAATCCGCAAGTCATAATAGTTCCTTTTCTAATTTGGTTAACAGTATATCATAATCTTCATCTACATCACCGTAGAAGTCTACACCTTTAGTCTCGAAGTATCTAACCACCTCATTATAGATGATTGGATAGTCTATGTCAAGTGTTATCTTTCTATCAATAGCACTCCATAGAATGTCAAGATGCAATGAGAACTTTTCTTTCGTAGTCATGAGAGACTCCTTTAAGAGACATGCCTCCAGACGGATTTGAACCGCCGACCTTGGCTTTACAAAAGCCCTGCACTACCGCTGTGCTATAGAGGCAGTCAGATAGTTCTGCTAGTTCATGTAACGAATCAATATAAAGATCCAACCTACTCTCATTGGAGAAGTGCATGGACTTAGAAACAGACTACCTGATAATTATAGCAGTATAGAACTGCCTCAGTCAATCAAGTGTGCCAGTTTCAAAATAGTCCTTTCGCATGTACCTACCGAGGATGTTACTGTTGTAGTATGCTGGTGATCCATCTTCATTGGCCTCCGTAAGAACATTGTGTAAGAATAACTGACGAGTCTCCTCGTAATTAACCTTACCTAGTGTTTTATGTAGGCTTATTATTTCTCTTTTGAAATTACTATTCCCCAGAAGTTTCCTGTCTTCTCCAAGTTCCTTAGAACTTCCGTAGTATGCTTTCCAGTTACTTTCACTCGTCCGTTTGCGTCCGCCACCTCTAGGCTTTCGTTTTTGGACGAAGTATTTCCTCCCGATGTATTGCTTCCCAGTTCGTAAATTTGTAATCCTGTAGACAAAACCGAAGAAGTCGTCAATGTCATTAGAAGTAAAAGTTGAACCTTGATAGGTCCAGGGATTTTCATAAGTTCCCTCAACCACTTTGGTCTCATTGGGGGTTTCCAAGCCATTAGTCAAGCTCTCCGTCGTCATCATTTGTATCAAGATATGATCTTGGTGTATCACTATCTATACGATACGCTTTAGTGTCAGAATAAATCTCTGATTTTAATTCTGCTATTGCTCTTTCTAAATCGGCAACTAATATTTTTAGATTTGTCTTTTGCATGTATTAATAATGGTATTCGTCTAATATGTCTAGAACATTATTAAGGGCTTGTTGTGCCGCCCATCTTTCTTTACCATCCCATTTTGGATACCAAGAGCGATTATCTATATCTCTCTTGATATTCAAGATCCTAGCGGTCATGTCTACTTTTTTAAGTCTGCCGTTCATATACTCAGGGTATTGAGGAAAAGGAGGGTTATCCACCGACTAGCTTCTGCCAGTCTGAATTAAATGTAGCTAGTCCTTGATCAGTAAGGATATGTTTATACATTCCTTCAAAGACTTTATTGGGAAGTGTGCAAATGTCAGCACCATATTCAAATGCTCTTCCTACATCTCTTACATTTCTAATAGATGCAGCAAGGACTTCAGTCTTTACTTCATGTCTCTCAAATACATTAGCAATGTCTTTGACGAGACACAATCCACCAAATGAATTGTCATCTACTCTACCTACGAATGGTGACACGTAAGTAGCACCTGCTTTTGCAGAAAGGATGGCTTGTACCTGTGAGAATACAAGTGTAACATTAACAGGGATATCATCCTCTGTTAAATTTTTACATGCTTTAAGACCTTCAACTGTGCAAGGCACTTTGATTGTTATGTTTGGTCCAATGTCAATATATCCTTCTGCCATGTCCAACATATCCTCAGCAGTATCACCTACTACCTCTGCAGATATGGAAGCATGAAATGGAAATATCTCAGAGATCTGTTTGATAACTGTTACAGGATCTTGCCCGTTCTTAAGCATCAATGATGGATTAGTAGTAACCCCATCAATTAAACCAGTCTCAAACGCTTCTCTGATTTGGTCAACATCAGAGCAGTCCAGAAAAAGTTTCATGACTCTCTATCAACTTATATAATTTCATGTATTTATTGTACAACAAAAAAGAGAGGGTGTCAATAACCCTCTCTGTATCAAGTATGTCTTGGATTCAAACTAAATGTCGCAGACTGCTTTAGTCTCCGTATGCTTGATTCCCCTGTAGGTTAGATCAGCATTGATCTCCTTGCAGGTTTGCTTTTTGTCGGTGCTATATTTTACACCTCTATATGTGACTTGTGCCATGATTGACTCCTAAAGTAATTGGATTTTGAGGCCCGTTCCTTTAGTCATTTCCGTCCCAACAATCCTTTGTCTCTTCTTTAATGACCTGAATCATTTCAGCTCGCACTTCCTCTTCAACCTTATAAGTCTTCATCTTATCGACTAAGACTTGAGCGTCAGAGCAAGTTAAAGAAGTGGCAATTAAAAATGGGATCATAGGATGAACGTAATGCGTTCCGTGACTTACTTGCGTCCCTAATGGGATGAACGTTGTAACTATTTATGATCTTGAAACCGTAACAAACAGTTCAAGGTGTAACAAAAATGGGAAGCGGGACAGATGGGATTTGAACCCACGACCTCTGCCGTGACAGGGCAGCGTTCTAAACCACTGAACTACTATCCCTTAAA